TTGAGACTTAGCAAAACCTAAGTGGTGACGAGTACCATCAATATAACCCCATGTCATAGAAGGAGCACCTTTCATACGTACTTCTCTAATGTTGTTTACCATTGAACCATCAGACATTGGAGAAACATCAAACACCATAAATACTGGAGTAGATTTTTTGTTTTGTCCAAACTCTAAGTTAGTTTGTGGTAAATCTAATTCTTTTAAGTGGATCAATTCAACACGACCAGTCTCACGTGTTACCATTGCATCAAATGCAAAGTTGTAAGTGATATGTTGTCCTTCACCTTGCATATATCTGTTTCCAGAATCTGCCATGAAAGTTAATCCAGAGTTTAATGCATCTGTTTTAAGAGCTTGTTGGAACACGTCAAAACCAGCTTCATTAGTATACATTTTAACACTTCTATCTTTTACGTCCACACGTCTGTAGAATAAATCTCCAAATACAGAACGGATTAAGTTAGCAGAGAATTCACCTCTGTTGTATTGTACTAAGTTACCATTGTTTCTCATTCTGTGGTAAACACCAGCAGATGTTCTTTTCAATTCTTGTTTAGAACCGTTAGTTTTAACTGTACCTGGTTTAGCCCAGATCATACGTTTAACTTTTAATTCTAACATAGATTTACGCATCCAGAACTCGATGAACGGTTCCCATTTAACATCATTACGAGTTAAAGGTAATTGGTTACGTCTTTGTGGAGCATACACTAAAATGTCTAATGGTTTACCAGAAGCATCTCTCATCATTTTGTCATCAGCCCATTCAGTGATTTTGTGCTCATATCCATATGCAGAACCTAAAGATTCGAACATAGTGATTTGCTCACCTAATCTAGGAAGACCTAATAAGTCTTGATCAAACTCACCAATAGCAGCATCAACTAATTCTAGTTCAACACCATATTGTAAGAAGATAGGATTTACAAAGTCAACAACTGGGTTGTCAGTTACTAATGTAAATGAATACAAGAATCCCATATTCCAAGGCACTGGATCTTTGATTACGTAGAATCTAGGACCATACTGACGAGTACCTACAGAAATGATTGCATTTTTAGAGAACTCGTTAGTATCTAATACTAATTGAAATTCTTGACCATCAATACCTGTTTTACCAGATGCAATTAATTCTTGCGTGGTAGCAGGGATGTCAATAATTTTTGGGAACTTGTAAGGAACAGCTACTTGCCATTTCCAAGCATCACTATTATTATCGATGTAATAAGGTGTGCTTTTGTTGATCATGTCTAAAAAGTCATTACTGTACAATGAGCTTTGAGTATATAAAGAAATGATTTTCTTATCATAATCAGCAGGCTCAGTCGAGTGAAAACTTTCCAAGTGATTTGAGTCTGTAAGTTTTCCAACAGCACGTTTGTCCATGGACGCTACACGAGCATAAGTAAAACCTGTTAACCCTGGGATTGTTTGAATTGCCATTGTTATTTGTTTTTTGTTAATTATTAATTATTTTGTTATAAGAACCATGAATTAGGGTTAGCTTTTGAACTACCAGTAGCTGAAGATGATTTACCTTTAGTTACTTGTCTTGCAACTTCTCCAAACAGTTCATTAGACTTTTTAGTCACACCTGTTTTTTGTATAGTTGATAATGTAGGATCTTTTTCTAACATTTTCATAATAAGACCCACTTTAACTTTCATTGCATGATTCTCTGGTCTCTTCATATCCAGAATAGCACGATCAAAGTCTGTAAGGGTTTCTCCTGTAGGAGTTTTCCACTTATCAACTAATAAGAAGTCTTGTAGTTCTGTTGCTAATTTTGGATTGATAGGAATACCATCAAACTCTTTTGCTTTTACTTTATCATTAAGAATATCTTGAACATTCTTAATATATTGATTTCTGATTTGAGCTTTTTGTTGTAACTCAGCTTCAGATCTTTGTTCTAACTGATGTAACTTAGCTGCTTCTTTTTTAACTAACACCTTGTGATGTTTAGCTGCCACTGTTTCAAGATCACCGTAGTTTTTAAGTCTTTCAACTTCTGTATCTACATCTTCAGGATCAAATCCTTGATCAGCTAAAGCTTGTCTTATCACTCTGGTTTGATTATCTTCCGATGAAAGATCCATCTCAGCAAAGCTAACTACTTGATTATAAACACCAAAGTAATCTTTTGGATTAACTCCTTTCACAAATATGGCTTCAAAAGCTTCTTGGTAATCTTCTCCAAATTGTCCTATGAAATTGTTAACTGTCTCAATTGCACCTTTTTTCTTCTCTTCATTGAATCGTTCTAAGAACTCTTCTGCAGTGGAGATTGGTTGTTGATCTTCATCATCATCAGAAGTGAACACTCCTAATTTATAAAGATCATTTGCAAGAGCAGTGAATTGTGTACCTTGTGGTTCATCATCATCAGCATCTACATCAGCATCTGGTGCTTTTGCTTTTGTTGCTGGAGCAGGTGTATCATCACTATCTTCATCTTCTTCATCAGTGTTATCACCTAAGAAGTTTGATATTAGAGATTGTCCTTTTTCTTTATCATCAGCATCATCTTCAACTGGTGTTACCTCTTTACCTTTTGGTACTGCTGGTTTAGCAGGAGGAGTTGCAGGTTCTGCGTCTTTAATAATAGGTGTAACATCATCAGGATTAGAAGATGCTGTCTCAGGAGAAAACAAGTCATTTAACAGTTCTTGGTTACCCATACCCATTTCCATAGTATCTTGGATACTAAAGTTACCCATAGTTTCTAAATTATCAGCCATATGTAGTTGTATTTATGTTTGGTTTATTTAATGTAAAAGTATAACAACACTATTTAATATCAAAGTGTTATGAACCAATGTAGTTCAATTTTTCAGATAATATAGCATTAATATTTTTTTCTCCTCCGAAGAGGAGAAGTTTTTTAACCTTTTTTGTTATTTCTGCCCTTAGCATTTTCTTTAGCCACTGCAAGATCATTAACCATATTTTCTCTAGCCACTTTGATTTTTTCTTTTTCGATACTCATCTTATCGTTAGCTTGTTTATTCTTAGACTGTATATCAGCCATTTTTGTTACATAATCTTTAGAAGCTTTATTCTCAGCTTGTGTCAACTTACTCATCTCTAATACATCTGGAATAGTATTCTCATTAATATCTTCTGATTCCACTTTACCAAATCCTGTAGCTTGAATAATAGCAATCTTCTCTTTAGATTGTCTGTCAAGTTCTTTTTGATAATCATCATTAGCTTGTTTCTCTTGAGCCATTTGAGCAGCTTGTTGTAATGCAGCTTGTGCTTGTTGAGATTGTTGTTCAAGTTTTTGTTGTTCAAGTTGTTGAGCTTGATCTTGTTGAGCAACTTGTCTATCTCTAAGATCTTTGAATGTTTTCTTCATGTCTCTCATAGACTTAGTAGTGTATAATTCTACTACATCATAAAGTGTGCCACCATTCTGAATAAGAGCTTGAGAAAGTTGTCTAAGTTCATTAAACATCTGTGTATCCTCAGGTCTGTTAGTTAAGAATACTTTTAAGTCACGGAATTTAAGATCTGATCCATTCACTTGTACGAATGCAGATTCTCCTTCAGAAGTAATATATGAAAGCGTGCTCTCTGGTTTAGAACTCTCTACATATAATGCAGCATCAATAATAGCTTGGTATAATTGACCCATAACATATTCATGTGCTACGAATAGAGGCTCTGTCTGAGAATAACTTTGTTGTATAGCAGTGTTAGTACCTGTAGCACTTTCTGATGCTGATACAGATCCCATACGTTGTCTGGACATACCTATAAGTTCCCAACACTCAGCTTTAAGTTGTTGTGCTAATGTATATCTAGCTTGTATTTCTTGCGTACGTGTAAGATCAAGAGATGTAAACTGATTGAATGAGCTTGGAGATTTTAAATTCTCTGGAGAGTCATCAATAAATACCACTCCTCTGTTACGTGCTTCCATTTCCCACATGTCAAGAGCATCTTGTGCATCTCCATCTTTAGGAATAGGAATATGTCTTATTGACATAAGTTGAACCTTACCTACCTCTTTCTCAAGAAGTTTGTACAATTGGTTCATACATACGTTATATAACACTTGAAAAGGTTTCATAAGATCTACAAGAGATTTAGCCTCTGTGTTCTTCACCTCATATGTTGTTCCTATAATAGGACAATAGTTTAATAATTTGTATGGTTTGATATGATAGATATCTGGACCAATCTTTGTTCCTTGATACCATTCATTAATCCATCCCCACTCTAATGATTGTTGTGTAGGAATAGTTCCTGATTTGTAATTCTCATCTACAAGCATTGATTGCTCGTTACCCATCTCATCAATATAGATAAGCTTACCTATCTTTCTTTTAGAGATCCAATAGCTACGCACAACAACATACTTATATCCAAATGAACTAACATTATTAGTTAGCCCTAAGAAGTCTTTAAGTCCATCATTGTTCTCTTTCATCTCTGATTCAATGATCATACGTGTTTGTAACACTAATGGGTCAAATGTATCATACATTACAGAGTCTTGTCCAGGAATAGCATCTGGATTACCAAGATTTGATTCACGTACATTGATCAATCCATAGTCTTGGAGAGAGCTTCGTAAGTGATCAATTTCCTCTTTAGTAAGATCTGGAATGCTTTCAATGATCTCCGATAGCTCCATAACTTGTACTGTACCAGCAGCATAGGCTCCCTGAGCTCTCCCTGTGGGATCTGATATCCACTTTCTATCAGGAGTAGTAAGAAACCAAGTGTTCTTTGGGTTAGCAACTTCGATGTTGAAACCAAGTTTTGAGTTGTCTTCATATATATGGTAAAATTCTCTTGCAGAAATAAGCATGTCTCTGAAGGCATCTTCAGATTTTTCTTTAATATTAAACTCAGCTTTTTGACAAGTTAACACATGATTAGCCCATTTCTCAGCAATAGATGTATAACTATCTAGCTCATCCTGAACTTGTTGCATTGTCATTTGCTCTAATTGTTCATCATCAATCTCAGTACCTTGCATTGCAGCTTTTGCTAAGATTTGTTGTTTAGCTTGACTCAATACATAATTTTGTAATGTATCTGTTTTGAACTGTAGCTCTTCTGCTCTACTGTCATCATCAAATGCTTTAACTCTGTAAGTGTCTGGACGTTTAGAAATCTCTCCTACTAATTCATTAACAGGAGTGGTAATAATAGAATACATCTTTACATAAGCAGGAAGTTCTAGATCTGCTGTAAGCACATCTGTAAAACTTCTCACCTCTGGTTCTTGATAGAAATCTTCCATACGTAAGATTCCTTTCATAAGATCGTAGTTCTTAACAAACGTATCTCTGTTCTTCACATACTCAGCATATGCTTTGTTGGAAAAATAGTCCATTGTATTCTTGATCCAACTCTCATCTTGTTTTTCCTTCTCAGTTTTGAACTGATCAGGGAAGATGTTTAAATAAGCATACCTAATGGTAGCGTCTTTTGTATATCTAATTATTGCCATTATCTAAACAATTTATTTTTTGGTGTGTTAAACATTGTTCTGCTCTCTGTGAACAGTACATTCTTTTTATTCTTTGTAAACATTGATTTGATTCTTACATCTTCCTCTCCACCTATTTTTCCCATGATGGGATCTAACTTCATAGCAAGAGATATTGCAAGCTCTGCAGCAATGATACGGTCAAAGTTACCTTGTTCATTATACTGGATCATCTCCTCTAATAGGACAGGATCAAATATCTTTGACATACCTTTTATTTCTGATATAATGTTACCATCTTCATCTTTCTCTACATGTACAGCTTCTTCTGTATACTTCTTAAGACATCCATGTAGAAAGTCTCGTATTTTCTCAGAAGATCTATGTATACCAAAGTCCCTTCTCACTGTAGTGTTAGGAACTATTTCTTTTAACCAGTCTGGTTGTCTCTCTAAATAATGAGAGTCTCCTTTGGCTATCATGTAGTCTATGAACGAAATCTCATCATTCTCACATAGCGTTCTAGCATTGTAATACTTGATGAGGTAGCGAGCTTGTTCTTCCCACGTTTCTTTCTTATCTGGTCTAGCACAATAGCTAGCTACAAACATGTCTTGATACTTCTCTCCTGATATAGCATGCATACGTTTATATATGTACACAGATCCTAATGAACTTGAATATGCAGACTTACCTTGTCTGTAGGGGTCAACCCCTGCAACATATAATCCATATGGAGGATCTGATACAGGAAACTCATATATCACTACAGGTGCATCTTTTTGATCTGAATTCTTCAATGGAAAGTTTGATATAGGAAGCTTATCTGTAAACTCATGCTTCACACCATTTCCATCATCATATAAGAATACAGGTGTTCCTGTTCTTTCTTGAGCTAACAGTCTAGTCTTCTGACGCTTAGCTGCATCAATATCAAATATGTTTGTATCTTCATTCAAGAATATGTCATCCACTTCTTGTGGGTAGTACATTTTCTCTTTTAGATAGGCCATTCTATCACCAGCTTTTTTAAGCTTCTCTAGATTGGTATTAGTAATCTCTGTAGCTTTATCTTCATTAGACACCATCATCTTCACTTGATATAAAGAAGAATCTGCTGGTTTATCTAAGAATGCACCAAGAGAAGATTCTTCTTTGGCCTCCATTCTATATTTATGTGATATAAAGAGTCCGTGCACTCTCTTATCATCCTTTGCATTGTTGTATTCTAAGAAGTTGAAATTCTCAACATCAAACATTAAGCTCTTTGCATCCATGAACATCTTCATATCTCCACCTGTACCTGTAAGTATAGGCGAACATCCCCAACCAAATGGTGTTGTGAAACCAGGAATAGCAGCTTGTAATCCTCTAAGGAATGAGCCTTTACCTATCTCATCAATAATAAGCCTTCTAGGCTTAGTACCTGCAATAGCCTCTTCATTGTTACCACCATCTAAGTTACGAATAAGGATCTGAGAAAAGGGGATTCTCTCTCCTGCTTTTGTCTTGATCCCTAATGTAACTTGGTTTTTCCAATTGTCTTCTACTCTCTGCCATCTCCAGGCTTTAGGTAGAAAGTTCAATCCTTTGTCAATCTTATCTGTAATAAGCTTTATATCGGGAGCATTCAGTCCTGCAATAATGTTCTGACTATTCTCATCAAACGTAGCTCCTTGGCCAATGTATGATGCCTCAATAACAGACTTAGCAAAACGACGAATACCTAGTATAACTAGGCCTTTTTTTTCTTTGTGAGCTCTATCTATTTCATTTGTTACCAACCACTCGTTATCTCTAAGAAGAGGGTTAGCATACTTCTGGTTTATCCTACCATATTCATCTATGGTGTCCACCTCTGTATGCCATATGTTTAAATGCCAATATAGAAATGGATTAATATATTGTCCATCCATCATACAGCCATTCATACAAAGCTCTTTATGAAAATTAAAGAATGCTTTATACTCTGCTGAACTCTCATCTGGAATTCTACCTTGATTGATAAACCAATCCTTGTATTCTATATTATGTAGTTGCATTATCCTCTACCTTTTAAGAAGTCTTCTGCCATAGAACCAAGTTCTTGGCCACCTCTAGTCTCTATTTTCTTAGCTTCTTCTTTCTCACGTAGTTTATCTACTTGTTCTAGAAGAGCTAGATAGTTTTTCATCGTCTCTTGGACAAACTTACCCTGAGCTTCAATAGAGGCTATCACCATAGGTAACATTCCTCCTTTAGCTGTAGGCTTCCATTCTATTCTATCCTTCAATAGATGTAGTGGATTAGCATCAACGTATTCCTTCCAAGAAGAAAGTTGTTGTTCTGCCCAATCGAGCTCTGTATTAACGTATGTAGTTTTTGTTACTGCCATTGTGTTTTATTTATTAGTCCTCCTCTTCATCAAACATTCTCTCCAAATTCATGCCACCTTTTATAATCTCCTTAAGTTCCTCTTCATCTACATGTGGATAGTCTATATTCAGTTCCACTTCGTACTTCTCTAAAGCATATAGGAGTTCTTTATCGCTCACACCCCACAAATCATTGTATTCGTACAATGCTGTAGATAGATGTCTTCCAATATTGTATGTTGGATGACTCTTCTCTAAACGTTGAAGTGTTCTTATAATCTGGCGGTAATAGTTTGGTTGTTTTGCCATTATATTAAATCATTTATATCTTCATCAGAAAGACTTGAAGGAAGATCTTCATCTTCTTCTGACCATTCTAAGTCCAATTCCTGTTCTAAGTTTAGTTCATTCTCTTCATCAAAATCAGATAGGTATTCAGGCTTCACTGTAAGCTTGATAGTATCTCTTGGAGCTCCATCTTTATCAGTGTCTCCTGATATATCAACATAATCAGCTCCACCATCATATAGATCTTGAAGAATTTGAATAAGCATTTCTAAAGGAATTTTACGTAGAGGGTGTATCATTGTCTTCTGGCATTGGTTGTGAAAGCCATTTCTTTAATGGACAGTCACAAGTTAAACATTTTGTCTTAGCAGACAATGTACATCCACAGTTTGTGCAATGTGCATCCATTCTAAGACTCTTATAATCTTTCTTATTAGAAGAGTGCTCTTCGCAAGCTTTACATATAGCCAGTCTTTCTTGACTAACATGTTCTATGAAAGCTTTATTTCTCTCCTCAGGAAGAAGGTGATTCTTCCATCCCTCATAAATTTGTCCCAGGCTCATCTATTTTTGGTTTTAAAGTTTTAATACTGGATTCAACAATCTGCATCTTAAGTTCAAGAGCATTTCTCTTTGTATCTGTAATGTTCTCATCAGCTAGTGCATTCTCATACGTACGTTTGATGTTCAATAGCTTCTTATATTGTGTAATAGCTTTCTTGTGATTAAAGAAAAACTTACCGAACCCAGATATCTCTACACTCTTATTAACATTAAGAGCATCATTAGCTGAATCAAACTGATGTGTTACAACAGAATCAATTATCTTTTCTGATATCACCATGTTGATGGACATCTTCTTGATGATCCATTCTTTCACTGACATTGATATTGGTTTCTCCATGTACTAGTTTTATATCTAACATTAAATCTTTTTTGAAATCAATCACTATAACAGGATTCACCTTCACCTTACCATTCTCCTTAATAAATATACCCACCTTCTTAAGTTTAGAAATGATGTTATTAATAGAAGGAGATGTACTGTTGTATGTTTTACAAAACTCTTCTCTCACATTAGCATATGTAATGTTACCTTTTATAGCTGTAAAGGATATGAGTTGTATTTCTCTTTCAGTTAGATGTAGATTGTTTATAGCAGATAGAATAGAATAATACTTAGTAGCTAATTCCATATCACTATTAACCTCTTTCTTCAATCTTTGTACTACAATCTTTGTTGGTTCCATAATTTAGTTTTGACATTCTATGGACAAAGATATAGAATAAATATTTATAATCAATACATTAAGAAGAAATATTTACATTCCTATGCTATATTATGTAATAGAATCTATCTATATAGACATACCCACCCACCCAGCCAAAGGTAGAACATAAAATATATATCCACCAAATTTTTTTCAAAATTTTTTTTAGGAAGTTGGAAACCTATCATGTGTGTAACAATTTAGACCCCTCCCAGTCACAACCCCACGCATGATTTGGAAGGTTGGGGTAGCCCCCCCAATCATAATATTAACAATTAAAAACAGAAAAAAAATGGCACTAAATTTTAAGAATTACGAGAGAGCAGAAAGAACTGAATTAGGAACAGTTGCTGAACTGATTGGAAAAGGCGGTAAAATTAAATTATCACCAAGAAACTTTGCTGATGAAAGCAAGCGTGTTGCTGTTGTGCTTGAACAAGCAAATGGTGCAAGCGATATGGTTATCTGCTCTGCTGAATTGAGCAAAAGATTACGTAGCAAAGAAATTACTTTGTCTAACTTAATTGGTTTCACTGTTACTGAACAGTTGAGTGTTAGCGGTGAAATGATTAACGTTATCACTATGCCAACAGGCGGTACAATGATTGAGATTAACATTGACGAAGTGAAAGCAACTGCTTACGAGCCTGTTAGCACTTTCAATGCTGATGAACTTGTTGCGTTCTAATAAGTTGATTGAGCCCCTTCGGGGCTCTTTCTTTTTATATATAGGGTGGGTTTTGTAAATATGGGTGGGTTCTATTAAAAACTTTCTCCTATATATAGAATAAAACTTTTTACGAGGGAGAAAAAAACTTTTTCTTGAGTGTAATTGTTTAGCAGTGTACACATAGCCACTAAAAACATGTCTGATAATCAAGTGACTAACATTAGAACATAAGTAAATATATATAGCAATAACAATGAAAGAATACATAGAAGCAAAGCTTAAAGACATAGAACAAGAGATAGTCAAAGAATCTTCATATAGTAGATCTCTTATGAAAGATCTATTATTCTATATCTATTATATCTTTCTATATATAGAATAATTATTAGCTCTCTTACGGGCTCTTTACAATATAGTGTTCTCAGCTATGATAAATGAGGATAGTAATGTGTAAATGATATTTGCTTACCCATCGTGGTCCAATAAACAGCTTTTATCAATGTGCAATCATATTACGAATAACAATCTGCTTAATATAATAGGTTGTCAATATGGAAGACAGAAGACATTTGAAGAGTGTGGATAAATATGCTTGATCAGCTAACACACTCTTACTATTTAATTTTAAATACATAAAGAAGAATAAGATATGAAGAACGCTGAACAGAAATATGCTACAAGAGTATTTTATTCTCTTAAACACGCTGAACATTTCAAAGCTAAGCTTGGTGATAGATCATTACAAACTATTAAACAAGATAAACTTGGTAGATATAAAGTGAGATGGTTAATAGATAAGACAACAATAAAATTTAATCCTTAATAACAATGAAATCAACAAAAATTATGTTAGCTGTAATAGCTACAATTCTCCTTACATGGTGTGTAATGGGACTAATTGGATATTTACTATCTGATCTATCATACAAACAATGTATGACACATGGTGCAACATTAATGCTTATGTTAATATTTGGTTGGATGCCAGCTATTATTTTAGGTGATGATCTAGATAAATCTCTTGAGTGATGAATACAAAGCATTCAATATTCAAATCTGCTGTAGAAGTTTATAGTCAAGAACACTCTGATGAGCTAAAAGATCTATGTGAGAGATATAACCTTCCTATATGGAAGGATATAGATCTTGCATTTGAATACTTAGATGATCAAGAAGATCAATATCTAAAGTATTGTAATAATGCTGATGATAAAGATCGTATAGGGTTCTATATAGATACTCTAGATGATGATCAAGATGATGATCTTAACATTGTTTCAATAGAAGAGTTTGAGCTATTAGCTGAAGACTACAATCCACAATACAAGAGTGTAGATGATATACTCTCTGAACTAAAAGAATTAAATAATCTCCTTAACAACAAATAACATGAAAAAACGTCCTTACACAACATTAGGTGTGCTGTATATTATTACAGCATTAGTATTAATCAGTATTTCATTACAGAGCTGTAGAACATGTAAAGCTCACAGTGGTAAGTGGGATACACATAGAAAAAGACAATAGCTATGAGAATAGAAGATATCCAACAGAGGTTACAAGATATCCATATGGAAGTCTTTTCATTAGATAGTCTTAAAGATGGTTACGATGATGTGAATGTTCATATCATTGAAGATAGAATAACAGAGTTACAAACAGAAAAGTTTAACCTACAACAGCTATTAGATAGTTGTTTTGATCAAATAATAGGATTATGATGATATTATTATATGTAATGATCACATACTTAATTATGTTAGGTATGTTGATCGAATCTTTTAGAAAGAATAGCGATGTTCCAACAGAGGCTTGGTTCATTTGGTTATTAAGTCCAATCACGTTTCCAGTCATTATAGGAATGGAAATAGCAGATAAGAAGGAGTAATGTTGGTGGAGTTTTTAGCGAAGGTAGTCATAAGCATAGTCTTGTGGCTACTGGTTGCTAGAGTATTCTTATACTTTGGCAAGAAGATATTTAAAGACTAATTAATTACTAATAAACATGAAACTAGAAAATCAAGAAGAACCAATTGTCTATAAGGTTCAGCTATTAGAAGAACTAATAGAAAGACAACAAAAATTGCTAACAATAGCTAATGAAATAATCGATGGTAAGAATAGAATCATTGAACTATGTGAACTAGAAATAGAACTCCATAGAAGAGAGAACAAGAGATTAATAAACTCTCTAATCATCTCAGGAATCATCTTTGCAGTTTTAGCTACATTAAATCTAATACGTTTATTTAGTTAATACAATGAGACCTAGGATAGCAAGAGGTACATTAGTTGGATCAACTAATCCTTTAAATCGCATCAAGGCTAAACGTTTAATCGTAGAAGTGTTATACAACTTCAGAAATGGAGTGGTAAAAGAACGAACATTAGGTGTTCGTGATAGAATAGAACAATAAATCCTTAATAACAGAAAAAATGAGTAGTACAACAACAAGTATTTTTACTTTTGATCATGGTCAAAAGAAATTTCACAAAGCTATTGGTGTAGAAGAAGTCTACATGAATGATATTCAACAACAAATATCAGATCTATTGAAGAATCATCTATTTGATGAAGACAAAAACATCAAAGATGATCATTGTGCAAGTATGTTAGTAGAACTAGCACTTCACGAGTTTAGTTATAATCAATTAGTTGTAATAGCAGGAATGTTTTTACAAGAGAAATTAGATGGCTTTGCTCAGATGATGGAACATAAAATGAGAGGTGTAGTGAAGAAAATTGCATTAGATGCAGAAGATATGCCAGAAGAGATTAGAGACTTTCTTCTCAAACTTGCTCAAGATGGGCATGGAGATACTAAAGGAAGTGCAATCAATGGTGATGATCTTCCACAACACATTAAGGATTTCCTTGATAACATCGCTCGTAGATCAGAAGATGCAGGTGATGATGATTAAATTAACAAGAGAGCTGTAATGGCTCTCTTTTTATATTAAAGCTATGAGTAAATATAGATTCAAAACTAAAGAAGAGTTCGAAGAAGTTGGTAAATGGATTGATGATTCATATTCATCATCACTTGATGGTTATCCACAACAATGGTGTGACAGTGGTGATATGAATAAGTATCTAGGAATGGATGTTCCTAATAAATACAATCGTCGAATAGAAAAAGAAGAACAATTTGGAATGGACGGTTGGACATTTGAACCAGATGAATGTATTCTTAAAGAAGAAGAAATAGTAGACATTACAGAAGTAATAGAACAAGTAAAGCAATTAAATCAAAACTCCTTAAAAACAAAGAAAAAAATGACAACAAAAACAAAGAACGCAGTAAAGAATCCAGTAGCAGAGAAATTTGTATTCATGGATAAAACAGTTAGTATTCTAAACGTAGGATTTTCTACAGCTAAGAATGTTGTATTGTATGGTCCAGGTGGACATGGTAAATCAGAAATCACATTGGATTTCTTAAAAGCAAAAGGTATTAATCCTTTCATCCAAACTATGGGTACAGGTATGACTACAGACAGATTGTTTGGTGGTCTTAACATTCCTACATTCGAACAAACAGGTAAGATAGAATACTTAGTTGAGAATTCATTCATGAATCATGAATATGTTATCTTCGAAGAGTTATTCGATGCACCTGATTTTATTCTAGAGCAATTAAAAGATATTCTATCTAGTGGTGTATTTAGAAATGGTACACAGATATTTCCTATCAACACTAAATTCATCATCTGTTGTACTAACAGAACTCGTGATGAATTCTCTAAGAATATGTCATTGAAAGCATTGATGGAAAGATTTCCTCTTGAGCTTAATGTAATATGGGACAACTACACAGAAATCAGCTACAACAAATTACTTGAGAGTAAGTTTGGTGAAGGAGAAGTGGATCCAGTGATTCCTTATCTATTACAAGAGTATGCTAAGAATGGTATTACTATTAGTCCTCGTGTTGCTGTTACAGCATATCAAGTGTATGATGAATGTGGTCCAGAATCATTATCATTCATTGCAGAGTTTGCAAAGAAACCATCTTTGATCTCTGAAGCAATCAAGAAATTTGAATCTACAGTTAAGTTTAGAGAGTTGTCTTCAGCTATTACATATAGCATTGAAACATTAAACACTCTACCATTAGTAACTAGAGAAGATGAGAAGTTACATAAAGGTGCTATTTCAGACCTTAAGAAACAATTGGCTGATATGAAAGGCTTAACTGTAGGTGATGATGTTGTGCATGTACACTCACAGCTTGTTAAAGCAGCTACATCTGCTCTTGAGAAATTTGAGAAGAACTTAACTATTGCTTCATTTATCTAATGGTACAAAGAAGTTTATGGGATGATGAGTATGATGACTACTACGGTAGTTATTATGCTCCAACCTATACTCCTAAGAAGAGTAGCGGAGGTTGGAAGAGTAAGTATGGAGGTGGTGGTTGGTCTAAATCAGGCTGGTCATCATTCTCGTATACATGGGACTATGGTAGTTCTGATAACAATGATGATCTGTTTGTTAAAGATCCAATCAATTATCTAACACCAACAGCTGCAGAGATCAGAAAGAAAGTGCACGCTCCAAAGCAAACATCTATTGACACAATCAAAGAACTAGCACGTATATGCTATTTCAAGATGATTGATGATAGAGAATATGTAGCTGAGAAGTATGCAGACTATGATTCTTTATCTGAATCTGAACAAGGTGAATACCAACAGAAGAAAGCTTTGTACGATAGTATATTTGAGCAATTCATTCCTGGATTCTCACCATTAGAACAAGCTATTTCTATTTATTTGAAATTGAAAGGTCAATCAAGTAAAGAAGATAGAGAAGATGGTGATGATGATGAAGAGGTAGATCTTACTAAAAGACTTGACTTTGATAGAAATGTATATTCTGATCCTAACATCAATGAACAACTAGATCTTAATGAGCTTAGTAAAGAGAGAAAGATGGAGATTATGAATCATCTGTCTCTTGTAGGTCAGTTTGGATCTGAGTTCAAGGTTGAGAAAGAAATCAGTGAGAAGATTGTAGCTAATTCTGATCAGTATGCCACTATGATTATGAGAGACTATTCTCAGATTCATATGATGAATCTAATGCAGAGAGTGTATCCAAACTTCAGAAGTAAGTTCTTAACTAAAGATTTGATAGTGAATGTACCTGTTGATAGAAAAGAGCAGATTCAGAAGATTATTATTCTTCTTGATTACTCAGGATCTATGCATGAAGATGAGAAACAGGTATGGGTTAATGCTATATTAATCGACAGGTTCAGATATGTTATGCGAGGAGAAGCAGAAGTGTTCTTCAGTTATTTCGTTTATGACTGTGAAGATCTTGAATTCCAACATATCAAGGATAGAGATGATGTCATTAAGTTTTGGCAAACATTCTCTAATGAACCTAATGGTGGTGGTACAGCAATTGGTGATATAGTAGAATATGTTGCTAATGAAGTGACTAATGGTAGATTACACAATCTAGATGTAAATCTATCAGAAGAGAAGCCTGAGATATTAATCATTAATGATGGTCAAGACTCTGTTGGTACAGATGCATTTCCATACAAGGTTAATGCTATCTCATTGATGTCATTTAGTGATGAACTAAAAGATCTTTGTCTTGCTACAGAAGGTAAACAAATTGAGATTACATATGATCTTGAGACATTTGCTTATTCTAAAGAAGCAGGTAGACAACAATTAAAAGCATAAAGTTTGTTTTATTTATCCCTGTAATGTATATTTGCAGGGATTTTTTGGGGGTGACTGGTTTTGACAGGTTACCAATAATTAATACAATCAGCCAGAGAGATAACTGTAAACTAAGGTGAATTATTTAAATGGCAAATCAAACACACGTGTAGTATCTCTAGGAGACAACGCACAAATCGAAGCTAACATGAACAAAGTATTCTCTCTATTGAGAGAAGAAGTTGCTGTAGCAGCCTAAACATTCAAAGATTTCTCTGTTAGATTAAACAGAGTGGTGGATTATCTCAAGCCTAGCTTGACCCTATAAGCTGTATAAATTGTATTAATGAACGTAGTTTGGACGGGAGTTCGAATCTCCCCACCTCCACTAAGCCTCTATTGTAGAGGCTTTTTTATTTATAAATCCTTAATAATTAAAAACATGAAAAAAATCGAAATGGAACCAACAGAGTTCTATCACTTCAGAAAATTAGCGTTTGCAATGAGTCTTGCATTCGGATGTACAATAGCACATGGTGTGTATATTGTAGAGGCCAATATAGACCAACTTGAACAGTTGGGTTATTAAGGAGGGAAATTAAAGGGCTCTGTAGTGGAGCCCTTATTTCTTATGTTTAATTTAAAAACAAATAAGATATGACAATAGAAGAAATAAAAAATGATATATCTGTAAAAAGCAGATTAGTTGGGATAACAGATGAACAGCTAAAAATTATTGATTTTATAATTAATTACAGTTTTAAAGATAAAAAAGAGGTTTATACTAACGGTGTTATATTAGTTCCTTTATTTAGAGTGTTAGATGCAATTGCTCAAAATGGAGAACAATATCAGGCATGTTAATTTAAAAACAAATAAGATTATGAAACAGACAGCAGTAGAATTTTTAGAAAAAGAACTAAATGAATTATTAGTTTTATTTAGTACTAAATGGGATAAAGTAAACAAAGCTATTGACGAAGCTAAAGAAATGGAACAGAAACAATTAAAAGAAATGTATTTAAAAGGTATTGAGAATTATGACCCTACATTTAAAAACAAATAAGAATTATGAACAAATTCATATGTAGTGAGTGTGGTACAAAATACAGCTCACCAGAAACAACACCACCTCCAGGAATCAAATGGAGTGATGGACATGTGTGTACACCTAAACCTGTAAACAAATGACAAAGAAAGAAAGAGTGCTCTATCACAAACTAGCTGTGCTAACTAATCTATTACTAATTGAATTAGATGAGATGAAACCTACAGCAGCAATTGGTGCAACTATGCATCAGAAGGCTAAAGAGTTTACTGAAGCACTAGAACCATTTCTAGTAGCAGCATATGACAGTGAACAGGTGAGATCAGGTACATACCTGACAGATGTATCTCACAAGGTAGATACAGTGATAAGAAAGAATTACGAACAAATACTAACATAACATGAGAAGATTTTTAGTATATTATTTTACAGAAACAAATGATCAATATACAGAACTAGAGATCATTATTAAAGCTGATGATATGGAACAAGCACTTAAGACATTCAAGAAAGAAGTGAAACAACATCAATCAATAACCACTATAACAGAACTGACGTATGCATAAAGATATAACAATGGAAGTTAACATCTATGATGTTAGATTAGAAGTGTCTGGTACATATTATCCAGAAGAACCATCACAAATGTATGATGGTAATATGGAAGGTTATCCAGGTAGTTATGCTGAGTTTGAAATAGACTCAATAAATTTAGAAGGAATAAACATCACTGAATTAGTTAGTGATGAAGTGTATGAAAAAATTATAGAAATAGTAATCGAAAATCAAGAAAATTAGAAATTATGAAAGTAGTGAACGGAAAATGGCAAGACCAACATGGTGAGCCTATCAATCATTTTAATGCACCACAACTTATGGAAATAGGTCAGAAGGTGAAAGCAGTGTATGGTGAAGACATCACATCTAGTAGAATAGAATTAGTATCATCTATTATTAACCTATCAGAGAAAGAAGAAAGAAGTCTAGCTCATCTATTAAATAGAGATGATGTTAATTTCTCTAAATTAGCAGGATTTTAAAAAACAATAACATGGCAAAACTAAAAGAAGAAATTCAAAAAATGATTGATAACGCTAGTGAAGTGTTATACAGAGAAGAGATCTATATCAATGATAGACATGAATATGATTATCACAAGCTACAAGCTACACCAGATGTAGAAGTTCACACACTGTATTTCAGTGAAGATGATTCATGGGCAGACAATATCAAGAAGCAAGTTGCTATGCAGCTAGTGGATAATGGTGATGGTATAGAAATCATTGGTGCATGCACTAAGAAGAATCTAAACTATCTAGAAGCAGAACAACTTCATATATTGTTAAGACTATCTAGTACACACAGTGTATACCAGATTTCTGAACCAGCACATAAAAAAGAGTTCTAATGTGGTTGCCTGCAGAAATATCATTGTCAAGCTACCTACCTTCTGAATTGGAGGTAGGAATGCTTTTCATTAACAGAATATCTGTTGGTGTTATTGATCCATACATTGAGCTGTTTGAGCTTGAAGAGATACCAGAAGATCCTGATGCATTTATGGCCAAACATGGTGCACCTGTAGAACTAGTCATCATTGATGAAGATGAAGAATTACTTGCTACACATGATGAAATAGGTTGGTGGGATGATGGAGAAGACACAGATGAACTTAGAGACATTACACTAGATGATGTTAACTATCTATTAAGAGAGCTTGATGGATATGTTGATATTGAGGTAGATGAAGACTATGGACCAGTTATTTATGATGGGAAAGTAGTATTGACAGTTGTACCAGATGATTTTGAAGACTGGGATACAACACTAGACGAAGGATTAGAAGAAGAATAAATAAACAACTAAATTTTAAAATTATGAAACATTACACACCCAAGGAAGTTAATCGAATTAAACAAGAGATTAGAACAGGTAAACCATTACCTATCATTGCTGATGAATTATCAGAGGAGTTTGAAAGACCACTATCTGGTCTTTACACTAAAATAGTATTACTTGCTAGACAAACTAGAAAGATCCATAACACATGGACAGGTCCTACTAGAAAATCAAGAGGTAGAAAACCTAAAGCTATTAGACCAGCTACAGTTCAAGAAGTGATTGATTTTGAACCATTACCAGGTTCTTTAATGGATAACTTTGACAAAAGAATTGTAGAGATAATTGAAGACATCGAAGCAACTGAAGCAGCACAATCTTTTAAAGAGATCTGTGAAGAGATTGTTGAGAAACCAATTGAAAGACAGCCTGCAGAAATAGGTATTGAAGTACCTGTAGGTGTTATGGCCTTCACTGGTGTACCAAGTAGAATTGTTGTATACTCTGATCACGTTAGATATTACTTTGATAACTAAAATTATTAGAATAATATAATATTTTTCATTATCTTTGTAGGCTATGAAGTTTATAAATTATTTAGTAAGATGGATATCAAATAACCTTGCCATACCTTTTTGGATGGTAGGGCATATTCATCTTACCACTAATGTATATGAAGACATATATGAAATCATAGCTTCATTTGGAATGAACATCATTGTAGCAATTGGCTTTTGGCTAGATTGGAAAGATCACAAAAAATCAACAAGAGAATGAAAGATAACGTAATAATATATGACATAGAAACCATGCAAGAACTATTCTTAATAGTTTGTATGGTGCCTGGTAAAGCTGGTAAGAGCTTTCAAGTTTCTAGATGGAAAAACGAACTAGATAAGTTTGTTAGATACACAGAAGCTAATCCTAGTGCTTATTGGGTAGGATATAATAATCTACGCTTTGACAGTCAGGTTGTTGAATGGGTCTTGAGAAACTATGAAAATTGGCATGAACTATCTAATTTAGAAATATGTGCTAAGATAGCACAGAAAGCTGCTGATGTTATTCATGATGCCAATTATGATGTGTTTCCAGAATACAGAGAGCACGAACTAACACTCAAACAAATAGATCTATTTAAGATACATCACTACGATAATAAGAATCGTATGGTCTCTCTTAAAAGACTAGAGTTTGAGATGGACCTAGAGAACATTGAAGAGATGCCTATTCATCACAGCAAAACAAACATGACTAAGGAAGAGATAGATCTCACCATAGACTATTGTTTCAATGATGTTGATGCAACTTATGAATTCTATAAAGTGACACTAGGTGAGACTGATCACCCATTATACAAAGGAAACAACCAAATAGAACTTAGACAAGATATCTATGAAGAGTTTGGTATTCCTTGTTTGAATTATTCAGACAGTAAGATAGGTGATGAAATGATCAAGAAGTACTATTGCCAAGAGAAAGGTATTGAGTATAAAGAACTTCCTAGAAAAGGATACTTTAGAAAGAATATACATCTTAAAAATTGCATTTCTAAATATGTTGTCTTCCAGACACCAGAACTTAGTGATTTCTTAAAAAGAATAAAGAAGACTCAATTAGGTCTTCAAGATGATTTCAAAGAGGAGTTACATTTCTATGGGAATGTATATTCGTTTATGAAAGGAGGTCTTCATACAGAGAACAAACCTCATGTGTTTGAGGCTGATGAAGAGTACGAGATAATCGATTGGGATGTTAGTTCTTATTATCCAGCAATCATCATCAATAATGGGCAGTTTCCTGCTCATTTGGGTAAAGAATTCCTTAGGGGATACAAACAGATGTTTGATAAGAGATTGGAGCTTAAACCGCTAGCAAAGAAAGACAAGAAGATTAAAGGAATTGTAGGAGCACTTAAACTTGCAGTTAACTCTGTGTATGGTAAGTCATCTGATATGCAATCATGGATATTTGATAGGCAGTTAACTATGTTCACCACGATTACTGGTGAGCTTAGTCTAATGATGCTTATAGAACAATATGAATTGAATGGCATACAGGTGATCTCTGCAAACACAGATGGTGTAACTATCAGGATTAAGAAAGAGTTGATTCCTTTGATGCATAAACTTAATGACTGGTGGTGTAGCATAACTCAATATGAGTTAGAGAGAACTGACTATTCCAAGATTATCTTTAGTACGGTGAATGATTACTTAGCAATTATGACTAATGGAGAAATTAAAAAGAAGGGTGATTTCCTTACTGACTTTGAATTACACAAAAATAAATCAGCAAGAGTGGTTCCGATTGCTCTTGAGCAGTATTTTGTTCATGGTGTACCTGTTGATACTACAATTCGTAATCACAAGAATCTATATGATTTTTGCATAAGACAGAAGGCCAGTAGAAGTTTCCATTATGAAGGAACTAATAGATCTACAGGTGAAAAGACTGTGTATAACAAACTAATCAGATACTATGTATCCAACACTGGTGAGAAGATATTCAAGGTGAAGAACCCTGAATGTCAGACTAGAGCAGCTGCTGTTAGTCAAGTGGAAGCTGGTGAATGGGTATGTAAAGTGTGTAACTTCTTACCAAAGAATGCATCAGTTGACAATGTCAATTATGATTACTATATTGAGAAAGCAAACAGGATAGTAACAAAGATAAAAACTGAAGGTAAGAGAATCAAAACAGTCTTTATTCCAAACCAATTAAATTTATTTGAATGAAAGCTAAAGTGAACAGAGCAAACATTACCAGACATTTAATCGAGTATCAACTTGATATGGTTGGTAAAAGACTAGTGGACACACTAGATGATGATATGTGGTACTTCAATTGGACCATGAATCAAGAACAACACGAGGAATTCAAGCGTTATGCTATTCCTCTAATAAAGAAAATCTTTAAATGTAACAAAAGCAGGGCTGAACAAACTTTTGACTGGTTCAATTTACAGTTTGGTCTTCGCATTAAAAATTAAAAATTATGGAAACACCTAACATTATTGCATTAGTATGCATATTAGTATTTTTATCAATCTTTTCTTATTTTATGATGAAAATATCAAGTAAAGAACAAGAAACAGATACATATGTACGCCCAAAGTTTCAACCTAGAAAAGTGACTGATCTTTCTACAACAGAAGCACCTAAAAGAAAGAAGAAAAGGTATTACAACAAGAAGAAACCAACTGTTGCAAATAATGCACAAGTTGAGAAAAGATCTGTTGGAAGACCTAGAAAAGTTGAATAATGGATTGGGTATTGGAAGATTGGGAATATCCTAATGACCATATCTATGCTATGGAAAGACACCATGATATGCAATTAGAATGGCAACAATGGGAAGAGGAGCAGGAACGTAAAAAACGTTTGCCTGCATTAATTAAAGTAGTAACACCAATTTTAACAGATGAAGCTGAACGTAACACCAGAACAGTTCGAGGAGCTCATCAAACGAGGTTATAATCTTGATGTAATATTCTTATTAAAGTTGATAGACGATAGGTTTGATGTTTCACCACTATGTGATGGAAGTATGAAGATTGCATCTGTCTATCATTCTTTGATAAGGAAAGGACTTATAACACCAGATGATGAGAAGATCACAACATTAGGTAGAGACTTATTAGATTTCATGAATGCCAAGAGCACAGGAAGAATAATAAGAAGAAAGCCAGCCAGTACAGATTTTGAGGAATGGTGGAAGACTTACCCAGGTACTGATTCATTTGAGTATAAGGGTAAGACATTTAAAGGCACTAGAGCACTTAGACTATACAAAGAAGACTGCAGACTGAAGTTTGACAAGATAATACTAGAAGGAGAATATACAGCTACACAGCTTATAGCTGCTTTGAATTTTGAAATCACACAAAAGAAAGAGAATTCTATCACTACAAATAGTAATAGACTAACATTCATGCAGGGATCTTCTGTATATCTAAACCAGAGATCATTTGAACCATTCATTGAACTAATTAATGATGGAGCTAAAATAGACATAGCACCACAAAAACCAACAGGAGGTACAGATATATAATGAACAGTAAAGCAGAAGCAGAGGAGTTATTTAATGAATACTATAGTTATTTAAAGGCTAATTTAATGAATGATGAAGAAGCTTGGGAAGATGCTAAAGTATGTGCTATAATGGCAGTTGATAAGATATTAAAACACTGTTATGAAGTAATGAAACCATTTTGGGAAGAAGTTAAACAAGAAATAGAAAAGTTATGAAACAAACAATTGTTATATTTAATTGCATGCCTGATATTTATCTTTATGAAGAAGGTTGTGGATACATACCACATCCACCATATAAATCATATGATTCGTTGAAAGAAGCAATTGAAGAAAATCCTACATCAAAGGTACATCGTTACCCATCTAAAAAAATAGAACATGAGTTTTGAACTATTAAAAGCAGAGGTTGATAAAGGCCTTCAAGGTAAGAACGGTGGAATTCCTATGGGATTCGATAGACTGAATAGATATGTAGGTATCCGTAAGGGTATGTACTATCTAGTAGGTGGACTTACAGGTTCTGGTAAGACATCCTTTATTGATGATGCATTTGTTCTTAATCCTGTTGATTGGGCTATGTCTAAAGAAGGAATAGCTTCAGGAGTGAAGGTGAAGGTTTGGTATAGATCTATGGAGCGTAGTAGAACTTACAAGATGGCCAAGTGGGTAGCTCGTAAGATATTTTTGGACCAAGGAATTATCATTCCTGTAGGTAAGCTATTAGGTTGGACTGAGAAGATGACTAAAGATGAACATGATCTATTCTTGTATTATGAAGACTATGTCAATCATCTTAGTGATATAGTTACAATCATTGATGGACCAGAGAACCCTGTAGGTATAGCTAAAGATCTTAAGAAGTATGCATTAGAGAGAGGTTCTATTGAACAGCTAGATGAATACAATAAGATTTATGTTCCTGAGGATCCAAATGAAATAACTATGGTGGTTATTGATCACATTGGTCTTCTAAAACTTACTACTACACAACCTACAAAGAAGCAGGCCATTGATAAGATGTCTGATGAGCTGAGATATGCTAGAGACTTCTATGGATATAGTCCTGTAGTGGTTAGTCAGTTTAATCGTGACATCTCTAATCCTTCTAGGATAAAGAATGGAGATGTAGAACCTCAACTAGAAGATTTTGCAGACAGTTCAGCAACACAGAATGATGCTGATATTGTTATGGCATTATTTGATCCTATGAGGTATAAAGTGGCAGACCCATCAGGTTATAATCTTGATAAGTTAAAAGATGATTATGGAGCTAAATACTTCAGAAGTCTTAGACTAATCAAGAATTCTTATGGAGAAGATGATGTGCGTATTGGTCTTGGTTTCTTAGGCCAGATTGGTATGTTCAAAGAGCTCCCAAGAAAGAGAGACATCACAGACAGTGATTATGAAGCTATTACTAACAAATCATATTTCTTAAGATGATAAAGTATATATTAATATGGGTAGCTTATGAATTCATAAGACCCAAAGCAATCTGGCTGTTTGATTATTTAATTAGCAAAGGACAAAAATGACAATAAGAGATAAAAGACAGAAAGAGTTTGCTGACACATGGTTAAAGCATGGTAAGTATGGAATTCTAAATCTATGTCCTAGGTTTGGTAAGATTAGAACTAGTATACATGCTCTAAACAAACTAAAACCTGAAAGCATATTGATTGCTTATCCAGATAACAAGATTAAAGATGCTTGGCAAGCTGATTTTGAAGAGCTAGGATTTGATGACAGCATTGTCACATACACTACACATCTATCATTAAAGAAGTATGCTGATCAGAGCTTTGATGTTGTAATCATCGATGAGATACATCTATTGAGCGAGGCTCAAATAGAAGTGTGTAAGGACCTGTTTGATGTTAATGGACAGATCCTTGGTCTCACTGGTACATTATCCAGTTGGACAGAAAGAACCCTTGAAGAAGAATTAGATCTTCATGTAATAGCAACCTATCCAATTGAAAAAGCAATTGAGGAAGGTGTTATTGTAGATTATGAGATACATGTTATCAGAGTACCATTAGACAATGTTACGCTGCAGGATTACAAGGGAAAGCAAAAGACTGAAAAGAAACAGTTTGATGCTTTAACCTGGGTGATTAATAAACTGCAGAACAGTGGATCTGATACAATGTTTATGCGTCTTGCTAGAATGAGACTGATACAATCATCATTGGCCAAGGTTAAAGCAACCAAAGCGTTGCTAGAGAAACATGCTGATGAGAGAGTGTTAGTGTTCTGTGGTGTTACCAAGATAGCTGACAACTTAGGAATTCCTTCCTATCATAGCAAATCAAGTGAGAAACAACTCTTTGAAGACTTTGCTGAAGGTAAAGGTAATCACCTGGCTGTTGTGAAGATTGGTAATACAGGTGTAACGTATAAGCCTCTTGATAAAGTGATCATAAACTATTTTGATAGTAATGCAGAGAATCTAGCACAGAAGATAAATAGATGTATGGCCATGGAGTATAACACTCCTGATAAGAAAGCACACATCTATATTGTAAGCACCACTGAACCTACAGAGCTAAAGTGGTTATCAAAAGCACTAGAATTTTTTGACACAAATAAGATAAAATATGTTTGATAATTAAAAAAATTATTCGTATCTTTATAACTTAAAACTAAATATTAATAATTAAAGCAAGTAAAACAATGGCAAGTAAATTAGTAGGGATTGTTGGTGCTACAGGTACAGGTAAATCAACCAGTATTAAACATCTAAATCCAGAAGAAACGTACATCATTAATGTTGCAAAGAAAGAGCTTCCTTTCAAGGGAAGTGAGAAACTTTACAATGTAGAAAACAAGAATTACAAAGAGATAGATGATGCTAACGAGATCACTCGTTTGTTAAAGACTATCTCAGAGAAAGCTCCTCACATTAAACAAATAATCCTTGAGGATAGTAATTATGTAATGGGATTCACAATGCTTGATAAAGCAATGGAAAAAGGTTATGAAAAGTTCAGTGTTATGGCTAGAGACACTGTTGCAATGATTAAAACTGCTAGACATTTAAGAGATGATTTAACTGTATTTTATTTTTCTCACCCAGACACTGTTGAAGATGGTGGAGATATCATAGGATACAAAATGAAAACATCAGGTAAACTTATTGATAACCAAATCAATCTCGAAGGATTATTTACAGTGGTATTATATACTAATGTAGAAGAAAACAAAGATGGAAGTGTGAATTATGAATTTGTAACAAATCGTTACAAAAAGATTCCAGCTAAAAGTCCTGATGGTATGTTTACAGAAACAAAAATACCAAACAACTTACAATTAGTAGTTGACACATTAAATGAATATTATAACTAAAATTAAATTAAGATGAGTAGTATCGGAGGAAAAAAGAGAGAAAGCACAGGTAGTGTAGAGTATGGAAAGAAAGTAGGTTTGTTTGAAGCAAACGTGGTTGCAATTAATCCAACAGCAGAAGAGTTTAAAGACATTCTGGGTATGGAACTTAAAGAAGACAGCAAAGCTGCTGAGTATTTAGGTGAGACAAAAGATGGTAACATCTATCTACGTGTTGACTTCTGGTTAGAAGAAGTTAAGAATCAAGACAAATTCAAGGTGTCATTCTTTTTAGAAGACAAGGAGAGAGAAAATAAAGATGGTACTAAGAAACAATATATCAATTCTATTGGTATGTGTTCTTGGGCTGCAGATGAAAATGATCTTGCTGAATGGTTTACCAAAGGAAGAGATTTCAGAGTGGCATATACAGGTGAAGAAGATCTTTACAATTTCATGCGTACATGGTTAGCTGATCTTGACTATCGTGATTCAGAAACTGTTCTACAATTAGAATGGAAGAAGTTGATGCGTGGTAATGTAAAAGATTTGAAAGACCAAATTGATGGTGAGTGGGCTAAATCTGTTGTAGCTCTTGCAACTGTAATAGTTAAAGAGAAAGATGGAGAGTCTAAAGAATACCAAGGTATCTATAATAAAGCATTCTTAAGTGGATATGCATTGAAGCAATTCAGACTTGTAGATTACGGAAGTAAGAAGGTGCAAGAGAGTCTTAAGAATAAGAAACCTCGTGATTTGAAAGCTTATGAAAAATTTGTTGTAAACGTTATAGGTGAGTATGGTTGTAAAGACTATTACACATTTAAAGACCTTCAAGACTATAATGCAGATGATAACTTAGTTGCCTCTGATGCATTTATATCTGATGAAGGAGATGATTATTAATTAAATTAATTGTTGATAAGAGGCCTCATCAGAAATGGTGAGGCTTTTTTATTTTAAAACTATGATACAAGGGAAAAAGAGAGTAAAATTGACACCTGATAGCATACTAGACAAGATATCTGAATATGATATTTATAAATTCTATATGCCACATCAGAACTGGAAAATTAATGTAGTTACTTATTCTCCCTTTAGAAATGAAAAGAATCCATCATTCATTATAGGATATAGAGGAGGAGCATTGAGATATGTAGATTTTGGAGATTCCAGCAAGAAAGGTGGATGTTTCAATTTTGTAATGATGTTATTCAATGTAAATCTTAATGATGCCTTACTAATGATTGATAGAGATTTTGACCTAGGGATTATCAGTGGGTCCTCTACAAAACAATATGAGAGGATTATTTCTGATTATGCACAACCAACAGCTACATCCAAACGTGAGTATTTTATTCAAGTGAAGACAAGAAAGTTCACACACGAAGAACTAGCATATTGGAATGCATATTATCAAGACATAGATGATCTTAGAGCTAACAATGTATATTCAATAGACACTGTATATCTAAACAAACAGAAGTTCCCTATAAAGGACTCTGAGCTTAGATTTGGTTATCTATATGAAGGACATTGGAAAATCTACAGACCATTTGCTGATAAGAAGAATAAGTGGATGCCTAATAATGTGCCTATTACAATGATGGATGGATTGCAAGATATAAAAGATTGTGATGTTGCATTTATCAATAAGAGTAAGAAGGATTACATGGTAATGAAAAAGATCTATCCATGTTGTTGTGCTGTACAGAATGAAGGTATGGGATGTTTCTCTGAAGAGAACGTTGAATACATCAAGGAAAATTCTGATAGACAAATCTTAAGTTTTGATTCTGACGAGACTGGTGTAAAGAATTCTCAAATGATAACTGATAAGTTTGGATTTGAGTATTGCAATGTACCTAGAATCTATCTAGATGAAGGAATTAAAGATTGGGCTGATCTAGCACGCATACATGGACTAAAGACTATAGAGAAATATTTAACACAAAAAGAAATAATATGAATTGGGAAAATTTTAAACATCAGTTTCATGAAAGCTGGCATGGTAAAATGAAGCCATTTATTGAGAGTGAAGAATGTGATAAGATTTATGCATTTCTAAAAGCAGAGAGTAAGAGAGGTAAGAAAGTTGCTCCTCTATCTATGCATGTATGGAGATGCTTTAAAGAAACATCACTTGATGATCTTAAAGTGGTAATGGTTGGTATGTGTCCATATCACACATTCAAGAATGATGCTCCAGTAGCAGATGGATTACTTATGGGTTGTTCTATTACAGAACAAGTTCAACCTTCATTAGCTCAATTCTATGGAGCTATGGAGAGAGAATTTTACGATGGGCTAAACTTGAATATTATAGAGAATCCAGATGTTAGCTTCTTAGCTAAACAGGGTGTTCTAATGTTCAATGCAGCATTAACAACAGAGATGAACAAAGCTGGTAGTCATATGGAAATATGGGAACCACTTGTAAAATATCTTTTTGAGGAAATTATAAACCACTTAGGTGTTCCTATTATATTCTTAGGGAAAGATGCTGCAAAATACAAAAAATACACAGGTATATTTACCCATGTATTTGAAGTGTCTCATCCAGCAAGTGCTTCCTATAAATCAATAGATTGGGATACAGAAGGTGTGTTTGCAAAGGTGAATAGATTATTAGAAGAAAACAATGGGTTTAGTGTTCAATGGTTAGATGTTGACCTGCCCTTTTAAAATTAGAAAACATGGAAAATCAATTAATTGAAATTCAAGATTTACAAGTAGGTGATGAGATAATGATATCTTGTCAGTCATTCTTTAAATATTTAAAGGTGTTAACACCACCAGCGTTAAGTAAAACTAAAGTGCATTGGCATACAAAACAACCAATGTATGCAAATGTAAGATGTAGTGCTAAACAAAATGTGATAACAAACACTTATACTTGGAATGGAAATTCATATACCAGAACAACAAAAGTTTGGGGAGTGTCAGGTGAGGATCATAATATGAGAATCTCACAAGATCTTAACGAGAGACAAATTTGGTTAGTAAAAAGAGAAACAATTTAAATTAAAGCAAGATGATTTTAGAAAAACAGAAAGAAGCAAATGTCCTAGTTGATGGACAAGCACAAGAATCAATTGGAATGTCACTAGACTTAGATTCTGCTCAGATATTGATGCAGATGTTAAGTAAGAATCTGTATTCAGATGATATAGGCTCTACTATCAGAGAGTGTGCAAGTAATGCTCTAGATAGTCATAGAAGAGCTGGAGTGAAAGATCCAATTATTGTTTCCTTTAAGGAAAGTTCTAGCTACAATTATGAATTTTGTGTAGAAGATTTTGGTATTGGTCTTGATGCTGATGATGTAAAGAACATTATTAGTAAGTATGGTAAGTCTACTAAGCGTGAAAGTAACACTGAGCTTGGTATGATGGGTCTTGGTTTCAAAGCACCTCTTGCTTATTCATCTAGTTTCTACTTTGTATGTAGAAAAGATGGTATGGAACGTAAGTATATGATGTATGAAGGAGAAGATGTAAATACTATCGATCTTCTTCATGAAACTCCTACAACAGAGAGAAACGGTGTTAAGGTGATTGTACCAGTTAAGTATCAACATCAGTATCAGTTCAGACAAAAGATCAAAGAACAGCTTTGTTATTTCGAAGATGTGTATTTTGATGTACCATCTGATAGCAGTATCCATAATGAGTTCATCATCTCTAGACATCCTGATTTTCAGTTTTCTGAATTATGTGAATCAAGAGAGTTACACATATGTTTAGACAATGTGTACTATCCATTAGACTTTGATAAGATAGGTGTAGATAGAATAATTTTCCCTATTGGTCTTAGATTTTCTCTAACAGATGGAATCTATCCAACACCAAACAGAGAGTCTATCAGATATACTCAAGAGGCAAAAGAGATTATTAAATCTAAACTTGCAGACGTTGCTAATTATTTTATAAATAAATACAACGAAAATGTAGAGAGTGGATGTGATATTAGATCTATGATTAATCACCTAGAGAAATCAGGAAATTATATCGAGTTCAATGGTTCATCTGTTAAAATTGATGATCTTGAACAATATGCAACTGTTCAAATCAAAACTCCACAGCTGGAAGGACTTTCTCTTATTGATTTTGCAGCACTCTATTCTTCTAACAAAAAGAATTATCTATTAGAAGACTTCTCTCCTAAGTTCTATTTGAACAACAAGAGAATGATGGACGCTACAAAAGGATACAATTGGTATTGGAAACCTCAATCTTTAGCTTCTAATGATGTGAAAGTGTACATCTATGAAGATAAGGTGCCAGGAATCAAGAAAGATTATTTGAGAAGTATCTATAGTAACAGTGATAAAGTGTTTGTTGTAAAACCAAGCAAGCCTATGACATTAGGAATTCCTGCTAAGTTTGACGTTAGAACATATTATCACCTATTAGACTTGAAGAACTATCCTAAAGATCAATGGAGAGATGTTATTAAAGAATATCAATCTATTGTAGCCATGTTGTCTGAATCTTTTATAAATCTAGATGAACTACAAGTGCCACAAGCATTTATTGATTCTAGAAAGAAAGTGAGAGCAATTGTAAGTGGTACTGGTCAATCAGTAGCAAGAGGTCCTAAACTTAAAGGAGAAGTGATTGGTAAACGTGCTGAAGAACTTATGAAATGGAGTGATGGTAGAAACTGTAAATTCGTTCCTATTACTTATAAGTTAGAAGAGATGCATACTCACAACATGTTGAGAGTGTATGCTCACCATGATGACTATCTAAAGATAGATGCATTGTATGGTCTTATAAGCAAACAAAAAATGGAAGTGGTTACATTCTCTCAAAGAGAGTTAACTATATTGAAAGATTCAGAGATTCATAATTTAATATCATTAGAAACATTTATGGAAGGAAATACAGCACCATTCAAAAGAATGGCCACAGCATGCTACATTAGAAAATTGATGGACGAATACAAACCTATATTTGAAAGAAGTACTCAAGTAGGATATGTATCTACAGAACTTAGTCAGAAGTTAAATGCTTTAGCTAAATATGTTAGTGATAATTATGTTATCCCTGGATATTCTGGAGGAAGTGGTCCAGCAAAAGAATTCTTAGAATCTATGTTATCCATAGCTGAAGAAAATAACTTATTCGATATGAATATGTATCCTGAAGCCTTGGAAATGAGAGAATTATTGACTAAATTAGTGTTCTTAAATCCTTTGTGTCAAAAAATTGGATTTTATAATGAACAAGATCCAATCATTAATGTGATGACTGACTTATTTAAGTATTACAAGCACAGAGTGAACCTAAAACACTACAACATTAGAATTAATGAAGAAGTGTTGACAGAAGAAACCGTTGAACAATTAATAGACTAATTATGGCTTTAGTAAGTGACTGTTGTGGTGCATATTCAGAATATGCAGATGACATAGATTTATGTCCATCATGTATGGAACATTGTGAGTTTTGGGATGATGAAGAATAATAAAATCTTGAGGTCGCAAATTGTGACCTCAAGTTTAAAAAGTGTAACAATTAATTAATAAATAAAAATCATGAGTAACAAATTTTTAAGTCTTGACTGGTTCAAGCAAACAGCAGAGAACGCAATAGCTAAAGTGATAGCTAACAAGTTAGACAGTATTATGGAACAAGAACAAGTAGGTTCTGATTATGATCTTGACAAAAAAGTGTTTGAGAAACCATATTTCAGCCTTAAGCTGATTAATGATACACTCACTGTAGTGTTGAATGATGGAAGTATTTTGAATAAACCTTCAGCAACAGAAGAAGATTATCATGCTGTTGTAAATGCAAGAAGTGTGCATGAAATTCATGCTATTGTAGCTTCTCATGAAGTGTTACAAGATGTAGAGAAAGTTAGAGCTGAAGCAGCTAGAATGAAAGCTCTACAACAGGGTATAGAAATACTTGGTTGTCTAAATGATTTCACTGTAGAAGGAAGTACAGTTTATCTAACTGGTACATCTAGAAGTCTTCCTCAGATATTAGTAGAAGAATTTATTCGTGTAGTGGATAGAGTGGCTAATGAACCATCTCAAGAAATGTTTCAAGTACAATTGAATCAAGATGATGAATATGTAGCATTGAAGAACTTCTTTATGTGGTGTTGTCTAAACCCAAGAGCTGAGGTGGCACATGAGTTATACAGATTCTTGAGTGAGAATTCTTTCAGAATCACAAGACAAGGTTTTGTTGTAGCATTGAGAAATGTTGTAACATTACATGGATCACCAGAACTTGTACATTTCATTAGTAATGCATACAATAAAGTGAAAGCTGTATGGAAGAAGAATCCAAATGAATATACAATATTCTTAGAGAATGGTGAATACAAACTTGTACATGATGATAAGTTGTTTAAAACTGTAGTTATAGAAAGTGCAACATGTCCAGATTGTGATGGTGAAGGTGGTTGGTACAATGATGCATGGGAAGATGATAATGACTGGGAAGACTGTGATACTTGTAATGGAACAGGAGAAGTGGAAGAATATGAATATGAGCAAACAGTTCCTGTAGACCATGGTCAGAAGATTGGTGGATTAGTTGAACTATATCTAGATCTTCCTAATAGAGAAGAGAACAGATTTACAGATGACTGGACCAAAACATTTGATATCCGTATTGGACAAGTGACTAGTATGCCTATGGAAGAATGTAACTGGAGTACACAAGATTGTGCTGCTGCAGGATTACACTTCACAGCTGATCAGATTCACTATGTAGGTTGTGGTGATCAATCTGTTATTGTTCTTATCAATCCTATGAAAGTGGTTGGTATTGGTCAACACAAGGGTAGATGTTATGAGTATCTTCCAATTATGACTGTACCAAGAGAAGAAGCTACTAGAATTCTACATGATGGAATGTTTGATACAATCCAATTAGATGAAGACTATGCTATCCGTGAATTAGAATCTCTTGCTGAGAGAGCTAAAGAAGGATTTGCTACTGAATCTAAGAAGTATCAATTCAACATGCCAGCTATCTCTGCTACAGAAATAACTAATATTGTTAATTCTCTTAGTGACATGAAAGCTAAAATAAGCAAACGTGTTAGCACAATTAAGTAATAATTAATTATTGTTATGTCACAAATTTAGTATATATTTGTGACATAACTTAATTATAATTACATGGCAAAGAGAGTGTTGGTCCCAAAGACAAGATGTGATGGTACGATGAGTGAGGCAGCCTTCTGGAGCTTCATAAGAAGTGCTTTGAGACAAAAGAGTAGATGGTGGAAGCCCATATCGATATGCAAACTTAATGCACGTAGATTATATAAAGGACCAAGTAAACGTCAGAAATATGAATACCAATGTAAGAAGTGTAAAAGATGGTTTCCAGAGAAGCAGATTAATGTAGATCACATTATACCTGCAGGAAGTTTAAACACAGCACAAGACTTACCTCTATTTGTAGAACGTTTATTCTGTGAACAAGATAATCTACAGGTGTTATGTACAACATGTCATGATGCAAAAACATTAAAAGAGAAACAATCTAAAACTAAAACAAAATGATAAAGAATCTTATAAGTAGATGGACCATGGTCAAAACTACAAGAGCACCATTTTATGATAAAGTGGATGACCAAATGATATATTATTGGCAAGACTGTTATTTTCAACAATTTATGGCTGCATCAAGATGGGGCTATAGAATTAAATTATATTAATTATGAGTGGAGGACATTGGGAATATATTCAGTATAGATTTACTGATATAGCAGAGGATATAGATAAGCTTATTCAACAAAATGGTCAGCCTAAAACTGAAGAACAACTTAAAGATGAAAGATGGCATGATGATGAATGGTATGAGAAATACCCTGAAGATCTAAATCATTATAAATATTCTGATGAAGTAATTAAACAGTTTAAGTCTGCATCAACAATGGTTAAGATAGCACAAATTTATATACATAGAATAGATTGGTTACTATCAGGAGATGATGGTGAAGAAATATTTTTAGAAAGAATTGATGAAGATTTAAAAAAACTTGAATTATGACAAACGCAATAACAATAAATAAGACACCTTCATTCAATGAAATATGGCATGAAGGACATGTAGAACATGAAGGGAAGTATCACTATTTCTGGTTAATACATCCACAAGGATTAGATGACAAAGGTGATCAGTATGAACTAGAGGTTAGATGGTTCTTCAGTAGAGTACCAAGAGAAGTGAGAGCATTGTATCCACAAATTATAGAAGCATTTAAACAGACATTATGATAAAAGGAACAACAAAGACAGAAGCTCAATACAGAGCAGTGGTTATGGATTCATCCAGTAGCTTAAAAGATTTCTCTACAGATAGAAAGAAGTATTACAAGAAATACTTCCTTGGAGAGAAGGTAGAAGACAAAGATAGCTTAGCAGCTAATATGGGTAGAATAGTTGAAACCCTACTTATGGAACCACATCTATTTGATGAGAAGTTCTATATGTCATCTTGTGCTTCTACACCTACAGGACTTATGTTAGATTTTGTAGAAGCATTGTATAAACATACAAGAGATGCTACAGATGAATTTGGTGTAGTGGGAACACCAATGAATGAATTATTAGAAGCAGCATATAAAGATTCTGGATTCAAAATCAAATATGAAGCTGTAGTAAATAAGTTTATTGGATCTGATGCAGAGATATATTATAATGAAATCAGAAGAGTGAGAACTAATAATCTAACTGTTGTGAACACTATGGAGATATCTATTGCAGAGAAGATTGTAGAACAGCTTAGGACCAATAGTACAACAGCACCAATTGTAAACTTAGTTAATAGTTCTAGATATGAAGTGATTGATCAAATGCAAGTGGAAGGATATATAATTGATGGACATCAATTTAAATCTATGATTGATAAAGTGGTGATTGACCACAAAGAAAAGATTATCCAGCCATATGATCTTAAATGTACATGGAGTGTTGAAAATTTCTATGAAGAATATTATCTTTACAGAAGAGCATACATCCAAGCCTATCTTTATTATCATGCAATGTTACATCTTGTAAGAAATGAAGATAGTCCTTATTATGGATATGGAGTGGAGTTTCTAAAATTCATTGTGTGCGATAGCACAAATTACTATCAACCATTAATATACACTCTTGATTTAGAAGATATGGAAGATGCATATGAAGGATTTGTACACAAAGGAAGAACTTATCCTGGTGTAAAAGATCTTATTGCTGCTCTCACTTGGTGCATCACTACCAACACATGGAATATAAGCCACAAGAATTATTTGTCTAATGGAATAGTAAATATCAAAGGATGATATGGAGATTAAAAAGAATATAACTAGCATCTTTATGGTACCTACACTCAAGGTACCTAAAGACGCTCTTAGAGGAAATGGTTTCATTAATGCATATGTAAAAGATGCAAGAAAGGAAGACCATTATGATGAATGCATCTATTTATTGTTTAAGCCTGAGAACTTGGATAAGTTCAGAGAGTTCTTAGACAATGAATATGAGAGAACAAAAGCAGTGATTGAAGACTATGATTATGAAGATGGATTTGTTGTAGTGGTATATCAACTTGATGACAAGTATAAGAAAGACTTTACTCTTATTAAGCAAGGTAAATATTCCAAAACATCTGCTCAGTTTCAAAAGCTGTTTCCAAAGGTGATTAAGATTACCAGAAATGGATTACACAAAGACGAGATCTCACTACAATATAGAATTTTCAATAAAGCTGAAGACCTTGTTAGCTTCTGGGAAGACAAACTAGGAATTGATTTGGTTGAAATTATTGGAGATGATTTTGAAGTGTGGGAAGGTTGGGACGAACAAAAAGAAATTTTAGAACTTGATAAAATAAAAGACTTATGTGCAATAGAGAAATCTTAGAAGTTATTATAGAAGAAGTAGGTAGCAAGAATGCTGCTGAATTTTGTAGATTAGCAAGCCTTATGTATGATATTAGATACAATGCTTGCAAAGACCTTGATCCATTAAGTGAACTTGATTATGAAAGAGACTGGTGGAAAGATGCAGAAATAGAATTAAAACAAAATATAAAATCAGAATAATATGACAGGATTACAACTTTTAGAAAATTACCCACATGCAACTGCAGTGGTTAAAGCTTGGTTTCTTGAGCAAATGATTGAATCATTGAAAGACGAAAGTGTACCAGATGACTTCAAAAATTTCATGCGTGAACAAGGAATAGAAAATGATAAATTAGGAATAATGATTGATGCAAATCCAAGGATGCTCTTTGATGTGTTTGATGCAAACGATGTTATTATAATAATCAAATATCATGATAACTTTGGATTCACTTGGGCTGTAGAAGAAGCAGATGACCAATCTTTTTATAAAACAAGAAAAGAAGCAGAGCTATCTTCTATAGATGTTGCATTTGACATATTAGAGAACAAACTTAAACCTGTGTCAGATGATAGCGATGTTACTGCAGATAGTGAGGATAATTGAATCCACACCAAATGATCAAGAACTTGGTCGGAAGATTAGAAACTTATTTAACAATATAAAAAGAAAAAGAAATGAGAACAAGTAAAGAATTCAATGATAAGTATAAAGATTATCTGTATGGTGAATCTGGTATGCTTTTAGAGATACCATCTGTGTTAGCTTATGTAGATCAAGTGTTTAATGATATTACTTGGATCCCTGGATTTAAGTATGAAGAAATCACTACACGACATGGGTTAGCAAAGGTGATTACAAATCTTCAAGAACTTATGCCATTTGCAGGAAGAATTCTAGAACAAGAACTTGAAGAGAAGATTAATTTCATTCTGAAGGTGGAATATGAACTAGAGAATAGATTAAGAACTTTAAACCTAGATAAAGATGGAAAAGCTATTTCAACAGTTTAAGAATATGCTAGTAGTGTATCCAAAGTATCAAGGACGTGTATGTGGATATAATGATGCTCATTTCATTGTTGCTGTGGAAACCAATGATGTTAAGAACTTCTTTAGGAAATTAGAGAATCCATATATAATGGATGAATACAAGGATACAAAATACAGATATGTGTTTGCAGATGAGTCGCAACTATTAAAACAAACTAAAAATGCCCTATATAAAAAAGCTGTCACTAAAAACTAAGCTTTTGATATATGAATGCAAAGAAAGGTTTCCACAGCTATCTGCAGATTTTATATCAGATAGTTTTAACTTAGACATAGCATCTGTAGAAAAGTTATTTAACGAGGGTGAAATTGAGATACCCTCAAAAATGAATAAAGAACATGGACAAAGAAAAAAGAAAGTTTACAGAGGGAATAGACTACTACCTGGAAGAAGGGAGAGTGCACTTCACGAAGGAATACCTGGAAAAAAGAGGCCCATGTTGCGGAGGACAGTGTAGACATTGTCCATACGATGAACGTATAAAAGGAAATACCACTCTAAGACAGAGTGATACTAATTAAATTTCTGTTCTGTTTTTTAATTGTTGGGAAGGCCCTGGAGAAATCTAGGGCTTTTTTATCCTCAACGTATTTTGTAACAAATTTAGAATAGATTTGTTACAAATCTTAAATAGAAACTCTAAGTGGTATGTAAGAATTTCTTACCACAAAAAGTCAGGTAAATGATGGAAAAAACCTGACATTTCACTTGCAGAAAAGCAGAAAAATCACTAACTTTAAACAATTAAAAATCAATTAAATAATGGCAAAGAAAGCAGTAAAAGAAACTGATGATAAGTTTCAAGAGGTAATCGACAACCTAAACAAAAAGTATGGTGTTGGTTCAGTATTAGCGTTAGACTCTAAAACAGGAGGAGACTATGATGTAATCAGTACAGGTAGTATTGGTTTTGATCACATCACTCTAGGTGTAGGAGGATTTGTAAAAGGTAAGCTATATGAGCTTATGGGATGGGAAGGTACAGGTAAATCTACAATCTGTGGACATGCTGCAGCAGAATGTCAAAAGAAAGGTGGAACTGTATTGTATATCGATGGTGAGCATGCTGTTGATAAGAACTACTTCAAGAAACTAGGAGTGGACACAACTAAGATGTTGATTGCTCAACCATCATGTGGTGAGGAAGGTTTCAACATTGCTATGGATATGATTAACACTGGAAAGATTGATCTAGTTATCATCGATTCAGATAGCTCATTGATTCCTAAGAAGATGTTAGATGGTGATGTAGGTGATTCTACTATAGGTAGAAAAGCTTTATTGAACAGTAATGCGTATCCAAAACTTAAGGGAGCTCTATCACAACATAATACATGTGTGATTGTTATCTCTCAGTATCGTGAGAAGATTGGTGTTATGTTTGGTAACCCAACAACAACTCAGGGTGGTCATGCATTGAAATTCTATGCAGATGTTCGTATAGAAGTGTCTAGAACTTTAGCAAAAGATGGTGATGTAAACTATGGTAATATCACTAAACTAAAAGCTATCAAGAACAAGATGTCTCCTCCATATAGAAAATCAGAGTTTGAGATTGTATATGGTAAAGGAATAGATGTTCTTGATGAAATGATGAGTCTTCTTAATGAGTTTGAGATAGGTAGAAAGTATGGTAAGACAATGACTGTTGATGGAACTAAGTATGACTTAGAAGAATTCAAACAGTTGGTTGTAGATAACCCAGAGTTCTATGATGAACTAAGAGAGAAGATTATAGCTAAGATTAATGAAGCTGATCTTCCTGTAGAGGAAATAGAAGTGGAAGAAGAAGAAGTAGTTACTCCTCCACCAGCTGACTTATTTGATATGTAATGGAAGATAAAATAGTTGAAGCAGTAAGAGCTGATCTATTGCAGAGATCTCAAGTGGGTATTAAAAAGTATAATACTACACTTGAGAGAACTGATTTGGAGCTCAAAGATTGGTTACAGCATTCATACGAAGAGTGTTTAGATATGGCCAATTATTTAAAACGATGTATAATAGAACTAGAGAACAATGAGAGAATACAAAAATAGATATGGTGATGTATTTACATTCACTGAAGATGATGATCATAATATTCTATGGGAAGGTAACTTTGAATTCTGCAGGATAGGTATGCCTAATGACTACCAAAATGCATATAATGCATATTTGAAAGACAATGAGGGTAAGCAATCATTAATGACATTAGCTCAATTCAAAGATGTTGTACATCATTATGATGACGAGACTCTCACTTATGACTATCCTAAGTACATTAAGATGGTTAGTTGTCTAAGAAATGAAATAGATATGGTTGACCCTAGTGGTGGACCATATTTATCTAGAGGTATGTCTATGGAGAGTTTTGGATTCAAAGGATCTATAATAGAAGACTTCAAACCTACGGATAAAGGTTTTAAATTAATTATAAAAAAGAATAACATGAGAAGTTATCGTGAATTAGAGGCCCTTGTTATAGCATGGGCTGCACAGAAAGGTATTCTAGAGAATGGAACACCAAGAGCTCAGGCAATGAAGACCTGGGAAGAAACAGATGAGTTAATCACAGCTATTGAGAATGACAATAGAGAAGAAGTGATTGATGCATTAGGTGACATCTTAGTTACAATCATCATCCAAGCAGAGATGCAAGGACTGAAGCTTACAGAATGTTTAGATAGTGCATACAATATAATCTCTCAACGTACAGGTAAGATGGTTGATGGTCAATTTGTGAAAGATGGTAAGTAGTCTATCTATAAATGAGCTATGTCAGAAATGTAAGGGGTACAAGTTTGCTCCTTACAGCTCTGGCACATCAGCTACAGTGAGACTGTGTCATTGCACAAAAGAAGATCCTGAGTTTACTAAATTACAAAAAAAGATATTAGATGGCTTGCAAGACATGCGGAAAAAACTCTGATGGTGATTATTGCTTTCAGCATAAACCAAGAAAAGGATTATCAAGTGGGACAAAACCATCACTAACTGCCAAAAAGAAGGTTAGTGATGGAACTTCCCATCAAATGAGAGAAATGTTTCTTGATATATGGAAAAAGAAGCCACACAAATCAGAGATTAGTGGAACATATTTAGGTAAAGAACCTATGTCTACATACTTCCATCATATTCTACCTAAAGAAAAATACCAAGAAGCTTGTCTAGATGAAGAAAATATTATACTTTTGACACTTGAGGAGCATTCTAATGTTGAGAACGACATGTATAGATATGAGGAGGTTAACAAAAGACGTAATCATTTATTAACCAAATATGAGAGAACCTAATAGGGAAAGAAAGAATGATATTAAATATAATGTCACTCTTAACGAAGAACAGAAGCTTGCTAAACAACTAATTATTGATAACCAAATAGTTATTGTAACAGGTAGAGCTGGAAGTGGAAAGTCACTAGTGTGTGCCCAAGCAGCATTAGATTTTTTAATGAAGAAGCAATGTAATCATATCTATGTTACAAGAGCTACAATCGAAGTGGGTGGATCATTAGGATTCTTACCAGGTGATCTTGAAGATAAATTTAATCCTTATTTAGAAGCCTTTCAAGAAAATTTAGAGAAGTGTTATGACAGAGTCAAGATTCAAGAACTGGTTAAGAATAAAAAAGTGGTCGCTTATCCTGTGCAGTTTATACGTGGTAAGACCATTGATGATGTTCTGGTGGTGGAAGAGGCACAAAACCTGTCAAAAGGAGAAATGCTAGCCATATTAACTAGACTTGGTAAAACTGGAAAAATCATCATCAACGGTGATAATGAACAGAAAGACATCAAGGAATCATACACAGGTCTATCATATGCAATAGACATCTCTAAGAAGATTGAAGGCATAGAATGGATCAAACTTAAAGCTAATCACAGAAGTGATCTTGTAGGTAAAATATTAGATAACGAGTATAATTAAAAAACAATAAACATGAAAAACCAATTTTTTTACACAGCCAAGATTGGCGACAAGGAGTATTTAGCTTCTTTAAACATTAACAAAATCATTAGAACATTAGCTAATGATGCAGGTGGACTTATTATCATCTTAGATGATTTCAATGAAAGAGTTACAGAACAACCAGACATTGATCTTAAGACTAATAAGATGAAAGGATTCAAAAAAGTTCGTGAGACTGTACAATCAGAAATCGAATTAAATGCTGATGACGCACTAAAATTTATTAAACTAACTGAATACAAAGGATAAAAAATGGCAAAATTATTAGGAAACCGCATCTACTTAGAGATGCCAAAGAAAGAAGAGAGTAAGCTTATTGTAGATGAGAATACAAAAGAAGCGTTACAGAAAGAACTACTTAAGAAAATGAGTAGACTAAAAGTGCACAGTGTAGGAACAGCTATTACAGATCCAGACTTGAAGGTAGGGGTTGAAGTGTTAGTAGATCCTACAGCATTAAGAGATAAAACTCTAATCATTCCTTTATCAGAGAATGAAGAGGTGATGTTAGTTTCTATATTTGACATTGTTCATATTTGGTAATGATAAACAAGAATTTCATAATGCCTGCTTTAGCAGGAAGACTAGGTAATAATCTGTTCATGATAGCCAATGCTTATGCTAAAGCATTAGATCAGAATAGACAACTTATTGTTCCTGCTAATCAAGTGGGACATATGGCTGATTTTGTAGATAATGTATTTAGAAAACTAGACTTATATATAGATCATCCTAATGAAGTTAAAGATAGTGAAGCAACTGTATATAATGGATACTTTCAAAGTGAAAATCATTTTGATAGATATAGCGAAGCAGTTAAATCTTTATTCTCTCCTACAAAAGAATTCATAGATAGAATACGTACAGATATTCCTGTCATATTTAATACAGAAGTGACAGTGATAAATGTTCGAAGAGGAGATTACCTTCATTATCCAAACTACCATCCTACAGTGTCACCAGAATACATACACAAAGCATTAACCTTGGTTCCTTCGAAACAATACATTGTTGCTAGTGATGATATTCCATGGTGTAAAGAAAATTTAAACATACCTAACGCAATCTATCTAGAAGGATGGAAAGTACATGAGCAATTGTGGATAATGGCTATGTGCCATCACTTCATAATTTCAAACTCATCATTCAGTTGGTGGGCAGCTTATCTATCTAGACACCCTGGTAAGATTGTTATTGCACCAGAGACATGGTTTGGTCCAGAAGGACCACCATCATGGGAAGATATGTATTGTAAAGAATGGACAATTTTACCAACTTATTTTGATAACGGACTAATACAACCAAAATGATATCAATTTTAACTCTTACCTATAAAAGACCTCATCTATTAGAAGAGGCAATAGAATCTTTTCTTGCACAAGAAAACCCACCAGAGAGTGAGATGGTGATTATTAATGATAATGCTGAGGTGGACTATATATTTGATCACCCAAGAGTGAGAATAATCAACCACAAAGAAAGATTTCCTTCTATATCAGCTAAGCTTCAGTGGGGATACCAACAGTGTAAAGGAGAATATATCTATAGATTAGATGATGATGATCTATTAACACCTTGGGCCCTTAAGAATGCTAGTACAGATATAGAGAACAATCCTGGATATGATGTCTATAGAAGTGAAGGAATGTATTTCTTTGTAAATAATATATTTGAAAGAGAAAATTCTAATATAAACAATGGAAACATTTATACTAAAGCTTATTTAGATAGAATAGAATGGCCTGATACAAGTATTGGAGAAGATGCAGATATTACATTCCATAAAAATGGTAAGATATATGAATCAAAGCTTAAACATACAATGATATATAGATGGGGAATGGGAACACTTCATATTTCTGGAATGGGTCATCAACCTAACGAAGTTATATTAGCTCAGGCAGATAAAGTATTAGATAATAGAATAGGAACAATTGAATTAACTCCTAAATTTTTAAATGATTATTATGGACAGATTAACAGAAATAGCAAATAGAATAGGTACAGATAAAGGTACAATGAATTATGGTCATGGTTATACAGTGTTTTACCATGAATTATTAGATGAACTATCTAAAGGACATGTGAAGATGTTAGAGATAGGTGTAGCAGATCCTAGGTTTCCTGGAGCATCACTTAAGTTGTGGAAAGAATACTTTCCTGATATTGAACTAATAGGTTATGATATCAATCCAGAAGCTAAGAGTTTTGAGACAGAAGGAGTGTCTGTATTCATTGGAGATCAAAACAATCCTGAGCATTTAGAAGAATGCATCAAAACTTATGGAGCAGATTATGATCTTATTGTTGATGATGGATCACATTATGGTGAGCATATAGTTACAAGTTTCAAAACTCTGTATCCATATCTAAAAGAAGGTGGTATATACATCATAGAAGATTTACATGCTGCACAGTTAGATGAACATAAAATGATGGAAGAGATCAAAGCTCTAAACTATCCTTGTAAGGAATTCTACCAGACACATCATAACAAACTTCTTATTATAGTTAAATAAAAAAAGCCCCATCAAGGGGCTTTCTTATTTTGATATACGTTTTCTTTTGAATAACGGTCTTTTGGTACCAGAGTCTCCAGCTTCCTTCATATAGTTCCCATTGATTGGATTAGGAGGAGCAACCTTAGGAGCCATTCTAGGCTTACCACTCTTCTTAGCTTTACCAGAAGTCATTGATTTACTTGCAGCCATATTTGCATTTTTTAACTGTAGAACCAGATTTAGCTTTGTTTGATTTTGGATAAGATGCTTCTTTTGCTTTTCTTTCTTTATCAAGTTTCATTCTATCCATATCTTGTTTATGTTTGAATTTTTGATATTCTAACTCAAATGCTGGATTACTTCTTACTTTACTTTTTTTAATAGGTAATATTTTACCATTTTGAGCCTTCTTTGTGGCAGCTGTAATAATATCAGCTCTTGTTACACCAGGGTTTTTATCAAATCCAGCTTTAACAGATTTCATTCCTAATGATGTTCCATTTTTAGCTTTGCTCATGGTTCTACCATTCTTAGCACCTTCTCTACGCATTTTTTCGTAATAAGCTTTTTCTTCAGCTTTTGATGTAGGAAGACCTAATTTTTTTCTTCTTTCTCTTTGTTCTTTATCAGAGAAGATAGGTCTACCAATTTCTCCACCTAAACCTTTATACTTATCTTCTTTAGGTTTAGTTACAGGTTTTTTAACTTTAGCTCCAGTTTGAGCTTTTTTTATTGTTCTCATTGTTTACTATTTATAGGTTTAACAATTCCACTTACGTAGAGATTTATTGATTCTTGAGTTAGGATCATTTGCTGTCTTAGCACTAGTAAGTTTTTTCTTCATGCCTGACATTCTACTGCAGAAAGACTTACGTCTACCAGCAGCTTTACTTCCAGGTTTTAACTTAGAAGGTTTAGTGGTTACAGCTGTCTTAAGTTTAGATCCAGGGTTAGCTCTTCTGTAAGATGCTACGCCTTTCTTATTAAGACCACCAGAAGGATTCTTTCCTTCTTTTCTTTGCCATGCAGGAGTTGCCATTATTTCTTAGATTTAGCTTTAATTTTACGTTCTTGTTGTAACATAGCAGCTGTAGGTTTTTTACCAGGCTTACCAGCAGCTTTGTTCTTTTTAGCTGCAGCACGAATGTTATCCCATAATCCACGCTTAGAATATGAACCATCAGCACGTTTTAACATACCACCATTCTTAACAATTGGTTTACCTGGTATACCCATCATATTACCAATCATACCACGAGCCTTGGTAGTTTTTTCATAGATAGGATTGTTTTTAAATATACTATTACCCATCATAGCTTTCTTTCTCATAGTGCCACCATTTTTATTATTCATTACTTCTAGTGCTCTAGCACTAAGTTTTGCTTTAGGAATAGAATCATTAATTTTACGTGCTTTTTCAGAAGCTATTTCTGTAGCAAAAGACATGTTAGGAGATTTTCCTTGATAGTATCTAGGACCATTCTTAGTGTTCACTTTCTTAGTAGAAGTGTAGGTGTTGCCTTCTTTTGTAAGATATTCACCACCTTGAGCTTTCTTAATCTTACCACCAGATTTTAACGTGCTTCCTGCATATGGACCTTTCTTTTTAATAAGAGGACCATTAGGAACAGGTGTTATTTTACCACCTTTACGTAGTACACCAGGGCCTACATAAGCTGTAGCTTTCTGAGGATTTAACTTAGACATTATTTCTTCTTATTAGATTTAGCAATCTTCTTGAATGTTTTAGCAAGAGCCTTAGCCTTACCAGTACAACCAGGTTTGGTGATTGGTGTACATTTACCAGCAGTTCCTCTACGTTTGATAGAAGCTGCAGCTTTCTGCATCCATTTACCATCTTTAGCTTTAGCCACTTTACCACCGTTCTTTTTAGCCATAGCAGCTAATACACGATCTGGTTTTTTATTAGATCTTTTAGTAGCTTTACTAACACCAGTTGGTACTAATGATTTAGCAACATCTCCCACTGTAGCATTCTTTACATCATTAATAGTATTATTAATTAATCTTTTACCAAGATTAATTGCTCTTCTTGGAACATCTTTTAGTTTTGTACTAGTGATTTCTTCTATTGTTGTCCTAGGTGCTTGCTTTAACATAGCTCCTTTTTGACCTTTTTTAATAGTTCTCATGACTTATTTCTTTTTAGAAATCTTCATGCCTCTCTTGGCCATCTTAGTAGCACCAAGTTGTTTGTCTGCTGTAAGTTTAGCTTTACCTTTAGCACCTTTTAATGTTTTCTCTTGCACTTTAGTCCAAGCACCTTTAGCATCTGAAGGACCAACTCTTTTAGTAGAAGCTTTAAGACCAGATAAAGAACCACCGTTCTTCATTTTTTTCTTAACAGCACTACCGTTCTTCATTTTATCTGTCATCATTGCATTATCAGCTCTACCTTTAGCATCTAAATTACCAAAAGTTTTTCTAATATCTTTATCTTTTTTTCCTTGTTTAACTAAGCTTTTATTTAATTCAGATGTTCTTTTACGTAATTCTTCTGCACTAGGAGATTTACCAGTTTCTTGTCTAAGTGACTTATAAGTAATAGGTAATGTAATTTTATTAGAAACATCTGTTGAATCTTTCTTCATAGCAGCATAAATCTTATTATACTTATTATCTAATTTAAGCTTTTGAATTTTAGTGTTAGCATCTGTTTTAGATCCATTCTGTGCCTTTTTTATAGGTCTTTTAATCATTTTTGCCATAGCGTTTAAATGTTATATTAGGTTTAACAATAATGTCTTTGTGAGTGTATTGCCACATCTCACCTGTTTGATTAATTATAATTGTATAGATGGTATCAGTTTCATGACCATAATCAGTCACTAACCAAATCATCCCATCTCCCTTGGGTGTTATAACATCTATTCGATTCTTTGGTTCGTATATTCTCATAGAGAAGTGCTTTTGTTCGAGAACACCTGTTTTTCGTCACCCAACAGGTATGTTAATTATTCTGCTGTAGGAGCTTCTACCTCTTTAATGATATCAGCTTCAACACCTTTAATCATTAATTCTTCAATTGCCTGATTAGCTTGCATCATTAATTGAAACCTTGCAGCTTCTTCTGATGATAAGTAAGCTCTAACTGTGTTTAGAAATAATCCAAACTGTTGTCCTGTTAATGTGAATGTGTCTTCAGGAGTCCATGTGTACCTTTTTGAAGGATCATACTGTGCCATAATGTAATTGGTTTTTATTATTAATCAGTAAAAGTAAAAAATGTTTTTTAATTATCCAACATTAAAGATGGAAATATTTACAGAAGGTGATGCAGGTCTTGTTGGATTAGTTCCAGCAGCAGTTGTTAAAAGTCTCATCCCTGCAGATCCAGACCACCAATAAAATTTTAAAGATTGTCCAGCTGTTAATGCTATTGTATCTGTTATAGCTGCTAATGTTTGATCATTTTGGGCTGTTGATGTAGTGAATGTAAATGCTGAATTAGGAACAATCACATTGTCTACAGCATACCATACAGTTACATTAAGATTTGAAGATCCACCAGTAAATGAAAGTTGCATGTTAGCAATAAAACAGTAGATCCCAGTGTTATTAACTGTTATTGTATTGTTTGCTAATGTAAAACCAGTATTTGACTGTGTTGAATTGATTGCAACTTGGTTAGCTGTTGTAACTCCACCAGTAGTTTGAGTAGTGGTATCAAAAAATGTAGCAGAATAAAGACTTGTAGGAGCAGGAATTTTGCTTTCTACAAATTGATCAAGATTCAATTCTCCTCTATATCCTTGTGCAGGATTAGTTCTTTTTTCCCAAAGAGTGGGTTTAATAAATGTAGGCATATTATTCTAAGTTTATTTCAAACGTAATAACGCTTGATGTTGTTATTGATTTGCTCATGTCCACTCTTATCTTAAACATGTTGCAGAACTTAAGAATCTCTTCTATAAGCATGTTGTTATACATAGGATGACTTGCTGCTATTCTGAATCTATAGCTATCTGTATTCTTTGTAATCTCTAGACTACATAATTCATCAACAGAACTTATTACACCTTCTAAGTGTGCAAGAAAGACTTCATCGTTATCTTGCATCACTTTAGGAAAATGTTTTCTGTTTATCTCCATTTATGACAATGTTAATAGATATTTAGTTTTAGCTGCTTCTCCAGATAGTGAATCTGCAAGATTTCCAATATCATGATAACTATTCATATCACCATATCTTTTTAAATTGCTTGCAAAGTTACAAAGATCTTCAACACAAGACATAGGTGTACAATTAGTTAAAGGTTCTATCTTATAAAGACCAGGTCTTTTACCTGTATATCCCATAATCTTTTCTACCACACCATCTTTGAAATCATGTACATAATCATACAATGCTCCTAGAGCTTGGTGCTCTGCATAGCTAGTTGTTTGCCAATGTAGCAGATGTAATTGCTCATGAAAGTAAGTAAGCTTTGCAGCTATACTGTCTAACGTTAAGCCTTCAGATGATGATTTCATCATGTCATCTGGAAACAAGGATTTTACTGCCATGTTATTTAGTTTTTAATTATTAAGCACAGTTAATAGGGTTTGTAATACTCAAAACTAATCCAGATTCATTTGTAGATATTCCTATATTTTCTTCAAAAGGACAATCGATTTCACCGATCACAACATTTCCGCTTAAAACAGCAGGAATTGTACCAGCCGCGTTTTCATATAAATAAACACCAGGCACTACTGGACTTGATGTTGCATATAAAGTTTCTTCAGCTTCTCCACAACAAACTGTAAAAGTAAGTGGAATTAAAGCTACAGTAGTAGTTGTAGTTGTAGTAGGGGCTACCGTAGTACTAGTGGTTGTTGTTGGTGCTAAAGTTGTTGTTGTAGTTGTTGTGTAATTACAACACTCTTTAGCATCTATTTCTTGATAGTTACCTACCTTCGGTTTAAATGCTTGTACAATTAAACTACTTGGTACAATACGTCCTGAACCATCAAAACGTACAAAAGCTTTAAGCTTATTATTGTTATTACTTCTAGCCATGATTATCTTGTTGTTGTAGTTGTTGTTGTTGCTCTCGCAGTTGTTGTGGTTGTGGTAGTTGGAGCTACAGTTGTACTTGTTGTTGTTGTTGGTGCAGCTGTAGTGGTAGTAGTGGTTGTAGGATTACAGCACTCATATGCTGGAATCTCTTTCCATTTACCAACTTTAGGTTTGTTCTTTCTCAGAACTAAACTTCCTGCAACTATTCTGCCAGATCCATCGAATCTAACATAAGCCTTTAAAGGTCTTGTATTAATGCTTCCCATTGTTTAAAATTTATGGTTAATAGTTTAGGTTATATTTGTTTTTAATTTCATTCAGTTTAGTTGCATAGAACCAAGTACAATATTTTTTTGATTGTTCGTCATTAAGAATCATATCTAGGTTAGGATCTTTTGTTGGATCAGTACCCATGTGATATTTGCCTTTGTAAAAGGCTGGGTAACCATTTCCTGTTTCAGAAACTATTCCTGCATTATGAAAGATTGTATGTGTATCAAGCTTTGATATAGGATCTGTAGCCCATGCAAATGCCATTTCAGGTACCACCTTTGTTTCTTGGTTTCTAAACCATAGGTTCCAAAGAACAGCCCACATATCAGCACACCAACTTTGGTATCCAGCATTTTCATCTTTAAAGAATTCTCTATTCACTGTTTGTAAATAGGTTCTAATAAGAATACAATCATTCATCACCTTACTCCAGAAGTCACCATCTACATTCTTTAATAGATATTGTGCTCCTCCTGAATGATCATTGTTAGCCTCAGCTATTTCTCTGCTTATTCCTACAACACTTGCAATCTCTGCAAGGATGTCTCTACCTTTATATTCTTCCAGTTTCTCTGGTAACACTTGATTCACCTTACTATCAAAATATTTAGCATTGATGTAGCTATTTGTATCTGATAAGTAACACACTTCATCTTCTAAGAACTGATCTACATTGAAATCTTTCATGAATAGAATGTCAGAGTCACAATAGAAGATTGCTTTATCACTTAGCTCTGGATGCTTCTTGAAATGTTTCCAAAGAACATATGGTCTAAGTACAGGAATATAGATTCCAATTAATCGATTTAAATCATCCTCATCCTCGTAGTAATGAAACTCAGCTTCTGGATATAGGTCTTCTATTTGTTTCCATTTGTCTCTATTCTCTCTTCCTTTAGGAGTGAATATAAGATTGATTGCTTTGTCAGAGTGTCCTATTTCTTTTAGGCTTTCCATCCAAAGGTTCACTTGCCATGTATAATAAATATCGCTTGGGCAAGCTTGTACAAATTTTAAATCTTTCATAATGTAGTTGGTTTAATATAATTATTTATTTTTTGTTTGTTATTAGTCGCAACCACCGCCACCATTAATGGTATAAACGTATCCTGTATTATATGTAAAAAATGCGTCACTAAAAGAAACATCACAAGTATTCTCAAAACCAATTCTGTTAGGAGCACCGTCACCTTGTTCATTAACAAACGGAACAGTTAGTCCTGAGTTTGTATATAAATATGCACCTACTGTTATTGATGGTGAAGCTGAATATACTGTAATACCAGTTCCTCCACAACATTGCGTAACATTAAATGAATATATAACTGTAGTTGTTGTAGTAGTAGTTGGAGCTACAGTTGTAGTAGTGCTAGTAGTAGAAGTTGTTGAAGAACTACTACTAGTTGTGGTTGTAGTGGTTGGACAAGTATAATAAAAATACTCTGCAGTAATTCCTGATGAATTTCCAGGAGCAAAAGGTTCCCATGTTCCAGTTCCTAGTGTAGATGTATTTATTGCAACATTTCCAATTGTAGCATTAAAAATATACCAAGCATCTCCACCAAAGAATATAGCACCACCTCCACCTGTTAATGTAAAAGATCCTGAAGGAGTATCTCTTGTATAAGTTCCATTAGCAGCAGTGTATGAACCACCAGAAATAACAATACTATTAATAAAGTCTACACAAATTGTAGTTGTTGTGGTGGTGGTAGGAGCAATAGTGGTAGTAGATGTAGTAGTTGTACATCCACCAGCTGCTACACATGTTAGATATTCTAATTGTTTAGATATCTGCCAAAGTAAGTTAGCTCTTCCACTCCATCCTATTTGTCTACTAGGTATTGCCATGTTTTATTTATTAATTATAAACTCTTATTTCTATTGGTGTTTTCCATGTTAAAACATTGTCTTGTGAGCCGCCTATTTCTGTACCTGTTGTAATACCTAATGATTCTGTAGTATTAATATATCCTAAACATATATAACCAGTACCTACATCATCACCCATTAGATTAATACTTAGTGTTGTTTTATTTTCTAAAAATAAATTACTAGATTTAACTGAATAGTTACCAACACCATCATAAGTAAACCAAACATTCCCAATAGTGTTCTCTAATACAGTTGCTACTGGAGCACCATAATTAACTCCTATTTGTAGACTGTTAGTATAAGGAAGATTAAGAATAGAATTGGCACAAATAAAATATGTTCCAGGTAAGTTATTTGGTGCACCATATAATGTTAAATCATAATTATCTGGATTGTCTATTATTAAATAAGTATATCCAGCATCAAGCGTTCCACCGTTGCCTGGTATAGTGTCAGGATTATTTCCTCCACTCTGTGTTAATAAAGCTGTGAACACCTTATACTTAGGAGGTGTAGAATATAATTGCCAAACAGCAGCTCCTGTTGTTGCATTAGTACATTCATAAGTAGTACCATCATCCAAAGTCCAAAATGAACCAATTTTAAATCTTAAAGTATCATCAAAACTTGAATTAGGTATAATATTAAAGCAGTTAGTTGAATTTCTTATAAATCCATTGGAATCAAATACGTGTCTAATTCCACCTTGCCACATATCTTCATAGTCTACACCACATATACGTGAAACACCACCACCTTGACCAAAATCATAAGTTCCTTTTCTAAGTGATGAATTATTTTCTAACTGTATTGCATCAGTACTATTTAATAGTATATCATTCCCACCTGTATTGTTTCCAGTAACAAGTGTTTGTGCAAGTGTTTGAGATCCACTTACACTATTTCCTGTCACCTGTGTTAATCTCTCTAATTGCTTAGAGATTTGCCATAACAGATTTTCTTCTGTTCCCCAGCCTATCTGTCTAGATGGTATAGCCATTTCTTTAAATTTTATTTATTATACAAAAATAAGTGTTTTTCACCATAAGTAAGTGATTTTCACCAAAATTAAAATAACTAATTTAGTTATTTACCTTGTCCTCTATATAATTTCTTATAGTTTTTAGATGATTTCAAGTTAGATGTTTGAGATTTAGCATGTACACCTGGTCTACTGATTTTAGGTTTAGATATCTTCTCTACTATGTTGGTTACTTTTGCCATGTTATATAGATTTTAATTGGAAGTGCATTCCATCTTTTCTTTTCCACGTACCTCCCCATTCAAATCCAGCATCTGTAAAACATTTTACAAATCCTGCAGATAGTTGTGGAGTTTTATGTAATCCATTCCAAGCAGCATTAACATCAATTGCTATCCCCCAGGAATGTAAAGACATTGTAGTTAGTCCTCTCTTTCTTCTTACATTGAAACATCCATCGAATGTTTTCAACTCTTTAACAAAGTTTCTATCTATAAGATTTGTGAAAGCTTGAGATAGAGGAGCTACCATTATTTTATTACAGTATAACTTTTTTGGAATAACACCTATCTCTAAATTAGTAGGTACATCCCATACAGTCATATATTTTAATTCGTTCTCAGTTAAAGCAGGATCACCCCACTTCTTTAAGCACTGTGCACTTGTTACCATTATTATTTGGTTTAAAATAATTTATATTCTAGAACAACACTATAACCTGGAGGGTTATTAGGTTGTACAAAGTATTGAGCTCCTACATTGAATCTTGTGAATTCAAGCATTAGGTTTGTATATAATGTAGGTTCTCTTAATGTAAATCTTGTTGATTGAACACCAGCATAACCATGAAATTCAAAAGGTTTCTTACTCTTGATGATCTCTTTATGGATATCAATCATTTCTTTTTGATGGAAGATGATAGAATCTTTTATATCTAATTGATTCTTGAATTCAAGCTCCTTCTTCTCAAAGTTTTTGATTCTAGCTTCTTGTTCTTTGATGATTTGTTTAGCAAAATCATAACGTACAAGATCAGTAACAACAGCTCTAGCTTGGTTTTCTGTTAAAACAACAACGCTATCTTTTGTAATTGTCTGTGAAATACTGTTGAAGCCCACTAATAGGAAGACTATCAATAACTTTAATCTGTACATATTCTTTTTGTTTAATGGTTTTGATTCTGTTTACAATCACTGTATCTATTTTAGACAAGCTATCGATCACCTTAGCAGATGCATCATCTTTCTTTTCAAGTTCTAAAATCTGTATCTCTAGATTCTTAGTTTGTTCAAGCAAAGCATTATTCTTCTCTTGGTTAGCAGTGTAGCTGAATAGCCACAATGCAGCTACCACTACAGCAAGCCATTGTTTTTCAAGACTATCAAGAAACTTTGCTAAGATCATACTGTAGTTCCTTTAGCTTTCATTAAACGCTCAACTATGTTCGTAGCACCTTCTATAGATATATAAGCAGTTGCTAAAATTACCCAATTATCTGAAGTTAGATTTCCAGAAAAAAGGCCAAAAGATGCTACAACAAATACAGTGAGTTTTCTGCTCACCCATTTGTTTAAAAAAATATCTATTTTTTCTCCTCTACTCATTTTATCTAATGTTTCTATATAGTGTAGATGCGTATTGTAATAAGACACCTATTCCTATGATTATACCTACAGTCCAGGTAAATCGTTTCTTGAACTCTTCTTGCTTTTCAAGTTTGTGTTCTAAATCTTTGATTCTTTCTTTAAGCTCAGTTATGTCTGCAACAAATCCTCCTGTTTTAGTAAGAGCATTTCCTAATATTGCATCCACTACTTGTGTTAATTTGCTATCTATAGAAGTCATTTTCTCCTCTAGATCGTAAAGTCTTTGATCCATGCTTTTCAATTCTTTTTCAACTTGTGATTCAAATGCGTTTTCCATAAGGATTAAGGATTAGTATAGCACACGAATGCATAGATGCAACGATGCAATGATTATACCATTATATCAAGCAAATATAAAATTTATATTTGGAATAATAAATAGGTAAAAATATATTTTCAGCATAATATAGCATAAGATAAATATATTTTTCATACCTTTGATTCTTAAAAATCAACACTATGTCTTCTAGTTTTACACACACAAATAGAAAAGCAGATAGAATGTATGTTTTATATGCAAATGCATCTTATTACAGCACTGTATGTATGGCTGTAGAAAGTATTCAACAGTTTAGTGATGTACCAATTACAGTGTACATGTTAAATGATTATAGTGAGGTTCCTGGAGCTAACACTGTCTACTGGAAATGTGATGTAGAAGATGTACCAAAATCATCTTATATAGATAGAGATGATTCTAGAATATACAATCTATTAATACAAAGACCTCTTATAGTTAAAGATGCTCTTGAAAGATTTGCTGAGACAATCTGTTATGTAGATTCTGACAGTGTAGCAACTAAGTATGTAGATAGAATATTCAACTACTATCCTACAGATTCTGAGTTTCCGTATTTCACAGAAGGTATATATGATTATCTATTAATGAATGGTAGAGGTGTTGTAATTGGAAGAGAGAACTTACACAAGAGTCTTGAAGCTCCAGCATGTGAATTGTTTAATGTAGATCAATCTATTAGAGACAAGTATAGACAAACTGGTTATTTTGTAGCTGGTCAGAACACTATACCATTCTTAAATGAGTGGAGTTGGATGTGCAATCATCCAAAGATACTAAAAGATCCACAATACTATGCTCCCTATCACGAAGAGACAATAGTGAATGTGTTGTTATGGAAACATAAGTTCTTAGATAGTCTTCCTTATATATACACTAATGCTAGCCTTGATAAGTTTGATAGAATATATAATGAAGATAACTGGGGAAGTTATTTAGAATCATGGTTTAAGTTACCAGCTAGTGAGGATCAATTATTCTTCTTACATGGAGAAAAAGATCCTGTAGCAATGTCTAAACTAATGTCTAAAATGTCTAAACCTATTAAAATAATGTTCCTTGCTCCCCATCTGTCAACAGGTGGTATGCCTCAGTTTCTTCTAAAAAGAATACAAACATTGAAAGATTATACAGATGTAGAAATAATTGTAGTGGAATATCAATGTTATAGTGTGGATTTTGTTGTACAAAGGAACCAAATCTTAGATATTGTACCTGTATTCACATTATATGAGGATAAAACAGAACTATTTTGCATCATAAATGAATTCAGACCAGACATCATTCATATAGATGAAATGTCTGAGAGAATGGATAGAGAGATGATCACTAGACTGTATGCTGATGATAGAACATATAGAATAGTTGAGACATGTCATGATGTTTCTTTTGTACCAGAGACTAAGATGTTTACACCAGATGCATATGCATTCTGTACACCTTATCATGTAGATACATTTGCTAACCTTGATGGATATAAAGAAGTGATTGAATATCCTATAGATTATACTCATGTAAGTAAAGCTGAACAAACTGCTGCACAAATAACTCTTGGAATGGATGTAACAAAGAAACATGTTGTAAACATAGGACTTTGGACCAGAGGAAAGAACCAGGGAGAAGGATTAGAAGCAGCTAGACAGATACCAGATGTAGAGTTTCACTTTGTAGGTAACCAAGCTGGGAACTTCAAAGACTATTGGGAACCATTAATGAACAATGTTCCTGATAATGTTACTGTATGGGGAGAGAGAAATGATACAGATTTATTTATGAAAGCTGCAGACTTGTTTATGTTTAACTCTACATGGGAATGTAATCCTCTTGTTCTTAGAGAAGCCATTAGTTATGGCAAACCTATACTAGCTAGAAACCTTATTCAATATTATGACATGTTCACTGATTATATAAGAAACCTAAACCCTATTATGATAGTACCACAGATAAGAGATATGTTAACATCTCCTAACAATTATCCTATGCCACTTGATAATCCATCTATATTCTTTGCTAAGAATAATTTGAATCTATATAAGAAAGCAATGTCCGTTATTCCACACAAAAACAGTGTAAATGATTGGAATATAACACAACACTTCGTTGGACAACCATTCTTGGAGATAACAGGAACATCTACTAGTGACTTTCGTGTAGAGTTTTATGATGGTGATGTGTTGGTTCATAGTGACACAATCAAATGTAATCACTGGATAAGACTAAACAGAGAGTATTATACACAGTGGAAGACTGTGGTGTATAAAGATGGAGAGAAGGTGTATGATAAACTTTTAAATCTAGATGGTAGAAGAGTTTATATTGCATTCGATAGTTCTTCTTTAGGAGATACAATAGCTTGGATACCATACGTAGAAGAGTTTAGATGTGCACACAACTGTGAAGTGATTGTTAGTACATTCAAGAACTTCTTGTTTGAAAAAGAATATCCAATGCTAGAGTTTGTTGAGCCAGGTGCTACAGTGAATAACATCTATGCAATGTATAAGATTGGTTGGTTCTATAATGAAAACAAAGAACCTGTTCTTCCAAACACTATACCATTACAGCAGACAGCTACAAACATTCTAGGTCTTCCTTATAAAGAAATCAAACCAAGGATTGTAAACAGCAGAGTGCATCTTGCAATGAGACAAGTTGCTATAGCTACTAATAGTACAGCAGGATGTAAGTTCTGGACCAGAGAAGCATGGCAAGAAGTGATTAACTACTTACATGGAGAAGGATACAAAGTTATCAATACATCACTAGAAGATAATCCATTTGATAACTGTCAACCATTGTCTGATAAAAGTATGTCAGCAACCATGAGTGTTATATACAATAGTAGATTCTTTATAGGACTATCTAGTGGGCTTAGTTGGTTAGCATGGGCACTAGATGTGCCAGTGATAATGATTGCTAACTTCACTGATGCAGATCACGAATTTAAATGCCATAGAGTGACAAACAACCGAGTATGCCACGGTTGTTGGAATGATCCACAGTATAAATTTGATAAAGGAGATTGGGACTGGTGTCCTGTTCATAAAGGAACAGAGAGACAGTTTGAATGTCAGAAGAGCATAACACCAGAGATGGTGATAGATGAAATAAAAAAGCTCCTTAGTTAGGAGCTTCTTTTTTATTATTATCCTGCACCAAGAGAACTTAATCTTCTTGGTGGTGTGTTAAATATCCATTGATTATTCCCACCATTATCAGTAGAACCTTTTATTGCATAAAAAGTATTTGTTTGAGAAGCATTTATATTATAAAGTGATAATCTTGGACATATAACTAATCCTGGATTAAGTTTAGTTATAGTAACAGGAGTTGTACTTGACGAGAGTATATAAGTTGGATTAATGTCATTACCAACTTGAAATGTATCAGAAAAAACTATAGGAGTTCCACCACCAAAAACAATATAATTAAAAACTCCTGCGGGCATTACAGTAAAGTCTCTAAAATTTACACAATACAAACCTCCTGTAAAAGTAATTTGAGGAGGATTTATTGAATTATTTGACCTATTTAAATGAATATTATAAAAACTAACTCCTCCTGTTTGAAAACTAACAGCTGCACTTGATGTATTATCTATTATATTTATTGTTGATGTTCCTGCATTAAAAAGTAAAACACCTTGTGCTAAACCTTGAGAAGTATTCCAACTATTTGCAACATTTCCTCTTATATTTATAGTTGTATTATTACCTAAGAAAATTGACCTAACATTAGTAGATGAAGATGATGTAAATGTGAAAAAACTATGTACAGAATTAGTAAGAAGCTGTAATGAACCTGTAGATAAAGATAATCCACCTGATAAAAAGCTGTTATTTAAATAAACAAATGCATCTGTTATAGACAAAGTTGTAGCTGTTAATATTCCACCATTAAAATCAACAGTTGGAAATGCACCTGTTGAAGAACCATTTATACTTATTGAATTACTTGATGATATAGAATTATTAAAAGTTACTATATTTGCTGCAGTTATAGTTATAGTTCCTGTAGTTAAATAATTTCCATTTATAGTAAGATTTAAAGAATTATAACCTGTATCATTAATAGATAAAGTTCCTGTAAATGTTTTTCCAAAAGTAGTTAAAGTTTGATTATCAACACCTAAATTAGGTCCTTGAAATATTAAAGCATTACTTGTTGTTATAGACATAGAATTACACAAAGTAACATTCCCATGAACTGTTAAATTTGATGTTCCTGCCCAAGTAACTGTAGATCCTTCTATAAATGTAAGGTCTCTTATATAACTTGTACCAAAAAGAAATGTTCCCTGTGTTTTTGATACTATTACATTTGGATAATCATCTGTTGCAACTGCAACAGTTATAGTTGTAGAACTTGCTCCTGAACCTTCTATATATAAATTTGGAGCATAAGCAACTCCTGAAAATGAAATTGCTTTAGCAGTTGCTGTTGTATTTGTAAGATGAATTGAATTAGTTAAATTCCAACTTAATCCTGTTTGAGTTGTTGCAACTAATAATGTTCCTGATCCTGATAAATAAATATCATCTACATAAATTCCTCTAAAATTTGAATTAGATGTAGAAATACTTGCTGCATATAATTCATTGCAATCAACATATCCTTTTGTTAATCCAAAAGCACCTGTCATTCTTAATGGTACAAGATTACTATTAATATCATCATAACTATACCATTCAGCATTTACTGTTGTAGAATTAAATGTCATATTTCCTTTATGGAATATACCATTACAATTTATATATAAAGTATATGAACCAAGATCAAGTGTAGTATTAAAAGTTATAGTACCACTATATGTATGATTTCCTCCTAATTGAAGTACATAATTATCACTTGGTAAAGTTGTAGTTGTTATATTTAGTGCGTTTGTTCCAGCTAATGTCCCTGTAAAAGTCTTAGTATTTAAACTATTAATAGTTGCAGTAGCTGTAATAGTTAATGTACCACTACCTGAAGCAGCATTAACAATAGCATCATCAGCAGCAGTAGGCGTAGTTGTAGTGCCACCTGTGCCTCCAGGTCCATTATACCACACCCCTGCTGTATTGAAGTTTGAACTTCCATTACCTGCTACATACCAATACTTTAGTGCCATATTATACTATAGGTTCTTCTGTTGTCGGTTCTTCTGTAATAACTGGTTCATTAACTGTAGGCACTAATGCTTCTGACAATCCTAATTGTTGTAATACATAAGATTGTATCACAGCGTCATCTGTACCCCATTGAGATACAACACTGTTTGGTATTGTTGTAGAGCCACTGAATGAATTTGAATCTCCAATTAGTTTCCAAAATACCTCAACTGTTTGAGGAAATAATGGAAATGCATTAACTGTTATCTCTATAGATTTTGCTTCCCAATTTAATGGATAAGTAATTACGTTTGTAGGGTTTAAATTTGCCATGATATTATTTATAAAATATGTTAATTATTAGATCATTTACCGCAACAGCTGTTGCATCTGATTCAGCTAATCCTGTCACAGTTGTTATTGAAATTCCTGTTGTAAATGTTATACCATCAGGAAGTGAAACGTTAGCTGCTGATAAAGGAGGTATCACTAAAGCTATTACCACTCCTGAACCAGCTGTTGGTGTTGTAGCTATATTATGAAAAGCAACTTTTCTTGGTGAACCATTTGAATTATAAATGTACCAACCATTTACTGTTCCAGCACTTGCTTTAATAACAGTTGGATTTGTACTTGCTGCTGATACTAAATCAAAATAAGACGAAGGGGATACTGGTGTATATGCCATAATTATATAATATTCCAATTAGCACCATCGCTAATTAATGTTAATGATAAATATTGAACTTTTATTGGAGCTGTTAAACTTCCATCTATTGTTTGTGAGGATGTAGTGTTGATTGTTATTACACCTGTTCCTACATTCTTTATTGTGTAATAATTATCATTACCCACTGCTGTTGGTAATGTAATGTTTATTGTGTTTGAACCAAAATAAAAATAATCTGTACTTGCTGTAGAACCTGCATTAGTATTTGTAGAAACTAAGTTTATACTTTTAATTGATCCTCCTGCTCCAGATACTCCACTAGATCCTGAAGTTCCACTAGATCCATCTACAGCACTTGTACCTGATGTACCTGTTGTACCTGATGTTCCAGACGTACCACTAGAGCCACTAGAGCCACTAGAACCACTTGTTCCGCTAGTACCAGTTGTACCAGAAGTACCAGTAGTCCCACTAGAGCCAGAGGTGCCTGAAGATCCGCTGCTTCCACTTGTACCACTTGTACCTGTTGTTCCAGATGTACCTGAAGTACCACTTGAGCCAGATGTTCCTGATGTTCCATTAGTTCCATTAATTGCTGAAGTCCCTGAAGTACCAGTTGTACCTGATGTACCAGAAGTTCCTGTAGTTCCTGAAGATCCGCTAGTAGATGATGAACCACTAGTACCTGATGTACCATGAGATCCATCTCCTCCTGTAGCACCATCAAGGTTAACAAACCATGAACAATAAAATCCTGAACCAGTTTGACCTGTCACTTCAAAACTTAAAACACCAGTGGCTGGGTTATATGCTGTAACAATAGCTTCATTATGTTTAAAAGCATCGCCTGAATAAGTTATAATTATACTTTGTCCTAATGTATAAGATAGTGCTGTACCAATAGTAATAGTACCTGTGCCACCAGGTGCTTGAATTGTATAACATGTAGAAGAAGTTGTTGCGTATTTATCTCCTGAATATCCTGATGTTCCTGATGTAGCAGATGTTCCAGAGCTTCCTGATATTCCTGAAGTTCCACTAGTGGCTGAAGTTCCAGATGTACCAGAGGTTCCTCCAGTACCTGTAGTTCCAGAAGTTCCAGCAGTACCACTTGTTGCAGAGGTACCAGAAGTACCAGTGGTTCCACTAGTAGCAGACGTACCACTAGTTCCAGAAGTCCCTGATGTTCCAGTGGTTCCACTTGTACCAGTAGTTCCACTTGTACCAGATGTACTTCCTACACTTACACCTATTTGTTTTGTTACAACAATAACAGAAGGTGCAGCAGGTGCACTGTATGGAGCAACTTTAGCAGCTTTAGCTGTTAATTGAACATTTGGATTTGAAGAAGAAAATACAATCTCTAAATAATCATTAGCTTGTAGGTCTAATATAAAAGATACATATGGTAATTGTATTACACCATTAGTTGCAATAGTTAAATATGAATCTGTTCTAACAATGTTATTACCATTCTTTCTAACCCATATCTCTAAATCTGTACTTATTCCACCTGTTTTTTCTACTTGTAAAGAATATCCAAATTCATATACACCAGCATGTGCATATCTAATCTGTTGACCAAAGTCTAGAACAATACCATTTGCTATTTCTGTTGTATTATATGTAACTACTGTAGGTGTATTTGCAGCTATTATAGGTTGATTTGCATTATTAGAATAACTTGCAAACCAGTTAGCTATAGCAGCTCCTGAAGAACCATTCAATCCACTTGTTCCACTAGTAGCACTAGTTCCTGATGTTCCTGTTGTACCAGCAGTACCTGATGTTCCACTAGTTCCTGTAGTACCAGAGGTGCCACTTGTACCACTAGTTCCAGAGGTTCCTGTAGTTCCACTACTTCCAGAAGTACCGCTTGTACCTGTACTACCAGATGTTCCTGCAGATCCAGACGTACCAGATGTACCATTAGAACCATTTCCTCCTACTGCACCTTCTAAGTTTATATCCCATGAACAATAATTACCTGAACCAACAACTACTGTAGGAACACTGAAAACTAATTCTCCTGTAATGTGATTGTATGTAATAACAATACATTCTTGATAATTGAATGCATTATATGAAATAACAATAGACTGTCCAGGAGTGTATGACAATCCTGTAGCAACAGTAAATGTTCCTGAGTCACCTAATGTAAGACAATTAGTTGATGTTGTTCTATAAAGATCACCTTGTACTCCTGAGCTTCCACTTGTTCCAGATGTAGCGGATGTACCACTAGTCCCAGTAGTACCACTAGTAGCAGATGTGCCACTGGTTCCAGAACTTCCACTAGTACCTGTGGTACCTGAAGTTCCTGAAGTGGCAGATGTTCCACTAGTACCTGTTGTGCCTGACGTACCACTGGTACCAGAAGTACCACTAGTTCCATCAGCACCAGCACCAGAACAAAGTCTATTGTTTATCTTTTGTAATGCAGATTCAATAGTTTCATTAGTATTTATACCAATACATACTAAGTTAGGTCCTTCATAAAATACACAGGACGCACTTAATAATATTGGGCAAGGATTAGCTGCACAGATTATACTCATGAGGGTTTGTATTAATTAGTGAACAATTTTTAGAATATCTCCTGTACGATATATTTTACCTGGAGGTAAACCTGCAAACAATGCTGCTGCATTATTAGCATATTGAGGAACTACTTGTGGACTTGTTAATACAAGATTCCAATCAGCAGCTCCTGTACCTACTGACTTAGCAAAATACAAAATGGATGTAGCTGTATTTACATAAAGCTGTCCTAAGTATGTAGCAGATGTAAGAGGTGGTGTTGTACCAGATAATGGTACTAAATTAGTATTTATCTTACCTAACACTGTTTGAAGATCCTCTAAAGGAGCAACATCTATGTTATTAAGACTAGGGCCATTGTATATAACGCATAAAGCATTTTCATATGTGGCACACGTTGGGCAAATTGCAGCTGTTCTCATGTAGGCAAATTTATATATTAATTATGTATTATAAAAGCGTTTATATCAAATATCTGATATAATATAGCGTTGTTATCTTCTACTTTCTTTTTGGATTGTTATATCATATTCCTTAGCAAATTCAGCATCAAATATTGCTCCATAAGTCATTAATGATTTAGTAAAAGGAAACATCTTAGCAGCATTCTTAACTGGTTGTGCTTTCTTTCTAACCTCATCTGTTGTAAGTTCTGGATTTTTTATATCATATCCTGTAACTTCCATTGTTGTATGACTTACAAATCTTTCAATGTCTGAGAAGATTCCAATAGCAGGGAACATTCCACCACTTAATATCTTTTGAAACTCTACAGGATTATAGAAGAACGAAAGCTCACCAATGAATTTATCTATCACTCTTTGAGTATATCTATAGAAGTTCTTAGTTGCTTTATCATCATCATCGTCTGGAGCAACAAATCCTAATGAGAACATCATTCCAAATAAAGAAAGAAGTATTGCAAGTTCTTTTGCTTCATTACGTAGATTATTTTTAATCATATCAATGAAATCTTCTTTAGTCATGTTGAAAGGTTTACCTGTTCTCTTTTCATATTTCTCTGAAAACTCTTCATACATTTTATCTAATACAGCAAGACCTTTATCATTCATAGATAGGATGTTGTAGATGTTAGAGCTTCTATCTCTAATAGAAGTTCCCATTACATAAGCCCACAGTCTCACTCTACCAATATCGTATTTATCTCCTTCAGATATACCATCCTCATCAATTGTTACAGAGAAGTCATCAGACACTCTTCTTAATTCAGAGAAACGTGTATCAACAAGTTTAGGTATCCAGTTTTTGAACACCATCATACTCTTGGTCCAGATGTTCATTCCCATTCTATTCATATCAGAATCAGAAAGACCACCTGTAGCATTTCTAGATATACGTCTAGTTAAGTTTGTAAGACGTTGTAACTCAGTAGCATTGTTAAGATCAAGACCAGGAATAACAAGTTTACCATCTTCTAATGTTTTGATAGCATCTATAGATCTTGTTTTCTTAAGCTCTTCTATCTCAGCATCGATTTGTTTTTTTGTATCTCTATATGTCTGTGCATTCTCAAATCTACCTTTGTATTTGTTTTTTACAAACTCTCTAATACTAACTATCTTACCATCTTCAACCATCATGTTTTGAAGAAGAGTTAAGAATATAGATTTCTCTACGTGTTGCTCAGGTTCTCTCATAAAGACCATAAGCATATCAGAAAAGTTTTGTCTAGTTAAAGCAGTTAACCCTGCTTGTCTCAGCTTATCATATGTAGGATCATCTTTAAGAGGCATGAATTTATTAATCATTTGAATGAACATTTCTCTCTCCTCATCATTTTTGAATCTATTACCTATAAGTTTTCCTTCATTAGCAGCAAACTCTCTAGCTTTGAAATAGTTACCAGCTTGTGTTGCCACCTGGATATTAGCACCAAATAAGTTGACAGCTCCTGATATGAATTCAAATCCAAGTGTCTTTAATTGGAATGCTCTATTAGCAGCATCCATTGTCTTAACTAATGATGTAGCACTAGGAGTGTCATCTATTGTAAACACTTCTCTACCAGCCACTTTATTAATTGCTTCTTTCATGAAGTTAGAAACTTTACCAAGGCCTAATGGAATATCAGAATCAGATAGAGGATATTTTTGTTCGTAAAGTAGGGCACGTAAGAAATCATTAAATATCTTAGTGTTCTCTTCATTACCTTTAAGTTCTTCAGGCTTACCATCTTTAATCACTACATCACCAGTTCTACTAGTGTTTAAGTGATCTTTGAATGTCTCAATTGTTTTAACCAACTGAAGCTGTCCTTCTACATCTGATAGGTATGTATATTTCTCCATGTGGTTGATATACAAAATCATATTCTTGAATATGTCCTCACTCACATCACTATAATCATTCACACCATCTTCTCCTCTTGTAAAATCATATGTGTAGTATTTAGGAATGCTATTCTCTAGCTCTCCTGTAAGTTCATTAACTGCTCCATAACCCACATCATCAGCATTGATAGATAGATTAGTTCCAAAGTTTTTAACTGCAGAAAGACTGAAGTCCCAAGCAAAACTTTCTGCCATTCCTTTACGTACAAACGGTAGGAATGTAGAAGATAGTTTATTACTTATGTATCCAGCATCTTTAGCTTTAGTATTTATTTTTGTAATAAAGTTGTATAGATCTAACAGGTCTGCATCTTTCTGAATATTCTTATATTCTTTAGATTCCCATTTTGCAAGAGGATGTCTTTTAATAACATAGTTATCAAATCCATTGAAGTCATCTCTATCTATGTCCCATTTTCTTTCTTCCTCATAGATAAGCTTCTCTCTAAGATCTTCATCTTCACTGTATATCTTTTTAATCTTGTTTATTCTTTCATTCATGATCTTTAAAGCTTCTTTTTTGTAAGCTTCAACATCAATGTTATCTAATAACCATTCTTTGTTTCCTTCAAGAGCATTGCTATCTACAGTATCATAGAACTTTCTATCAAATCTATAGATGAGTTTATTAACTAACTTACCCTTATCATCTTTCTGGTATATCTCTTGAACAAGTTTTCTAATATCACCACCTCTGTCAACAAGTCTTTTTCTTATTGCCATAAGTTCATTCACTTCACCAAGAGCTTTCTGTGATGCCATTCCTTTTGCATTGGTTACAAGTTTGTATAAAATCTGTAACGATGCTAATGGAAGATCTGATATACCTCTAAAGGTAGAAGACAATCCTTTTACTATAGCTTCTGCTTTAGTAAGTCCTACAACTAAGTTTCTTTGTCCAATAAACTTATCAGCAAACTCACCAGAGATTCTTGTTATTTCTCTTTCAGATGCTCTAATTAGTTTAGCTTCTTGTGTAATGTTGAAAAGAAGATCTTTTCTCATAGCTATCTCTTCTTTCTGCTCAGGTGTTGTAGCGTTCTTCTCCATCTCTGCAGTGTAGATAAGATCTCCAATAAGATCATCTATTCTACCAAACACATCAGCAGTGGCCATATATTCTCTCATGTTCTCAGCAAAGTCTGATAACTGTGAGTCATTGAAGTCTTCTGATGTAGCAGGTCTTCCTTCATATGTAGTTTTATAATCATCAAGAATCTCTTGACCTTCTTTTCTCATAATCTTGATTACATCTACAAGAGGAGCAATGTTTAATGAACTCTGTGCTGTACGTATAGCTGTCTTAAGAATGTTCATACGTTCTCTTTTGAACTCACGCTCTTCTTCATCACTAACATCTTTCTTACTGATTTGTCTATACACAGCATTTAACTTACGAATCAATTCATCAAGTGATTCAAAACCAGTTGATTCACTTTCTTCTGATACAGGAATAAGTCTTACGTCTTCAATGTCTGCAGTGTTCACAGAACCAATTGCTATTCCTTTAAGTACAGCAGGAGATGATGGATTTTTAGGATCTTCTCTCTTGATGTCCATAATGATTGGAATAGCTCTGTTCATTCCAAACTCTTTCACTCCATAGTTATCACGTAGGATTTCTTTGTATCTACCAAGCTGAACATTGTATGCTCCTTGTTTGTACCAAGCAACATCTTTTGCACCAGGGGCAACACTCATGAACTTCCAGTCAAAGATGTTAGCTTTACCATTCTCTTCTACAATTAAAAGGTCAATGGTACCAGCTTCTTTTTCTTTAACATCATATATCTTCACCTCAGAGAACACTAATGGATTCTTTCCATTCTCAGAGAAACTAGCAATAAGATCTGTATAATACTTTTCAATCTTATCATACACATCTTTGTCAGCAACATTATTTATGTATGGACGATCTTCTATGATTTCTTTTCTTGTACCATCAGAATTAAAATATCTATCGTGAATCTCTTCAAAATATCCATGACCTTTTATACCAAGGTCTCTTTTTAATTCATTGAAAGCTTTCTCTTCTTCTGTAAATACTTTGTTTCCAAATCTTTGTTTGTACCAAGCTTTCACTCTATCAGTAACTCTTTTAAGAACTCTAGTTCTAGTACCATCTGGATTTACTAATTCATAAAAGTTATTTGCTGTTTCTTCATCAAGTAATAATGGATCTGAAACCTCATTAGATTCAACCTTTTCAAGTCTATCTTTAGTTGCTTGTAGTTTATCTTGTATATTTTTCTGAGCATCTGTAAGTTGATAATAGATTTCTTTTGAATCTAAATCAAGTACATTACCTTCTACACCATTATTTAAAATAAGTCTAGCGGTTTCTCCAAATATATTAATATTAGATTTTCTGTATTGACCTCTAAAGAAATCAACAATAGCATCCCACCATCTTCTAATTATAGATCGATTGGTTTCATTCATTAACTCAGGGAACTCTGTAGAGCCCTCAGATTCATTGATAATCAATTCAGCTATAAGTTTATCTACAGCTTCTTTCTTTATCTTTCTGATGTCTGGTTTACCATTAGGAAGTTGATACGCAGGATCATTCTTATATTCGTTTAATGTAGTTTTGTATATTTCAAATCTATCTATCTTAGAGATCATCTCTGTGACCATCTGTGGATTTTTTAGATTTATAATAGCTGTAGCAATGTGGACCATCTCTTCTGTAAGAGCAACATCTTCTTTACCTTCAGCAATAGCAATGATACCTCTTACAAGATCTGCAGCACCATTTACATTAGGATTAACTAATCCTGTTTCTTTCATGTATGTAGCAAGATCTTGAATCTCTACTCCCATAGCTTTGATAATATCTTTAACCTTCTCTAATGTCTCAGGAGAAGCTTTAGACATTGCAGTTTCACCTTCTTGATAAAAGATACCTTTAGCATTATCTATTTTTCTGAATGCTTCTTTGTTTGGAATAGCTTTATTATTCTCTTCTGAAAACAATCTACCACTAATACCAAAACGTTCTTTAGCAATTCTTGTCCATTCATTATTCAAGTTGTTGAACTTGTTATAATCAAGGATATTTAAAAACGCATCAATGGCACCCTTAGTTCTTAAGGATGCCTTTGTTGATGCTTCTGATGTTCTAAATTTTTTCTTATCGTTACAACTCATGGTTTATTTTTTATAAAAAAGGTGTACATGTATCATTATTGTCTTCTTCTTTCCAAGACTCATCTTCAGATTGGTCTAACTGTTTGAATATAGTTTCTAAATCTTCTTTTGAAAATTTAAAGAAACTAGGATCTACGTCAACATCTTTTAAAGTACTTGGGTTATAAAATGTTGGATTTACAACTTCACCATCTCTACTCAACACCATATCATATTTTCCAGTACCATATTGTAATGATAATGAATATGCGTCATCATCAATCCTATCATACACTTCAATAACGCTTGCTTTTTTCTCAACAGTGTTTCTAGCTGGTTTCTCCAAGAACTTAGTGATGATTACATCATTGTCTACATCTTCCACTTGCATGAACCCATTATCAAATACAGATTTCTTATCAACATCATAGAACTCATTAGCTCTATATGAATCACCCCAAGCATTTACAGCTTTGTAAACAAAGTAGTCTCCACTCTTTTGTGTTGTAACTAATGGTACACCATATTTATCTTTCACTTTTTGGAACAATCCTTTATTAATAAAAGAATAATTTCCAGCTTTACGCATTTCTGTTTTCTTAGCATTGATTACATCTGATAACTTAGGTGCACGTTTGCCTTCTAGTCCAGCTTGAGCAACAGAATCTTTATATGCCTGCATTTCTTCTTCAGTTAATAGATCTTCTCTCTTCTCCCATGTGTAAACAATGAAATCAGAAACAGCTTCTCTACTATTTATAGATTGCGTCATTACAGGTGGCATCACATTTTCAGCAACTGCTTCTTTTACAGGAGCTGATAAGAATGCCATTGATGGATTGTAAGATCTTCTACCTGTAGCTTTTGATTCAATCCACACTGCTCTCTTATAAGGAACCACATCATCATTACTCCAGTTATTTCTTTGGAATACACCTATGTTGTAAAAGTCGTCTAAGTTAGGAATACTTTCTAATTTAGACAAGGTTTTGTTATAGATTTTTTCAAAATCCTCATAAGGTATAACCGATGTAAATGATATAGGAGAATTAGAAAGTCCTGATTGTAATACAGCAAGTGTTACAAGGTTGTTGTACAATTGATTGTTCTCACCAGTTATTTTATTCTGAGAATTCAAATGTTCTCTTATTTCTCTAAATGCATAGATGATATTGTTTTGATCGTACACTTTATTATCTAATCCCTTCACCTTAATATTATTAGGTGTGTTTGCACTTGCTTTCTTAGATGGATCACTCTCAATGATATTGATTACATGATTATCTTTTAAAGGAAATTCAGGATCTCCTTTGACACTATTTTTAACTCTGTTTACAAAGTCTAGAATATCTTTAGCATATCCACCATCTTCAATTAACACTGTTCTAAGCTCATCATTAAACTTCTGATCATTTTGTACAGCCCAGTCAAAAAGATCATTCTGTACCTTCTGTGCTGTTTTAACAAAGTCTCTGTCATTCATATTGATGTAAGGAGTCATCACTTTTTGTATCACACTTCTCACTCTAGATTTATCTGACTTAAGAATCTCTGCTAATGCTTGTCTGATCTCACCAGCTTTAGTTCTAATACTTCCAATATGAGAGTTATCTAATATGTCATCTACAGAAGAAATAACTGTATTCTGTGCTTTAGCTAATTGCTGATCCTTCTTCCATATCAATAATGGATCATTAAGTGTAGCAGTGTCATAGTTACTTCCTTGTGTTACTAAGAACAATTGTTCTCCCATCTTAGCATACTTCAAGAACTCATCAAGCATAAATTGTTGTTGTGCTCTCTCTTGTGTATTAAACTTGTCTTTACCTACATTATCTTTCAATACTGATTTACCAGGGATTGTATCAACAGGAACTACACTAGCATCTTTTGCAATTGCATATTTCTCACTATTTTTAATTTCTTTTACAAAATCCTCAATAAACAACCAGCTATATCCAGCATTCTCAATATTATTTAAGTAGTCATAGATGATAGGTTGGTTCATGAAATAAGCTACAGTATCAATAGGTACACCTATCTTAACTAAGAACATGAATGTAGAAGCAACATTTGGTGTAGCACCAAGCTCCATGATCCATGGACCTGCAGAGATATCTACATACCCATCAATGAACTGTCCTAGAATATCAGATATATCCTGACCATCAGCATTTGTAATCATAGATAGTGAAGGAACAAGTCCTTTACCTTCTATAGTCATCTGATTGAATTTTTCAAACTTCACCTTAGCATCACCTATCCAGAACTGATCTTCTTTACTTAATTTGTTAAGTCTTGTATCATCTATATAAGTAGCTTGTCTTTGGTTAAGAGAGTGGTTAGTTTGATTCACTGCAGCAATACCAATAGCATACTTACCTGTAACAAACGCATGTCTTAATCTGGCCATAAACCTTCTATCCAACATGTTTCCTACATTTGTATAATCAAATGATTGACCTACTGTTTTCTCTGCAATAAAGTTACCAAGTTTTTTTAATTGATCAGCTGAGTTAGGTTTTATAAGTTTACTGAAGTTAGATGGATGAGACACTAAGTTTTGAGAAGATTGAATGTATGCATTCTCAAGAGATTGTTTGTATAGTTTATTAACTATTCTAGACTTGAACTCTTCTTTAGTAGTGTTTGCTAAATAGTCTTCTAGCAAAGCTTGATCAGTGTCAAATGCTTCTCCAAAAATACTAACAATCAACTTATCACTTAACTCTTCAGTTAGAGGTTGTTGATTATCTTTTATGAAAGCTTCAACCTTAGCCATCTCATCTTTATTGATGAACTCACCTTGATCAAACATCTCTGCAAACTTAGCCTTAGCTTTTTCACCATACCCTAAGAATGGAACAAGTTTAATTTCTCCTTTCTTATTTTCATAAACATTCTTGAAATAGATTGAAAGTTTATCGATATCAAAATCCGATCCAACCTTCTCTACTAATGCAGCAGGTACAACAACAGAATCTCCAAATTCTTTTGGTAAGAATTGTTTGATAACAAAGCTATCAATAGAGTTTTGTTTCTGTGTAGGAATACGGAATGCTAATCCAGATAATATACTTTGTCCTTCTGGTGTATTGTTTAGGTAATCAAGAAGATCTGCATCAGACATATCTGATTTGAACCATCTACCCACCATGATTTCACACACACGTCCACCATCTTTATCCTCATAGAACTTAAGTGTATCAGATGTAAATCCTGTCTTACCATTGATTTCTGATTCTTTTGCTCTTACACTCTCTAATAATGTAGAAGGTATCTGTACCTTCATACCACCAGAGATCTTAGGAGAGATCACCTCTCTATCAGCAATAGAATATAAAATGTTTTTGATTTGTTGTCCAGCAGGTGTAGCTTCTAGAACTGATTTACCTTCTAAGAATCCAGTTAATGCATCACTGATGTTATCATTAACTTCTCTCTTCAACACTTCATTACGTAATGTTTTAACAGCTTTCTCAAATGACTTCACTTTAAACTCACCATCTGCATACACTATACCTAATGTATTAAGAAGAGTGTTGAATCCTTCTTCCATGATTTCATTAAGTAACACTTGGTTATCTTTAATATCTTTGAAGATAGGAGATTTCTCAATCTGTTGTGTAGGACTAAGTTTGTTCCAAGCTTTGTATCTTTGATCAAAATCTTTTCCAGGGAAGAAGTCAATAGGTACACCAGCAGCTAAGTAATCTAATGTAAGTAACTTAGTTACTTGAGATCCTCTAGTTACCAATGCTTCTGCTTTAGAAGGAACTTCTGATTGTACACTCATAATAGAGAATGGTACATTGATTATTCCTTCGTATGGAGCATTATTGAATTCTCCTGTTTGTTTATCGTATGTAGAATGTTGTGCTTCAGCTCCAACCTTTCTAGCAGACTTGAACACAATGTAATCTATATTCTCAGCTTGCATCTTATTATACAACTTAACAGCATTAGAATCTGGATTAAGTTCTTTCATTATACGATATGATAATGGATACAATGCATACTTGTCTAATACAACATCATTGATGTTTTTAGGTTGACCATCAGATCCTAACTTAGCTCCAGATACAATTGGTTTCAATGGAGTGTAAGCACTATTAACTTGAGGATTTCCTTGATCAAGTAAAAACTCTTCGTAAGTACTTAAACTTAATCCTTTGTCTCTTTTCTCCCAAGCTATGTCATATTTGAATTGTCTTTCTTCATTCTCATTCCATTCACCAGCTCTAATTCTAAACTGACGGTTTGATTTCATTTCAATGATACCAGAACCATCTGTTTCTTTATAAGCACCATATCCAGGAAGATCACTTATCCCTATAACATCTTCATGTGTAGCTGTACGGAAATAGTCTTGTGTAAATTCTGTATATGCAATATCTCCTTTTTCATACCCTCTGTTCCAAACATCACTGAATGCAGTATTCATCTTAGGAGAATTACTGATTATAGATTGACGTGGAGAGTTGAAACTCTTAATACGTTTTAACTCATCATCATACTGATATGGATCTGCATATAATAGTTTATGCATCTCTATATTATTGATCATGAAGTTAACTGTAAGAAGAGATAGTTGTCTATTCAATTCAGCACTAGACATGTTCTTAGGTAGGTTAACATTCTTTAATGTAAATCCTGTCATACCTTCTTGAAGAATACCAAATCTCTTTAAGTAGCTTCCGTATTTAGAAGTCTCAGAGTTGATGTATTTTAATAATGCAGCATTGATTTTGTTTTCATTTAAAGCATACACTGCTTCTACATCTTCTTTTGAAGAAATAATTTCTTTGTGTAATTCTTCACCAAGAATAGATTTGAAGAAACGTAAGTCTTTTCTATTTCTATCTTTAGCTACTGGACGATCTGTTTCTCTAGATAGAGCTAACTCAGATAAGAAGTATCCTTTGAATATTTCATTGATTTCACCCATACCTCTAGAGATAGAAGCAGAAGAAACAGGATTACCCATATTAATCATCCATTCAAGAGAAGCATCACCAGGAATTAAGTTTAAGTATCTTCCTGATAAGTTTAAGTTTAATTCTTGAGTTAGACGCTCTGGGAATGTAAGTTTAGAAGATGGTTTTTGTTTACCATTTGATTCATTGATTGTACCACTTACATATCCTATTTTAAACAAGTCACTTGTCTTTGCTTTACGAGTACCATCTGCTGCAAACATTCTTTGCATAAGATTAGAGTTCTGTGCAAAGGAGTCAGTTAATAAGTAGCTATATTTAGTACCAGCAATCTCTGATATATTATTTATCTTAGATAAGAATGTGTAAAGATCAGATGCGGCATTAGTTCCAATGAACGATTGAGTACGCTCACCAGATACATTGAAATAAGTACTGTTGAATTCAGGATTAGATATTGTAGCTTTTACAAGTCCAAGTTCTAATAAACGATTACTAATGTCTAACACTTTACCAGAGAATGTAGCAATCTCTTTGTTTTGTGATATACTTGTTTTGATACCAGATACAGCATCTTTAAACATTGTTAATTGTTCTCCTTTAAGTTTAATCACTTCAGATGCAGTGAATGGTATTCCTAATTGCTTAAGGAAGTCAACCATTGCTGTAACGCTATCAAGCTTAACCTCTTTGATCTTTGATTGATTACCTACAAACACTTTCTTCTTGTCATCATATGTAAAGAATCCTTTGTTACCTTTAGCGTAAGTAACAATGTTATTTATGTATTCACTTCTTAATTGGTTAGCAGCATTTGAAAGACTAGCATCTCCAACAACAACATCTCCATTCTCAAGAATGAATACATTTTTAACCTCAGGATTTTGTTTTTTAAAAGTTCTCCATAATGCACTAATCAATTGTAATCCATGAGTTGTATCCACTCTATCTAACTCAACACCTTCTTCATCAAATGATCTCTTAGTAATACGTTTATATAACGTTCTATAGTTAGGATCATTCTCTGCCATCAAACGTAGTTTCTCTAACATGTCTTCAATACTTGAAGCATCATGTAGGTTACTCATTAAGCTGATGTATGTTTTACTTGTAGGAATTAATATAGCTCCTCCAATACTAGATGGTTGTAACTTACTAGGATTGTTAGGATTAACTACAGGTATAGTAGAAAGTAAAAGTTTGATTGCAGGATTAGCTTTCTTGAAGCTATCTATTTTAGAAGCATCACCAAATCCTTCATCTTTACTTTTCTCAATATCATTTATAGCAACGTTATCATTCTCATCGAATTCAATTTGATATCCTCTTAAATACTCTTTATGTCTCTCAACAATAACAGGCCACTCACTAGAAACATTCTGCATGAATACAGTGTTCTTAACAATTGCTTGTTTTAACAATCTAGTTTTTTCTTCTCTGTTATCTTTAAGATACTCTTCATTCTCTAAAAGTTTATTAGCAGCAATATTCTTTTGGTTAATGGTTTGTAATATCTGTGCCTTTAAACCAGAATATAATTCTGAAGAAGGAATAGAATCACGTGTGAAAAGACTTCTATCTGTACCAATCAAATTGGTAAGAGTTAGATAGGTCATATGTTGAATGATATCAGCTCCTTCCTTATCACTAATTGTGGTAAGTCTAAACTCTGATTCAGAATCAGCAAATGCATCTTCTATATCAATAATACCTTCTTTAGCCATAGATAGCTGTGTAGCATATGGCATGTTCTTTTTGTAATAACCATTACCTATTCTTTTGAATAACTCCTCAGTGTTATTAACTGCAGTCTTACCAAAGAAGAACTGTTTAAAGAATGATGCAATGTCAGCAAACAATTTAACTATAAATGGTCTTCCTGCACTTGGTTTAACAGGAACTTTACCTGTCATAATATATTCTCTGAACTCTTCAGCTAATTGTTCTTTAGCTTGCTCTGGTGTAGCTTCAGAGTATTTGATTGTTTTACCTGTAGGTCTATCTACGAATGTTCCTTTACGAGAAGTAAATTCTTTACGAATAGCTTCTTGCTCAGTAACATCTGTAAACATTTTCCATACAGCTTCAAACACCTCATGATATGCAGTACCCACTTCAGCATTTTCATACAAGTAGATAGCACCATCTTTAAGCATACCCCAAGCTTGTCTACCATTAGTAGCTTGAATAATATTCTTAACTCTGTATACAGGAAGGTTAGGGAAGTTAGCTTTCAACCAAGTTTCTACATCATTCCAGTTCTCAGGTTCAAACATGTTAACTTCTGATTCAACTGCAACACGATGTGCTTCATCATTACCATCATCAATCATTGAGTTGATAGCATCTATTACATCTTGATCTAAAGGTTTACCAGCTTCTTCTTGAGCTTGTTCAATAACATCCTCAGGCATTGTAAACTCAAATTCCATTTCTTGCTCAGCAGCCACTTTAGTTAAGTCTTGAGCAATAGCATTATAGACTGTTTTCTTGATAATATCTTTTGGATCTTTACCAGCATCTTCAATCTTCTTAACTATCTCAGCAAGATCTCCACCTTGCATAATAGTAATAGACTCAGCATAGTTATCAAGTGTTGTTGTAGCAGGAGCTCTAAATAATATTTTCTTACCCTCAGGAGAAGTGTATGTATTAGTTGTAGTTCCATCTAATTTATAAATAGAAGTTTCTTCACCATAAGTGAATTCCATTGCAAAGTCATCTGAAGCAGAAGGCTTAGCTATAGGAGCTCCAGGTGTCAACACCTTAGCAACATTCTTTTTAGGTTCAGGCACAACAAAGTTATCTGCTGTATCTGTAGTGAAGAAATATATTCCTTTTCTATTTACATCTCCTTCAGCAATTAAAGGTCTTGCTGTTGTAGACAATGGAAGTTCATAATCATTTCTTGTAGATCCATCAGGCTTAACATCTGATAATAAATATGATTGATAGTTATCCCATACTTGAGAATTGATTTCACCCTCAGGAGAAATAGAAATAATTTGTTCAAACTTCTCATTCAAGTCTTGAGCAAAAGCAGAGTTTGTATTTGTATAGATTTTTCCTATCTCAGCAACAAGTCTTTCTTTATTAAGTTTCATTGCAGATGGAGTGAATAAAATACCCACATCCTTACCACCAATCATGATTGTAAGTCTACCTGTCTCAGCACTCTTCTCAAAGAATAAGCTACTGTATCCATCTTTCTCTTTTCTGGTTCCATCTTGATTTCTAGGAATTCCCCAATAAGTAGTTCCTTGTAAAAATCTTAAAGCACGTTTTGAGCTATCACTATCTGTTCCTTCTTCAGGATTGATCATGTTTTTAGCAAACAATAACATAGCATCAAAGATAGCATTAGCCTCAGCTTCAGTGTGTTGTCTGTTTTGAAGTTTTGTATATCCATTAGGAGTTTCAAGAAACACAGCACCCAATGCACTATCATATGATACAGTTCCTTTACTAACTCTAGTGTTAGTTTTAGGAATGAATATCAACTGAGAACGTTCTAATTGACTAGGAGTAATAAGTCCTGCAGATGCAACAGATGTTCTTGTGCTATACACAATCTTACCACTAGCATCTTTTACATTTTCAACAATACCAAATGAAGCTTCTATCTCATGCTTTGCACCCACCGTAGTTTGTTTCAGCACTTCATCTCTCCACTTATCATATTGTACAATGATTGCATCTCTTACATCCTGAGGAGTGGTAGCTCTAAATAAAGAACCATCTCTCATTTTATTCTCAGGGAAAGCTTGATAGATAGCAGCATCTAATAGTTCAGTTCCTGGTGCAATAGGTTGTCCATCTACACCTACCAACTGTCCATTAGTATTAACCATTACTAAAACAATCATGCTGTTCTTATACTTGTTGATAAGGGTAGCATCATTACCTAACATGCGTTCTATAACACCTGGAAGTAATTGGTTTTGATTTTTAGATGTAATGTATACACCACGAATATCATTTCTATTAGGAAATGAATTCATGTTAGCACCGAATGTGTTAGCTCTAATTTGATGAGGTTCACCTTCTTCTACAGGAATAGTTGCTCTAGGAACTATCTCATTAGATTTTTTAGCATCAGCTTCAAACTCTTTATTATATTCACGAGAAGGCATTCCTTTATCTTCTGTAGACAATGCTTTATTAACTATTGCATCACTAGAATATAGTTTATCTTCTTCAGCTTTTTGTTTCTTATACTCATCAAAGATCTTTTGGAATCTATCTACTATAAGTTTCTTAGCTTTATATTCATTACGAAGCTCATTAAGTTTTGCTTGTATCTCTTTAGCTTGTTCAGAAACATCTTCTAACTTAGTAGCATTGATAGAGATTTCTTTAACTAAATCATTTGTTAATGCATAGTCAGCAAGATATTCTTTAACTATAGCCAATCCTACTGTAGGATCTTCAGAGTCAATCATATTATCTAATGCTTCACTTATATAATCAGAGTATTCACTATCAAATGTATTCAAGCTACTTTTCAATAGACGAGCAACATCTTTAATAGCATCAGTAATTTGTTTGCTTAGTTTCTCTAAAGCTGAAAGAGATTCTGCAGTTTGTTTTCCAAGATCAGTTAACCAACCAATTTGGTCTCTTAACTCTTTAAGGAACTCACCTGTGTTCTCAGGAAGATCATCTAAGTTATTAGCAAAGTCTTGGAAGTATGAGATATTCATCTCAAGCTCTTCTTGCTCAGCTTTAAGTTTAGCAATCTCTAAGTCAACATTCTTTTTCATGTTGGCATATCTATTTAGTGTTCTTACACTAGTAGATAACACTTTTGAGAAATTACCTTTTACCTTTTGTCCTTTAACTCCATCTTCTTTAAGTTTAGCTATAGCATCAAGGTCTTCTTGTATCTTAGTTAATTCATCTGTTTTAGATAAAAGCTTTTTGTTAATCTCTTCTAAACGTTGATTTGTTTCAACCTCAAGTTGAGACAACACTTCTAACCTTGCTTCTCTATTCTTAGCAAGAGTTTGTTTTTGTTTAGCTAGTTCTTCTGGAGAAGTAAAATCTTCTCTAGATACTTTTTGTTCTGCAGTTTCTGATGTAACATTACCCACTTTAGTAACTCTAGCTTTCTCATATCCTTCTTGTGCAACAAAGTGTGAGTTGAATAATTGTTTCTTATCCACCTTACCTTCTTCATTCAAATACACAAAGTATAACTTACCCTCTTGTAATTCAAGTCTACCTTGTTTTACTCCACCAAAGTTTTTACCAAAGTTATATTCGTAAAGATCATTTCTATGATTGTAAAAGAAGTTAGCTGTCTTATTAGCTTTTAAGGACGTTACCTTTCCAAGCTTATAGTTTTCCAACACCTTCTTAGAGATGTCTCTAAGCTCTCCTTTATCTGTTCTAATTTTAATTGTACCATCTGCGTTCTCTCCTACAATAGTAAGCTTAGAGATAGGAACAGGAGAGTTAAGTCCTTCCTTCTCATAATCAACACCTTTACCAACAAAATAGTCTACACCAACTTCTAAGCTTCTTTCACCATCTTTGGTCTTCACTTTAACTACTTGCGCATCTTCTGGTATAACATCTTCTTCTTCTACTTGTTCTTCTGTTTCAGACATTGGAAATTCTTCATCAACAATATCATCAACTTCCTCTGCTTCTTTATAGTTTTGTGGTTTATTTAAAATATCATTATACTGATCAATCATTTCCTTTCTTCTCAAAGAAAGTTCTGCAAGATCATATAAACTGTTTTTAAGATCACTCTTTACATCATCTGTAACATCTAATTGATCGATGTATGCTAATGTACTTTTAATGTCATCAACGCTAGATCCTTCTTTCTCCAATATAGCATTTAAGAAACCTTGTGCATCTACATTTGATTCTATAAGAGAGTTAGCCAGTTCTGGCATACGTGAGTCATAGTTTCTAATCTTAGACGCAGCATATACAAGTTTATCAATTGTATCATCTGTGTATTTGATTTGACCATTCTCATCAACAGCATTCTCATACTTATCGTTTAGCTTTCCATATATTGAACTTACACTATCAGATAACTCTTGTAAGTTATTCAATTTTTGTAAAAACTGTTCTCTTGTTTCATTTGCATTAGCAATTCCTCCTCTTACTAATTCTCTAAAACCTTCTGGATCCATTGCTTGACTTCTATATAAATCAAGTTCTTCTTTTACAGCATCAATTTTTCCATACTTAATTCTAGGCATTAAATAAGAAAGCGTGAAGTCAGCCTCATAGTCTTTTTCAGAAAGCACATCGTTATTAGCAATTGCTTCTTGTCTTAGTTTTTGAGAACCTATTCCTATTGCTAAATATCCAACGCTATCTTTAAGTTGTTTCTGAAGACTTGTTTTATTAAGAGCATCAATAGCTTGCTTAGTATTAGCTTGTCTTTCTCCACCTGTACCAAACAATCCTTGTTCAGCAATCACTCCTGATTTACCAATACCAACTCTTGTATCACCATCTTTATTTCTATATGTACCAATGATACCACCTTGTTGAATTCCTCCTGATATACCACCAATAAGAATGCTTTCCATTCCTTCTTTAGTAGTTAATGTATTATGAATACCTTCACCAAATACATTACCCATAGCTCCACTTAATGTGCTTAGGAATTCTCTAGTATCTTGTTTATTCTCACGTGCACGTTGGAAGTAGTTAGTTACACCTGTTTGAATAGAGAACTGCATTCCTTCTTCAAATGCTTCTGAAGGAGAAAACAACACTTGACTTATACCTTTTGCTTTTTGTGTGATTCTTCCAAAGGTAGTTTTTGGAACTACTTGTTTGTATAAACCAGTTTCAGCATCTTTTGTTATCTCATTGATTAAAGCTTTGTCAGCTTTTCTTGAGCTTCCTAATATCTTAGGTAACTGTACGTAGTTAGTACCAGTTAATAAAAGACTGTTACCTCCCCAAATGTACATACCTACTTGATCAGCAGACTCATTGATTCTATCTAATGCTTCTCCTGTAGGTTCTACACCATATATTTTTTTGTATTCTTCTATAGCGTTTCTTCTATATTCATTCATTCCTTGAAGACCTTCCATAGAAGCTTCACCGAATGTACCCATAGTAGATGTAAGAATTCTATCAGAGTCTTTTAATACAGCAGATACTGGAGACTTGATATATTTTTGTGCCATAGAGTTTAACGCACTCTCAAATGCATTAAGTTTCTGCATGTTTGGTACAGCACTCATTGATCCTTCAATTGCAGTAGCTGCTTCCAGACCTCTACCTGCTTGAACTAATTTATTAGTAAGACCAATAGATCTAAACAAACTACTCCATGCAACTCCACCTCCTATAGCTCCAACAGAATAACCAAGATTTTTTAACACCTTGTCAGACCAGAAGTTTGCTGTAAGAATATTTTTTGGAGAATACCAGTTAGCATCTTGTTCTTGATGTGAATAGTAGTTAGGAGCATAATCTTCTAACCCTCTCATCACCTCATCCATTTTTCTTGTAGTAGTATTATCAATCAAAGATGCAAGTCTTTGTTCTGCAATAGATGCACCAATACCATTTACAAGTCCTACAGTACCAGAAATAAAAGATGTTGTTGCAGTGCCTAATAGTTTCAATGAACCATTGGCCCACTTCTCACCAGCAGTTTGACCACTAGCAGCCATCTCTTCATAATCTGTTCCAGGTAAAGTTTGTTTATATCTATTACCTATGTAAAAAGAAGACAATGGAATATCTGCTACACCCAAATCTTTAGGTTGAGCTAGTGCATTTTTCCACATATCTATTGCAGATATATTCTGTCCTGGTTCAGTTTGATTTCTTTGAAAATCTACATCAGCTACAATTGGTGTAGTAGGAAGACCTACTGCCACTCCTTTTCTGTTTATATAATTTTCTTTACTTGGTGGAAGCATAATTATTGATTTGGTATTGTTAATAAACCTTGTACAAGTGTAGGATTAACTACAGTCTTAAGAGTGGTAAGTACGTTTTCTAAATTCTCATCACCATCTAGTTGTTTTACAGATTTTCTTTTTCCATCAGACACATATAAGAAAGGATAATATTTTCCATTACTAAATACAACATTTGATTGAACGTCAAACGTTGTGTTATTTTTCATCATTGGGAAATCAGTTTTATCGTACCATGAATCTCCAGATAAATAAGTAGATACCTGAGTAGGATCCCCAGCAGAACTTTGATAATTATTATAGTTCAGTTTATTTCTAAGTGCAGAAGCTTCTCTGCTTTCATATAATGTACCAAGATCAATACCAATTTTAACAGCTTGATCAGGTTGTAATGTAATACCAGCTTTTCGTTTACCATCACTATTATAAGAGATCACCTCAACCATAGGATTGTTGTTCTCATCAAATATAGTTCTAGCACCGATATTGTTTTCATTAGGATTATTAGATAAACTCTTATTGAAGTCTTCATAATCTGGAGATAAGTTTCCTGCTCCTGTTACAGACTCAGCACCCCAACGTTTAAGTTTTGCTAATGTAGCTCTATCAGTTTCATTATCTCCTGTCATTATATCAATGTTTCTGTTTGGAGCAATGTTATAATGCTGTTGTATAATCTCAGCTTTCTTTTGAATTCCTTCTGAGTAAGCTTGATTATTCATTATACCTTCCACTTTATGAACTTGAGACCAGTTTCTTGATGGTCCTCTTTCTGATTCATACATTATTTTAGTAGGAAGTTTAATAAGATCTTTTATATCTTGCCAGAATGATAGATTTTGAACCTTAGTTCCTACACCATTGTTATCAATAATAACATCCTCATTGTCATCAAGATATGCTTCTGCTAATGCTCCTTTACCTCTTTTCTGTAATCTAGAAAGAGCCATTTTTGATTCTTGTTCAAGAGCTTTAGCTTCATCACCACCAAATAAAGAATCTATAAATCCTAGATCACCTTTTTTATAGATGGCAAGATCTAACATATCATCTTTAGTAAGTGTATATTTTTTATCCTTGTAAGTTACTGTTTGTGGTTTGAAATCTGTCATAGCAAGTTTCTTACCAACCTCTCCAAGTTCTACTTTGGTTTGTTCATCAATTTTTTGCTTAACAGTTAACTCACTTTCAAATATACGTTTACTGTTTCTGAATGCTTGATATGTATCTCCTATGATTGGACGTGCAGCTTTTTGTTCAGGAGTTAATTTATTATATTCTGTAGTTGCTCTAGTTGCCCAACCACTTTTAAATTGTTCAGGAGTTTGACCAGCATTTTTAGCAGCATTATTTATCATTAAAGAAATAGCTTCGTTACGCTTCATTCCTCCTGACATTAACTTATTAAGCTTAGTAGAATTAGCAGGAATTTTACTAAATACAGTTTCCCATATAAATGAATCTGAAGCATTAGAATAGTTAGTAGCAGCTTCTTCAAACTTAGCATTCTGTACACGAATTGTTTCAATAGCTGCAGATTGAGCTCCTTGTTCTGTAAGTTCTCCTCCAGGACCAAAGCCTTCATAAGTACTACCATCACCAAGTGTCTTACCTTTACCTTTAGCTTTAAGACTCATTATAGTAAGTTCTTTCTGTTGAGCTAATGCTGCATACTTATAACCCATATCATCTGCATGCTGAATTTTTCTTTGACGGAAATCTTGAGCCCATCTAGATTGTGCATTAGCTTCTATCTGCATTTTCCATTGTTGGTTCCAAGCAGGGTTTTCCATTACTTGAGTCTTATCTTTGATTTGACCAAACATGGTTGTGTATCTAGCACTCACATCATCTTTGTATAAAGCTCCTCTAACAGCATCTGGATTTTCAAGAGCTGAATTAGCATAATCATCGTATGCAGAATTTACTGTTGCAATCTTTGCTTCAAGATTATCAATATCAGATTGAACATTTTTACCCATACTTTTTTGTAGAGTGAGTTCATGTAACTGATCTTCATATCCACTTAATACAGATGTTCTTTGAGATGAAACTTTTTGAGCAAGTTGATTAGCATCTAATCCACGATAGTTATATTGACCTGTAATATTTAATTGTTGACCTACTCTTGCATCTGAAAAGATTTGTTCTAATGTTGCTTTAACTTTAGGAGGGAAGATACCTTCTTTCTCCATTCTAGTCATTGTAGGAGAATAGATAAGATTACCTCTGGCATCCTTCATAGGTTTTCCATCAGCACCTAATTGGTATATCTGATCGTAAGAAAATCCATCAGGCTTTACAGCATCAAATGTTTCTCTAGCAAACTTATCTACATCAAAGTGTTGTACATATCTTTGACTAAATCCAACTCCAACCTTATCATTACTTATCCAATTGCTTAATTTACTATTGAAATGGTATTCATTATCAGGAGTTAGTTTTCCATTCTTTCTATCATCTTCCATCATTGCTTGTTCTTTTCTAGCCCAAGCAGTAGAAGCTACAGCAGTTTGTACGTTTTTATCTTTAACAATTTGATTGGTCATTCCATTAACAGAATTAACCAATTGAAAATTAGAGAAGTCACCAGCAGCAACACCTCTAAGATCATTACCTAGTTGATTAAGTTTAGATTGCAGATATACTTTATCTACATCTCTAATAACGTCTAATCCTGCAATATTATCAATGTTAGTTTGAATCTTTTGTATACCCTCATCATACTGCTTTTGTTTGTACATACCAACTTGAACCATTGCGTCAACAGGCAATTGTGCTACGTAAGGGTTAAAGGTTGGGATTTTATCTGTCCAAGATGCCATATGTTTTTCTTTTAAAACATGTTGTTACATGTAGGTTAGCAAATGTAATATGAATTATTAGAACTACCAAAATTAATAATGAATTCTGTTAATTCTTTATAATTAAATTAGTTATAAATTTTTGATAGATTTTACTATTGAACCATTTCTAGATTCCTTTTTACTTTTTGTTTTAGTATTACCATTGATTGGTAAAGTGGCCAAAGAAGGAATTGCTCCAGTATTGTTTTGTTCTTGTGCAGCAATTTCTTCTGGAGTCATCTGTTCCAATTTATAATACTTAATAGTTTTACCATCAGCTTCGTACACAGGAACTTGTTTTTGTGTAGCTGAAGTAGAACCCACTGTAGGAATATTTGGTTGGAACAATCCATTCATATTGATTGCTCTACCTTTATCATCATATCTATATTTGTATAAGTTCTCATAGATACCAAGAGTTCTATTCTCAAGTCTGTTCTTAGCGTATTTATCAGAGATAGAATTAAGAGCAGCCTGAGTTGTAGCTTTAGTATTAGACATAGCTTCAGATTGTCTTTCGTATTGCTTATCTAGTATTCCTAAGTTTGCAAGCTTAGCTTGATTAAGAATATTTCTATTCTCTCCATACACTTTATCTTTCATAGCTTGGTTAGCTCTAAATTGTTCAGCTAACACTTTACTATTAGCTTGGTACTTCTGAGCATTCAAGTTTGCTAAAGCTGCAGGGTTGTATCCCATTATTCTTTGTGCTGCATTATAATCTGCTTGATTCTCATTCAATTGATCTTGATATGATATATCATAAGGAACACCAATCTCTGGTTTGTATAATTGAGCTTGTACAGGATCTAATTGATTAGTAGACAAAGCATACATCTCACCCATCAATTGATCATAATCTAACTCTTCTTGATCTGTAGGTCTTATGTAATCAAGCACTTGATTTCCAAAATCAATCCAAGGACTTCTCTTATATGGAATAGGAGTGGTAGGTGCTTCTAAAATCTCTGCTTCTTCTCTTGTACCAACAGATGGTTGTACCTTTCTTTTCTCATCAATTAATGCACTAGCAGTTTGATCACCAAATAAACCATCAACTTTAAGTTCAGCAGTTGATCCAATTGATTTAGCTCTTTGATTAAATGCAGATTGAAAACGTTTTACATCAGCTGAATTAGAAGGATTAAAACCTGCCCAATCAAACCAAGGATTATTTCTTTGAGCTTGCGCAAGTTTTGCTGATGCACCACCATATAATCCATATGCATCTTTATGTTGCAAAGGAATTTCTTTCTGAGCTTCAGCTACCTTTGTTTCAATTGGTTCTGATTTCTCTGGAGGAATTATTTTATAATATTTACCATCAGCACCCTCAACATATCCAGCATCGAGAGCTGCTTTTTTAGAAGTAAATTGTATTTTTTTACCACCTTGTGCTTTTGGAATAGACTTTCCAAACTTAGCATATTCTTTCATAGCTTCTTTATCTTCTTTAACTTTACCTCTTGCAAGATCATCAGCAACAAGTCCATATTCTTCTGCTGTATCATTAATAGCGTTCTGTAAACCAGCAGCACTTATTTTCTTATCAGCAATCTCTTTAAGTTTTAAATTACCTCCTTTGATATTTGCTTGTAGAGAAGAAAGTTTTAATCTATCAAAACTTGAGTTAATGTCTAATGCATTTAACTCTTCTGTAGATTTTGCTATCATCTTGTTTTGCTTCTCTTCCATCTTAGAAAGATCAGCTACATAGTTTTTAAACTTCTTACCTTTAGCACTTTTATCTCCTAATAGATCTATGTATTGATTAGGTATTTTTAAGTTACCAAATACTACACCAGACTTTTGTACTTCTCCTGTTTCAGGATCTACTACACCACCTTCTTCTAATTCAACCATAGGTTCTCCTCTTTCAACTTCTACTGGATTACCACCATAAGTAACACCAATACCTGTTTCTCCATTAGGAGATCTCTCTTCGTGACTCTTACCTCTAAACATAACTGTTTCTCCTGTACCAGGAAGGTAAGGATTGTATGACATAGGTTCAGCATAACCACCCCAGTGTGTTTCTAACTCTCCACCTAATCCATATGATTTAACATCTCCACCATCTTCATAAGTTTTCATAGCTCTTGCACTTGGAGGAGTGTAAGCTTTTAAATGTCCACCAGCTCTAAATTCATCTTTGTGAGCAAATCTGTGGTAGTCTTCTGATGTAACATCTCCAAATGATGCAATCACTTGTGGTTGCCAATCGTTAGATACCCATCCACCATCTTTCATATGTGATGCATATCCAGCTTGTATAGCTGGAGCCATTTGATTCATAGCTGTATTCTGAACATTTCTTCTAGTAGTAGCCATATCATTCTTCATTCTTCTTTGATATGGATCAAGATAGTTTCCTGCAAGAGTTCCAACAAATCCTCCAATTGCTCCTCCTGCTGGACCAAATATACTTCCTATAGATCCACCTATTGTACCACCAATACTTCCACCAGCATTTTGTCCACCCATTGCTTCTTGTCCTAATCCTGAAGCTACATTTGATATAGCTCCCCAATCAGTTCCACCACCTTCACCATTAGCTGTAGACCCAGAGAATCCTTTTCCTTTACCAGCCATTGAGTTTTGCCATCTCTGCCATCCAGTCTCACCACCCTCTTGCATTCTAGGAATATAACCACCTTGTCTAAAACTCTTTTGTTGATTCTCATCTATTAATGGAGTGTAACCAAGATCATCATATATAGAGTTACCATCACCATAAGTATTTTGTATCTCTGTAGGATTACCTCCTATCATTCCTCCATCTCGATAACCTAACATTTTAGGAGCAGCTTGTCCAAGTCTTTTTGCTCCTTGAGTAACATAACCTGCAACTCTAGGTCCAGCACCTTGACCAATACCTATAGGCATTGCTTCAAATGTTGTATAAGGAGATGCAGTTAATACTGAAGCAGCATTAAGTGTAGCATCAGGAACAAGTCCATATCCCATTTGTCTATGACGAGCACTTCTTTCTTTGTCTGATATACTCTTGTTATATCTATTAGCCATCACTTGTTTTCTGAATGGTTCAGAAGTTTCGCTTTCTGTAGTGAAACTAGGATTTAACCAATTCTTAATATCTCCAACAAGTTTACTAGGATTAGCCAAATAGTATAAAGGAAGCTCACCAAGTAAGTAATCATCATACTCTGCTTGAGATCTTTTAGCATCTAGCTCTCTTTGATAACTACCTCTTGTGTCTTGTTTAAACTCTGGACCTTTAGGTCTTTTAGACATATCATATCCTTTAGACTTATAAAAATCTTCAAGTGTCATTGCTTTTTTAATAGGAGCAAGTTTTCCTGTTGGAGTATCTCTATGTTGTACAGGTGTACGTGCTTGAGAACTTTTCTTAGGAGGAGAGGTTCTTAGATTTTCTTTATTGAATCTAGGATCTTTTAACTCACTTAATAACTTTGTATTATCTCTTGCAGATCCATCTGTATAACCAAGTCTCTTAGCATCGCTCCATGGAAGACCAGTTTTATGAACCCACGTATCTCTAGCAGAATTAGAATCAAATGTTTCTGTTGATTTACCTTGATCTCTATTGTATCTTTCCATAAATGCAGCAGCATCCTCATCAGACATCTGATTAGGATCTGGTTGATATTCAGTTATCTCCTGCATCTCTTTGATGTTAACTTCTTCTGGTTTTTCTATAGACTCATATCCAGCATCATCAAGTTGTTTCTTAAGACCATAATACGTATCCTTATCCATTCCTTCTTCATACCAATTTGTAGGAGTAGGATCTATTTCAGGAATTTCAACTGTACCATCTTGTGCCTTCTTAATAAATTTACCATCTTTAGCAAGTACGTTTGTACCCACACCATATATAGGGAAGAATGCTTCACCAGTATTAACTACATCTTCAGGACGTACATATTTTCTTTCTCTTTGTTCAGGTCTAGTTGTAGAAGCTTTTAATTGTAAACCACTTAATTCTTTTGCTTGTTGAGCACGTCTTGCTGCTTCTTGTTCAGCTTTCAATGCATCTATTCCAGAAATGATTCCACCTATAGGTCCTAACATTTTACCAAATGTTCCAAGCTTACTTGAAAGATTATTATCTGGTCCTTCACCAATAGGTCCACCACTAAGTCCTTGAGTGGATGGAGCTCCTACTTGTGGAATAGTAGTATTATCTTTAAACATCCAGTTCTCTTTACTTGTATCTACAGGAGTTCCTACAGTTTTATTTGAAGGAGCAGGTGTGTTTCCTAATTTACCCATTGTCTGAGCACCAATGCCCCATTTCTTAATATCAAATACTGGTGCAGCTGTTGTAGTAGTATCAGTAGTCATACTAGCCCACCAATTATTTACATTAGTTCCACCAGCTGCTTTTGGAATATGTAGTCCATCTCTTCCACCAGCCATACTAGCTATCTCAGCAATACCACCAGCATCACCGCCTTCACCACCACCAAACATACTCATGATACTATCCATGTCCATACCACCCATTCCACCAGCATCACCACCACCAGCACCTTCACCACTTTGTTTAGCTGCAGCAGCTTCAGCAGCTTTTTCAGCTTGCGCTTTTCGCATAGCATCAGTCATTCCAGTAGCTTCTAAATCAGCGTCATCATACATGCTATTAAAGTTAACCATCTTAGGAGCAGCAATAGTATCACCACCTATGTATGCTCCCATCTGTGCTTTCTTAAAAGCTTTTCCATGAACTTTCATAAATGCTTCTTCAGAAGGATACTTCTTGTAGAACTCCTTTTCAGATTTAACTCCTGCTATTTTTAAAATTTTTGCTTTCATATTAGTTGTATTTGTTTAGCCAGCCTCCTGGTTGTGGTTTGTTATAGTTTGTAAAGTTAGTCAGATTATCTAAGTTCTGCAAACCTTTTTGTTCTTGCCTTAATCCGTTCTTAGCCATAGGATATTCAGTTACCTTCTCTCCAATGAATTCATATTCTTCATCAGGATACATCATTTGCATATCTCCAGCATCTGATATACCTAATACAGGATAAGGTACACCTTGCATTGTTATATATGGAGAATCTATTTCTGTTATCTCTCCTGGGTGAGCCCATTGTCCCATGTCATCTTTAATCACATCTCCATCTTTAGCACTAGCTTTAGTCTTCTTTGCATACTTCCCATTACTAGGAGCAGGAGATTGTGTACGTGCGTATGTAAATCCTACAGCTCCTGGAATAGAACCACCCATTTGCATTGCATCAGGATTATCATCAACACCTACTACTTCCCAATTATCATTAAAGACAATTAAACTACCATGTCTAGTTTTTACTCTCTTTGATCCAAGCTTTTTAGCTTGTGCAGTCATAGTTTCCCAATCAGGAACCCAAATACCTTCTTCATTATAACCTCCAGCATCCTCTATTACTGGAATAGAAGAATTTAATTTACCACCCATTTGAAATTGTCCACCCCATGCAGGAGAATAGTTTCTTCCTTTGGTATTATATCCTTCACCTACAAATCCTTCAGGAATAGATGTTTTAGAATTATTATAATTCTCTTGTTTACCGTAATTATCTAACCAACCTTTTGCCATTACTTGTATGATATTTGTGCAGGTGTTATTATGAATTGAGACACTAGATGAGTTGTTGATCTGTTATCTAGTATATGTCTCACTTTTAATTCTTTTGCTCTTAGCGTTGCTTTCTTAAAACTTCTAGGACCATAATCCATATTAGCTTGATTCACCACTTTATCTATTGATAGACTCTCACATGTTGTATTAAACAATGGAACCTGAGAGCTTTTCTCTAATGCCCAGAATGTATTGTACTGATAGAAGTTATCACTCTTAGTGTAAGTGATGGTTTTACTCTCAGCATTGAATATAGGGTATTGCATATAAGCTTTCATATTATGCATTGGTTTAGCTACAAGCTCAAGTATACCAGAACTCTGTTGTCCGTTATATAAGACAGCTTTATTAAACCATTTATCGTTTGTCTCTATTCTTGTGTTATCATTAAACACACCATCTTCAATAGGATAATACTCATATGCTTTAGTATAGTCTTTTACGTTCTGCAATATCTGATCTTGATATTCATAAGCAAAAGGATATTCAATAATGTAAGGTGCTATATCTCCATAGAATGTATTGTAAAGTCTTATATCAGTTAAGTGTCTCCATATACAAGCTGTTATAGTTTGAGTATATCTTGTATTGGCATATTCTATAATATCAAATGTAGCTAGAGAATAACTCTTTTTAAACTTACATTTTCCTGTAGATTCAATTACAACAATAGTAACATTATCATTTACAGTGTAGCTAATTCCTCTAACCAATGTTTTCTTAGATACACCCACAGCAATAACATTACCAAACTGATCGCTGATATTAAATGGTCCAACATTTGGTCCAGAAACAGTTAACTTTATTGTTATGATCTTTGACATAGTTTAAACTTATTAAGGAGGAGTTAGCGTTGTTGTACTAGTTGTTGTTGGAGGAATCGTTGTTGTTGTACTAGTTGTTGTAGGTTGACAATCAAGATTGCTTGTGCAAGAACTTGTTCCACCTGTAATTAACAATGAACTACCTGGATTACAAACTGATGTAACTGAATTTTCTTGTGCACATACATAGATTATATTGTTTGATACAGTTTGAGTTTGTGTTGTTCCTGTAACATCAATCCAACTTACATCACAAGTGTTATTCACTTGAACAGTATAGCAAAAATATAAAGCAGCTATAGTTGTAGTGGTTGTTGTAAGAAGATTTCCATTATCTGTTAATGAACATATTATACATGCATTTGATTGCGCAGATGAATTAGGAATTACGTTAAAGTTATTTACAATAGTTAATTCATAATTAGGAGCAGATTGTACAGAATAAACATCTCCTAAATCATCTATTACATATGTAACACATGAACATGAGAATATAGAAACAGGTACAATTGATCCAAGATCTGTATCAACATCAATTGCATATGTTGCATAATCATACTGAGTAAGATAGTATGTTGATGTAACTGAATCTTGATTAAGTATTAACAGTTTATTAGAAGTGGTATATAAGAAATTACCTAACGCCACTCTATTTGCTTGCAATGTAAACACAGTACTCATAGTTGCAGTGGTAGTAGTGATATCTAATTCAACTACTTCTTGAGGACTTGTTGATGAATCTACAGCAATTAATAATGTATCATTGATTGCTGATATTCCACTACCTGTTGTAAATCCTACAGGAAGTGTTATGTTTCTATTAAACACTGCACTGAATGGACTTAATGTAACATCCCATTCAACAATTTGAGTATCAATAGACCATAATTTATCTACAGATAATTCTATTCCATAAGAGTTTACATATCCTGGTACTGATAATGGAGTAAAGGATCCATCATTATTAAGTAAACTTATATCATCTCCTTCACTAAATATTATTCCACAACATTCTGGAACGTTTGGAACTAATGTAGTAGTTGATGTTGTAGTGTTATTAGAATTACAGTATGAAATTTGTACAACCTCTCCATCAACTAATTGGTATGCAAATCCACTTGTTTGACCTTCAGGAGTAAAATACCATCCATCAGGAACTAGTGTACAATCAGTACCTGTTCCTAAATAAACAAAAGCACCAAGTAAAAGATTTTCAGCCATCACTGAGAAACCAGATAGTGTTGTAATAGTAGAACTTGTAAATGAAATTGCAGCACAAGCATCTACAAGACTTCCTGTAGAAATAACTGCAGGATTAGATCCAACTTGATATCCAGTATAGAATCCATAAAGATTTAATCCAGCAGGTCTAGCACATGCTGTAGTAGTTGTTGTAGTACTTGGAGAAGGTACAGTTATTATACCAGTACCTGCTAAGTTACATAATAATGTAACTGCCACTCCTCCTAACTGACAATCTAAACCTAGTGTAGTTGTAGTTGTGGTTGATGGAGGAGCTTGTGTTGTACTAGTAGTTGTACTAGTAGGAGGTATTAAGTTTCCAACTAATGCAGAGAAACTAACATCATCACAACATCCATTAAGTCCTGAATAGAAGAAATTATTTTCTGCTATATAGAAATTAGGAATATATGTATGGAAACTCACCCAGCTTTTAGTATTGAAATTAAATGATATAGTCCAAGACTTATTACAGAAGTAATCAGGGTCTGTTAAATACACCTGTGTTCTAAATGTAATTCCACTGATTACATCTTCTACATAAAACTGCTGTAAAGTAGAATCATATCTAACATCTTTATCAATAGGAATATAATCTAGTTTAGTAAATATAACTCTATCAAACTTACTATCATATACACCATGAAGTCCAACTCCTGTAAAATGGTTATCTATATTTACATCAGGGAAATATCTAAGTATTTCAAATGCTAAGTGGTCTGTAAAGAATCTATTCATACCACTACCAAATGCAGAAATATCTACAGCTTGTGTACCAGAGATTAAAAATATCTGACCTCTTTTAGCATCTACTGTTACTTGTCCTTGAGGAATCTTTAATAAGAATTTATTCTGACTTCCTACATATCCAAGATCTGTTTCAGCAAAGTCAATAGGAGGAGCACCTCTAAACATATTAGGATTACCTACATACGCAGCTTGTGGATTACTTGTATCAATAGTTAATAAGTTGTTATACAATAAACTCTTATTCTCAAATCTAGCAAGTACAGCTTTATTCTGAATACCATCTAATGATATAAGTCCTCCATAGTTTTGAGGGAAATCAAAATATGATAATGCTCTATATGTTAACCAACTATTCACTCTGTTATCAGCATCTGTATTTTGAGAGTCTGAGTAGATTGCTCTAAATGGATAGTTTGTATAACAGAATTGCTCAACCCAATCAGGTGGTAAATGAGTAAACGTGTTCTCTTTATTTTGTTTAGAGAATGTTACATTATAAGTATACGTATTATCATTTGCAATAGATACGTAATCTTCTTGAACCCAAGCATCAGGAATACCTGTAGATACGTGTGGCCAGAAGTCACCTTCTCTATTGTTGAATGCTTGTCTAAGGTCTAAGTTGTAAGAAGTCTCACAATAGAAGTTAGGAATACCATATGCAAACAAATAGAAGTATCCGTCATAGAATGTTCTATTTGAACCAGAAGGTGCATTGATTGCAAATGTTACAGGATCATAATTAGGACAATCAAGATAGTTTGCTTTATATGAAATAATATTTGACATAACCTGACCTTGTACTGTATAGTCTGAAAGAATAGATCTAGCAGAGTGCCAGAATTTTGGATAAGCTACATTACCTATTTCATCATAAAATATGTCTGAATCATCAGGAGCATTAACTCTATTATCTATAAAGAATGGAAGTTTTGTTTTGAATGTGAATCTAGAGATAAATGTATCTCCACCAAACACAGTAGCAATATCTGTATTTCCTGAATTAATTTTTCTTTGGAATCCTGTATCAATAGTGTTGTATGAATATATCTGCCCCCATTGGTTTACAAATATATTTTTCATAGAACCATAATAAGACACTACATTGATGTTTTGTTCTTTACCTGGAGAATTACATACACCACTACTTCCTATAGTAAATCTAGATTTATCTGTAATTATAGAAGTTCCTCCTGAAACAAGACTTGGTGTCTTGCTAGGAAATTCTAAAGGTGTAACAGGGATAGCAACATCTCTTTCTTCTATAGTTTTGATATATACAGAACTTTCTCTTTCAAAGTTGTTTACATTTATACCACCTGGTTCTCCAACAGATTGAACACCTGGAATTAAATAACGAGCAAAATCAATTGTTCTTTGTTTGATACCAAGACTATTATCTATGTTTCCAAAGTAGTCATAGCTAGCTATTGAATTGAATGAGTATGCATAGTTCTTTCTAGTAATACCATTTACATAAATAGTTAAATATGATTGGTAAGCAGCAAACATTGCTCCAGCATTAAATGGACTTGTAATAGCACCAAGTCTTTCTGATGATTCTAATGCATCATATTGAGCTTCTTTTGTAAGAAGTTTATATTTAGCATTACTTTCCACTGGAACAAAATGCGCTCTACCAGCACCAAACATTACATTCTCAAGTTTTAATACATTACCTAAGAATGGTTGTCCAAATGATGTTTCAGGAGAATTAAATATTTGTCTATAGTTTAATGTTCCACCTGTAAATGCAGGAACTGGTGTTTGTCCTTTACAGTTAAGTTTAGATCTTCTACTCTTATTAAAATTTACAACACCAATGTCTTGATATTCAATATCTTCAATATCAGCACGTGGATCACACTTAAATGGATTCCACCAAGGGTTATCACAATCATCACCTACACTTCCACCAACATTTACAATAGCTCTACCTGTACTACAACCACCTCCAAATATATTACTATTAGAGTCCATATACTCCTCTTGTTGATTTAGAACAGTATTATCAGAAGTAAATGGAGTAGCCCAGAATGCACGATATCCTTTAGTTCCATGACAACCACTTAAGAAAAATGAATCAAAGTTTCCAGGACCAACTGTAGCTACACCTTCTCTTACTGTAGGTCTACTTGTTGAACAAAACTCAATCGTTGTGTTAGGAGGTACTGTTCTTGTTCCAGTTTGATTTGTGTTAGGATCTTTATATTCAACTGTAACATCAGTACCACTACTGTTTATTACTAACCATGGACTAGATATTTGATTGAATGCATTGTTAAATGAATTTAAGAAAGGATCTGAATTAAGGTCATTGTATGGATAGTTTGGATAATAAAGAGTTTGATTTTGTCTTTCATAAGATCCAACGTTACGAAGTATCCCTTTAGCTACAATAGATTTGTTTGTTCCTCTATCTCCTCTAACTATTTTGAATGCAACAATATCATCCTTTTGTTCTGCAGTTAATGATGATTGTGCAATCAATGTACTAATTTGTCCAACATCTACTCTTACACCAATTGGATACACTGCATTATTTTGCATTACAGGAACCACTTGATTTCCTGAATATACATATACAGGATTCTCAAATATAGGACTTACAAGAACATCTGGAAACTTATGATGTCTAATACGTTTACCAGCAAGTTCACCCCACAAATCTTCATTACAAGGATACTCTTCTGTAGATTCCCAATAAGCCATTTCACCATATTGATATGGTGTAGCATTACCAATAGGATCTCCTGTTGCAGGTCCTATTACAGTGGCTGTATTATATATCTTCCAATAAGGACTATAGTTTGTACCTGGTTCTGGTTCTCCAATAAAATCTGGATCCGTATCTAGTACATTTGGATATTGTAAATCATTATAACCTATTTCTCTTCCAGGGATGTGAAAACCATCTGTTTGCTTTCCATTCTTTAATAAGAATACAATTTCAAATGCATACACCTCATCACGTAAATATCCACGTAAGTTTGTAGCATTTAATTCATCAGCATAGTTTTCATTATTTGGTATTCTATATGTTTGCCAATTAAGTTTTATTTTAGTAGCAATAGATTGATAGTTAAGTCTGTCTATAGATGTAAGATTATCCCATACAAGAACATCTTGTACAGCTGTTAAGTCTTGTGCAATATCATAGTAAGGATATTTTTCAAATATGTCTGCAATAACTAAACGAATGTTATCTACGTTTTGACCAGTGTATGTAACTTGATCGTATGAATTTTCAATAAAATATGTACCAACTAATTCTACAGAAGTGATAGCATTTACAGTGGTAATCACTGCTAAGTTATAATATTGATATTGTCCTGTAGTATCTAATCCTGTAATATCAACTACAACTGATTTACCCACAGTGTAATCATAATTAACTGTAGTGATAAATGGATCAGCAATAGGTGTAGGATTGGTAACAGAATAATATGATGTGAATGCATTACCTGCAGCATCACAATATTGTATAGCAAACTGTACAGTTCCTGCTTTTAGTTCACCGCCACTAATTACATCTACAACATTTAAAAATGGAATACTGAAATTAGGTTGTATCTTTAATTGATTACAATCTAATTGATCTGTGTATACAGGGTCACACAATTCTGATTGAGGTGATAATATATAAGGAACATTATTAATATCTAAATATCTTCTTGGATTTAATCCATCTGTCCAATATATTTCTGTTGTACAGTTTGTAATCTTATGTACTGTTTTTTGTATTGGATTATTTATATTAAAGTTAAGGCATCTACCATTTACTAATATACGGTAGATACAATCATTGTTGTCCATATATCCAATCTGACAATCTCCTGTATTAGGATTAGTTATAAAGAATATATGTTTACTTTGCTCTGCAATAAAATGATTACCTATTAATGTAAATCCTTGTGGGAAACTTACACAAAACTCATTACCTTGCTCATTCTGATAGTTAACAGAACTAGCATCAAAGTTTTCCAAGGCAGCATTTAATGCATATGTAAGAGTACCTGGCTTAATCTGATTAACAGATTGATCCATATTCAGTCCTACAGTAGCATTATTGTACTCTTGTCTTATGTTTCCTTGTTGTTTTTCTTCAGCCATAATGATTAATTATTACGTCTTCTTCCATAACGATTAGTTCTGTTAGGAAGTTCGTACATATTAAACCTGTTAAGATCGTTTTTAATTCTTCTTTGTTTCTCCCAAGGAGTTTGTTTCTTGATTTCAATGTCAGCCATAATATAGGCTTCTTCATATGCCTGTTTGTAATACATCATCTTTTGTTGTAACTGATTGAAAGTTTCATCATTAGTTTGATTAGTCAGGATTTCAAATATCTTGAATTTAAGAAATGCTTCTACGTATTCTCTAATACGATAGTTATCAGGAATCATTTGATTACCTATCTCATCATATTCTGTAGCATAGAACAATAAGTGAACAACACCATTTCTGAAATTAGTTACAAACTTATTATCTCTAATGTCAAATGAATCATAACTAGCAGCACCAGGAGTGAACTCATGAATAGGAGGAGCTTCTGCATAGAAGTCCCATGTGTTAGTATACTCCACTCCACAATTCTGTCTTGCAGATATATTACCAGGTCTAAGTAAATACTCGTGAGTAAATCCTCTAGCCACAGTGTTATTTGTTTTATATACAGCTTGAACTAATGTTGGCATACATGTACCATTACATGCTGGATCTTGACAACCAGGTCTATTACAAGGTGTTCCTCCAATAGTTAATGGAGCCACTTGAATAGTGGTTGCATTAGCAGCTTGTGAATAAAATGAATTAGCTGTCTGATATGGATAACCAGCAACTTCTGTACACATCCAAGCTTCTCTTACAGCATAGAAATTATCAGGAAGTCTGGCTTCAAAATCTTCTATAAATAAGACTTCTTCACTTATTACAAATGTGGTTCTTCCTAACTTCTTTAGAGCTTTGTCTAAGTAGGTAGGAAATAAAAGATCATCCACTGCACCAGTATCAAAATAACTTTTAAGCTCTTCTTTAACTGTTGAGTAGACAGGCTCTGGGGATACGAAATTATATTTATAGTAGTATGACATAGTTCATTATTTTTTCCATTCTCGGTAAATATTTTGGTACTTGTCGTTGGTTTTTATGTAATGTGATAATAGTCTTGATGTAAGTCTGGAAGGTTTAAAATACCACAAGTCAGAGTTTTTAAATCGTGCTGTTTGTTTAAACCACATCCAACCAAAGAAGTATCCTTCTGTATGATAATTAAAGTTGTAGATAATCTTTCCTTTCTCTTTAGTTTTTTGCCAATCGATTGGTAGGTTTACAAACTCTTTACCATCTACACTGTTTTTTAATCTTCTTCTTTTCTTTTTATTGATTGAGAACTCTCCAAATCCATAAGGTAGCTTTGCTTTATCTCCTGTTTCTAAAATGTATTCTTTAAAGAACTCATTGAATGTGTAAAGAATATTTCTCCACTCATCGTATGTAAGTTTTATAGAAGGATAGTTTTTGCAAAACTTATCGTAGTTTTCTTTACTAGAGCTTCTCCAATCAATCTTTGTTCTCATTAACTACTTTGTTTTGAGTTTGGTGCTTGTCCATCTATTCCTTCTGCACTAGTATCTGTTTTAAGATTGAAGTATGTAGATAATAATTTTTGAGACGTAAGTTGTAATGCTTGTTGTTCTAAATAGCCAGGAAGAGGAAACTCTTTATCTAATGGATTTTTACATATCTCTTCTAATGTATATTCTGGAGTACCGCATCCACATTCTGGATACATAATCTCATTCTCTACATCTTCTTCAAACAATGCAACAAATCTAATTGCTTTAAGTAAAGGATTGTTTACATATAGATATCCATTAGATATCCAATAGTATTCTTCATTCTTGATTATAGGAAGCTTTAAAAGATTTATATATCTATTGATAGTTATTTCTTTTAACTTCTTTCCTACACCACTCATAGCATTAATAGAATAAACTCCTTGTATTACATATTGGTAGTTACCTTCTGATATACGTGGAAGTTTAAATTTTGTTCTAGCAACACTACATTCATCTACATAATTACAACATTCAGAGATAGGTACTTCTATCATCTCTAAACAAGGAATGGTAGTGAACAATGTATCAGTAGCCCAAAGTTTTCTTAAATTGGTTTCTCTCTTTATAAGTAATAAGGAGTTATTTCTTATCTCAGATGCAATTGCTCTATCTGTAATAAGACTATCTGTAGAAAGTATCTTGTGGACACTTCTAACATCGGATACTAATTTTCTTAATGTTGCCATAATTATATTCTAGTTTCAAACTCTGCTATTTTACCTAGATTAAGATCATAGACTAAAGCAAGAGCTGCACGTACTGAGTGTACGAAGTTATTATCTAAGTGCCATCTATCAGTTCCTGAAAGACTAGGCATTTGTTGTATTCTTACTCCCTTAACCTCTTTAGCCATATAGTGATGTTTATCACCTGTATGAACTTCTCTGTAAACAGCATCACCAAACTGGTGACTATATTTAGGATGTGTTGCAAACAATAATGGTAAGTCTTCTAACTTACAGTTACCATGATGCCATCCAATAAATGTATTTCCTAATGTTAATCCTTTAACAACACTATGCTCTCTTATAAACTCTACATCTAATTCATCTTTAAAGAATACATCTAGTGCATGAGCTAAGTAAAAAGATTTAGTTCTGTCATGATTTCCTTGTACCAACACCACCTTTACAGTGCTAGAATGTTTTCTCAACATGTTGATTGTGTCTACAAGAATAGCAAATCCTACTTCATACTCATCAGCATAATCCATTATAGTGTCCTGTGGAGTACCGTTTGTAGTTTGATGCTGGTAGTTATCAGTGTGAAAGAAATCATTTGATATAGGAAGAACAACAGTGTTTATGTTGTAACAAGCTTCCACTTTATCAATCAAAGACTGAGCCACATTAACATATCTTAAAGCTCTTGTGGTTATATCATTATCACCATCTACATTTCTTTTAGCTAAATGATAATCAGATATAGAGATTTCTACATCTACGTAGTCTTTACTATTAGCACGATCTACTTTGGTGATTGATATATTATTTGGTTTGTAGTTTTCTAAAAACTTAGCAAAGTCTTCAGGAGAGTAATCTTTTGCTTCTTTTCTTTTTGAGAAGACTGAGGAAGTGAACTTCCCACTTGGTAACATTTTAGACCAGTAGTTTGTAATTACATACTTGTCTAGGTTTATCTTATGTAGCTTAGCTAATTCAATATCATCTTTAGGTTCAAAGTCTGTGACTATTGTACTTTCTATTGTACCTCTTTCAAGATTTACTTTGCGTTCTCCTGTGTAGTTTGTTGATACAGTTTCTGTATCTTTTTCTCTAAGTTCCTTCATGAGTTCATTGACCTCAAATTCACTTATTCCTAGTTTCTCAGCATAGAATTTTTTACTTTTCTTCTGACTTAATAACTCTTCTAATCGGTGTAACAAGCTTTGATTTTCAGACATATGTACTCATATTAGTTAAAAAATATTGTAAAGATAAAGAATTGTTTTTATATATTCCAAATAATTTTAGTTAGAGTTGTAATTATTTATAACTAAAATAGTTATAAAACAAAAACTCCCTAGACAAATGCCTAGGGAGAAAACCTTGTAAAACCAACAAAACAAGAGTTTTTTATTTATCTTATGGAAGGCATGTGCCTAAGTTATTTATTGTTGCAGATCCACAAGTTATTGTAGGAAGACTTTGTCCACATACAGTTTCTGAACTAGAAACTGAGAAACTTCCTAGTTGGAAAACTCCTGAACAATCAGTGTATGAGTAGTTTACAAATCCTACACATCCAGGACCATCCAAAACACCTATCATCTCATATGAGATACAAGGAATTCCAGTTGTAGTGGTTGTTGTACTACTGCTACTAGAACTTGTAGTGGTGGTTATTGGTGCATCTAATGTTATGTCTATATAGTTAGTACAATCTCCTGTTGATAACACTCTAATCACTGTTGTAAAATTAGGAACTAATGCAGAAGAATATCCTGCTAATAAAGCAGCTTTAGAGACTCCTGTTTCAAATGCTGATGTAAATCCATCTATATTTGAATACAGGTTGAAGGGGCCTGAATCAGCCCCAGCAACTGTTAATGTTATTAATACTGTCATATGTTATTGATTTTAGTTTTTATTATTAAGGACATATAGTATAGTCTGCAGCTTGAATTACTCCAAAAGCATTAACTCTAGCACTATATGTAATTGTAGATGATTGTAAAGTAAAATGATAGAAGTCTCCATCACCTGAGAATGGTGTTGTCATTGCAGCATCTGTGTATATAACATCTCCTGCATTAGGTTCTCCTATACCACTTATCCAACAATTATTTAACATATCTAATGGACAAGCATCAGTTAGATCAGGAAATGCTGAAATAAGACCTAATTGTATACATGGATCACCAAGTGAAATAGTTCCTGTTCCACAAACATATGCAGGTTGTAAACCAGCACCTCCAACTAATGCACATCTAGTAGCACCTGCTCCTGTATTAATTACTTCACCTATAACTTGATCTCCATTACATTCTGTATATGATACAGTAACATGACCTGGATCACCTGGACATTCACTATCAGGATTAAATGTTATAGTGTAACATCCTTCTTCAGGACTTGTACAAGATCCATTATCGGTTATAGTAATATTTGGAGTTGAACTTATTGGTGTATCTTCTTGTGCACAGAAGCTAATAGGTTCACTTACAGTAACTTCACCAAATCCAGGATCTCCATTACATTCAGTCCAACTAACATTTCCAATTCCAGTACTTATAGTTGCTGAATAACTTATACATTCAATTAGTCTTGTAGTAGTAGTGGTTGTAGTGGGTGCAACTGTTGTAGTACTAGTTGATGTAGAAGTAGATGTACTTGTAGATGTAGATGTACTCGTGCTAGTAGATGTACTTGTTGAACTACTTGTAGTAGTGGTAGTAGGAACAGCAGTGGTAGTAGTACTAGTTGTTGTACTTGTACTAGAACTACTAGTGGTTGTAGTGGTTGTAATTAAATTGATTGGTATATCAATATAATTTGTACACACTCCTGTAGATACCACTCTAATTATAGTTGTTCCATTTGGTACAACAGTTGATGTGTAACCAGCTGTTAAAGCGGCTGCAGATATGTTTGTTGCAAATGGTGTTGTATATCCATCTGTATTTGAATACAAATTAAAAGGACCAGCATCTCCGCCAGGTGGTATAACTAATGTTATTAATGCTATCATATTTTTATATATTAATTTATTATAGTTGATTTTTAATTAAGATGTACATAATGTTAGTAAAGGAAAAGTTATACCATTTCCATTATCTGATATAATTCCTTTTGAGCATATAGTTACCATACTTCCACCATCAGGAACACTTACTGATTGAACAATATCTAAACAATCTGTATATGTTACATCGTGAAATGTACCTGGACTAAATATAGGAGGATAAATTTCAACATTGTAACATAAATCTCCTGGAGCTAATGTAGTGGTACTAGTTGTTGTACTACTTGAACTAGTAGTAGTAGTGGATGTAGATGTAGATGTACTTGTACTAGTGGATGTAGATGTACTAGTGGAAGTACTAGTAGATGTACTAGAACTAGTTGTAGTAGTTGTAGAATCTGGAAGTTGACTAGCAGTTCCAGTAAAAGTACAATCTAATAGTTGATCAGCAGTTCCAGTGAAATCACAATTAGGACAACATATCTCTAACTGATTTTGGATATTAATTATGTCTTCTGTAATAAGCATTACATTCTCTGTAATATCTATTATCTCTTCTGTAAGTGTATCTACATTAGATTTGACATCACATATAATAGCATCAAACTTAGCAAGTATGGTATTTAACCCATCACATGTATTTACATCTGTACAAGGAAGTGGAGTGCCATCATATGTGACAGCACTCGTTCCTATTATTGTTGTATTATTTATTTTTGAGCAATTAGCCATTATATAATTTTATTTAATATTTATACAGGTAAACATTCTCCATTCACTGAACAAGCAGTATACAATACATTGTATGAACTAGCTGTAGCTGGATAGTAAATTGGAACATCATTTTTATAATAATATAACTGTATTGAACTAACAAGTGATGTTGTTATACAGAAACCATCTGAACCAAATGTTGTGTATACTGCAGATATATCAGGAGCACCATCACAACCTGAACCTTTAGAAGTTTGTAAGTACAATTTACCATCCTTTACAGGATCTGCATTACCTGTAGCATCATCTATATCTGCTTGATCTATAGTAACATGGAAACATGTACAACGTCTATCAAATATTGTAGTAGTTGTTGTAGTTGTTGGAACTGCAGTTGTTGTAGTTGTTGTTGTAGGTATACCAGTTGTTGTAGTTGTAGTACTAGGTGCTACTGTAGTAGTGGTAGTAGTGGTTGGTGCTATAGTAGTGGTGGTCGTAGTTGTTATTTCACAGTCACCTCTTTCTAAACATTCTGAATATAAAATAGTGTATGTACTATCTATACTAGGGAAGTATACAGGTACATTATTTTTATAATAGAATAATTCTATATTTCCTAATGCTACTGATAAGTCAATACAAAAAACATCAGTTGTTACACCTCTGTAAACAGCATTTACATCTGATCCATCACATGCACTACCTTCTATAGTTGTTAAATAAACTGTATTATTAAGTATACCAGGTCCAGTGTTTCCTGTAGCATCATCTAAATCTGTTTGAGATATATTAACATTCAAACATGAACAATCAAAAGGATAAGATGTTGTTGTAGTTGTAGTTGTTGGATTTACTGTTGTGGTAGTAGTTGTTGTAGGAGCAATAGTAGTTGTTGTCGTAGTGGTTGGTACAACTGTAGTTGTTGTTGTAGTTGTTATAGAACAACAAACTCCTGTATTAAAATCATCACCAGTTCCTATAATAATAACACGATAACTATTGTCAATACAATACACTTGTGGAAAACCTCCAAGTGTTACACTTGTATATTCTGTATTTCCACATTCTACAAAAACAAACTCAGTGTCTCCTGTTAAGTCTCCTGTTAGTTCATGATTCGTACAAGGACAAGTTGTGGTTGTGGTTGTTGTTGAACTAGAACTAGTAGTTGTTGTACTACTTGTACTACTTGTACTAGTAGTAGTACTTGTTGTTGGAGATTCTGGACAACATTGTTCATATATTGAAAAAGGAGCAGAAAGAAATACTATTGTTCCATCAACTAATCCTGTAACTTCTATTCCTGGAATAAAGTTTGCACATCCTAATAAATAAGATCCTGCATTTCTATAATTATTTAATTGAGCATTTCCATCACAATCATTAAAACTAACTATAATTGTACCATTATCTGTTACATCTAATAATTCTTGTGATATAGTTACAGCAGCATAATAACAAGTACATTCAGCAATTGTTGTAGTGGTGGTAGTTGTACTAGGTGTAGGACAAGACCCATCTATACAATCAGCTCCTACTGAAATTGTAACTAAAGGATCACTAGCTGATCCAGAACCTCCACAAACTTGTATAGTTTCACGTGGAAGAATATCCAAAGGTCCAACGTTTACATTATTACAATCTTTATAATTTATCACATGAGTAACAGCATCATCATTATAGAATGTAAAACACTGACATTCATATACTACAGTTGTTGTAGTGGTTGTGGTGCTTGGAGGAATAGTTGTAGTGGTAGTTGTAGTTGTTGGACCACAAGGACCATTTGGTGTAACAATAACATCTCCAGGAACAGTTAAAGGACTATCTGTTTCAACACAAATATTTGTAACTCCTGGTAATAAGACTGTAGCAACTAATTCTCCTGTAGTACAATCAGTAGTAATGATAGCAACTGCTTCATTTCCAGTGTTATCTAATGAGAAACTTTCACAAGGAGCTGATGTTGTTGTAGATGTAGTGGTAGTAGTTGCAGTACAACACTCATCTAATATATTATATATATTAATTATATCACCATTGATGGTAATCACTTGATTAGTGATATTAGTAACTTGATTATTTAAATAATTTATTTGTGTTAATAAATTACAAATAATCTCATCTATCTTTTGTAAGATTACATTTAATGTATCACATGGTTCAGCCACTATACATGGTAGTGCAGGACCATCATAAACAACAGTGCTAGATGCAGTTAAATGAGTACTACATGGATCGTTATTATTACAACCACCATTGGTAATTGTAGAACTACATCCACAAGGAGTATTTAGAACTACGTCTGTACAGCAAGGATTTACTGGTAAAAAAGGATATGCCATCTTGATGATTTATTAAGGTATATATATAATATAGTAACAACCATAAGCAGGTTGATTATTTTGATGAGGAAGTCCTCCACCAAATGGATTAACAGTTACTGAAGTAGCAACAGTTATTCCTGTAGTGCTTGATGTTGTTTGTCTAGTAACAAGAGGTCCATCAGGATGATTATCTGCATTACCTGTAGCACTACCGTCTGCATTAGGAGTTGTATAATTATGTGTATGTCCAGGATCAGTAACTGTAGATGTAGCGGTAGCTGTATGTGTGTGACTAGGAATTTGTGTAGGTGCAAGTGTAACTTGATTTACCCCTGTAGTAGTTCCTAATGTATAAGGAGGATTACCTGGTAAAGCAGGATCAACAGCAGAGTTAAGTGGTCCACCATTCATTCCTGTAGTTGCTCCAACTAACATTCTACCTCTTAAATCAGGTACACCTGGATTAGCTCCATTACATAAATAAATCTTAGCCCAGTTTCCTATACCAGCTCCTGTACCATCAAAGTTTGAAAGATCTGGATTGAAATAAGGAACTGCTACATAAGGAATCATTTTAGTACTTACTAATGAACTTGCACCACTAATATATGCTGCAATGTAAGTATCAATGTTAGCTATACTTACATAATTTGTACTAAGATCTAAAGCTAATGCACATAATGTATCTATTGTAGCTTGAAGAACAGCATGTGTTCCTGAAGAAGGTGTTATAGAAGGTGTTCCATCTACAAGACATCTTACAGTATAATCAGCCTCAATTACATCTATATCATTATTAATAATTACTATGTCTGCAACTATAGCATCTATTTGTTCTTGAAGATCACAAGCAGCTTTTATAATAGCTGTTAACATATCATTCAATGAAAGATCACCACATGTTGGTAAATACTGTCTTACAAGATCACAAATGATAGTATCATTTATAATTGGTTTGATTCCTGTACCATCTATTGCAGATGTAAGGAATGTAATCAATGCTTGTTCTACAAATGATAATGAATCACCTGTTTGTATTCCTAGAACAGGAACATCTATCCCTGTATATTTAACACATCTGTCAGAGACAATCTCTGTACATCCGTTATAACAATTTGAGCAATTGGACATATTATTTTATTTTAAAAGGTTTAAACTGTTGTTGTTGTTGTTGTTGTTGCACAAGGTATATAATCCGAAGTATCTGTATCTAAGTTTAAATATAATGTTGTATTTGCTGAAATATTATTAATTACATATGGTGAAACAAGTCCACATAAAGATGTAAAATCTCCTGACGATTGTCCAACTCCATATGATATATCAGTATCCGAAGTATTTGTTAATCCAATTAATATATTTGTTCCTAAACTAAATGATAATCCTGAAAATGAATTATAAAATGGGTATGTACCAGGGGATCCTGTTGTAAAAAAATTCCAATTTGCTCCTCCAAAACTAAACCATATTTTTACATTTTGTCCTATATTTTCTTTTTGAGATAAAAGTATTTGAACATTGTAGAAAGGAATTCCAGTGGTAGTAGTAGTGGTTGTTGAACTAGAACTACTAGTTGTACTAGTGGTTGTAGATGTTGAAGAACTACTACTAGTGGTTGTTGTTGTAGGTGGTAAAGTAGTTGTAGTGCTTGTAGTTGTTGATGTAGAAGTACTTGTAGAAGTACTTGTAGAACTAGAACTAGTAGTTGTAGTAGTTGGTACTACTGTTGTAGTTGTACTAGTTGTAGATGTACTAGTAGAACTTGTAGTGGTTGTGGTTGGTACTGCAGTAGTACTAGTACTGGTTGTAGAAGTACTGCTTGAACTTGTACTGGTAGTTGTTGTAATAGGTGCAAGTGTACTTGTACTGGTTGTTGTAGGATTTGATACAATCTTAATATCACAAGGTTCCTCTAAACAACGTTCTGGTTCATTACATCTACTAACACATCCTAATGTAAGACGTATCACTCTACTAGCAATCATATTTACTGAGTATTTATTCACATAATTAGGATTACAATACTTATACATAAGTATTCTTCTATATCCTATCAGCTGAAGTATGTCACTAGAAGGCACAGGTTTGTTCAACATATATGAAATATTGTTGTACAAGTTATTCCCAAGCTCTGCTAATTTGCAATCTATTTTTTTAAGTAAAGAAGGAATGTTAGCACATTCTGGGCAATTTGTTAGTCTTGGTGATAACATAATCAGGTTTTTTATTTTTCAATTTTAGATGCGCAGTGTGCACATAACCCATTGGTTAATTGACATCCACATCCCACTTTAGCTCCGCATGAATTACATTGTGCCATAATTAGTAAAAGTTTATTAAGTAGTTGTTACCTGAACAACCACAGTTGGTTCTTAAAAAGTTATCTAACATATTATCTGCCTGAGTATATAATGTGTTTGATTCATATTCTGCACAATTGTTAGCTGCTGCAATCGCTCCTTGAATAAAAAAGTTAATTGTATTTAACATAACACTAGATTGTGTTTTAAGTGCTCTATCACACTCCATCATATTTAATTGTAAAAACGCATTGTCAAACTTCTCTTGAAGTCTATCAACACGTAATATTGTTTTCTCCACATAGTTTGCATATGCAGGAGCAACAGAATATTTTAATCTGTATATTCCATCAGGAAGTGGTTGATTACAACCAGGATCTGTAATTCCCAAATTAGAAGATGTAAATACATTTAATTGGTCAGGAACAAAAGGTAATATTTTGATTCCGAATCCTGGTATTTCAATCTCAATAGATGGTGCTGAGACCACTGGAGGATTGGTAGGATATACAGAAGCATCTGCAACACCAAGAGTATTAACATCATAAGTAGGTACTACTAGTATATCTAATTGTAAGTTTGCCATGTTGTTTTTAAATAAATATGCCAGAGGAATGTGAGATTTATCCTCTTTCCCCTGGCATAGGTTATTAATATTTATCTACTGTTTATTCTTAAGGGATAAGAGTAGAAGTAGTAGTTGTTGTAGATGCAGGGACACCAGTTGTAGTAGATGTAGTTGTAATACAAGGAATACCTTGATCTACCACAGTACCTAATCCAGCTTCTAATACAGTAGTGATTGCAGCAGAAATACCACTTGTTGTAGCATTAGGAGCAGCGATAATCACTGTAGAGTCTTCCATAATGTAATCACCCCATTGGTACTCAGATTTGTTGTACTCGTTGAATTTGATATAGTAAGTGTCATAAGTAACACCATCAGATACCCAAGACTCAAAGTTCTCATTGTATCCATTCATTCTATATAAATGTTTCAAGTAACCAGCTTGGTAGCTATAGAAATTTTTCTCTAATTGAGCAATTTCTGCAGATGTACCAGTAGCATAAGAAGCACGTTGTCTAATAATAGGATCAGCAACAAGATTACAGTTATCTGCAACGATAAAGTCAGCAGTAGTAGCTGGACCTGAGTATACAAATGTTCTAAACCACATTCTGTCATATTCAAAAGGGAACGCAGCTACATCACAAGGTTGTCCATATTTAGTTAATGGTTTTCCTGTAATACGTAAAGTAGTTCCACCTACATTTTCAAATGTATAGAATGTAGAGAAAGAAATGTTGTCAGGGTTGTTTCCTGGAGCTTTTAAGTTTAATTGATAAATCAACTCATTGATGATAGTGTTAGCACTTACATCATCACATGGGTTGTCATCACAATTACAACATGGAGCTTGGATAGTTACCGAACGAGTGAAACCATTAAAATACAATGTATCAATATAAGAAGAGTGAGCACGTAAAGTTAACGTGATAACTTCTCCACATTGTACAGTGAAATTAGTTACATCAGTAATTTGGTTTGCAGCTGTAGGACATCCTGATACTTTGTACCATTCTGTTACGTTTGAGTTACAACCAGATCCTGAAGGACATCCTTTGATCTTGTCAGATCTTTTAGAGCCTTGTAAATAAGTGTTTGTTCTACCTTGTGCTACGTAAAAATAAGGAGCAGCAGCAATATTCGCAGCAGTAGCTACCGAATAATCGTTTCTAAAGAAACCAACTTGTCCTGCAGTCAAGTTTTGTGTTGAGCCAGAGCTAGGGAGTGCAGTTTGCCCTACTGGAACCACGAATACCGTGGTTAATGAAAAATCAGCCATTTTAATTTATTTTAAATGTTAATAAAGTTTATTCATTTGTTTGTATTCTGAACTGAGCACTTTGTACAGCAGCAGAGTTTTCAGTATACATTGCTAGATTCTGTACTGTAAGATCTAACAGTTCATCTTCTAAATATAATTCAAGTTCACAATCTTGATCAAATGATGGATTCCCATCTAACATTATGTATCCTGCTTTATTTATATATTGAGGATATCTCATGTACATTATGTAAACTTTTGTTGGGATAAATGTACCATCTGTAAAGTAACTTATCTCATCTGATGACAAAGAGTTGAATGTTTCTTGGTATTCAAAACTTGGTTTGTAATGATCATTGTTTAATATAAACTGTAGATCACCATGTTTTGCAAGATCTCGATTTATCCAAATCTTTCTATCCTTACATCTTCCTTTATCTGCCAACAAATATGAATCTATATAGAACATATATTGTGGAGTAAGATCGTGTACATACGTACACCATTGATTCAATTCAGGATTCTTTAGTATAAGATCTAAAGGCTGATGATTGTAATTCATTATAAGACTCTGTAAGTCTTCATAACGTTTTTTAAACGCATCCATCCCTAATCCACTAGTAACACTAAGACCATCAACTTTTTGCTTTATCAACTTAATCTGAGCCTCATTCAAAGCTAAGATCTTGTCTTCTAACTGAATCTGTTGGTGCTCATTAGTTGATAGTTTATTTAGTTTCTGATCGATCTTATATAATAAACTATCTACTGGTATCATACTCTTTTATATTTTTAAACTAGCCCCTTATACAGAAGCTAGTTTTTTAGTTTTTAGTTTGCCTTCTAACGTTAATAACTCATCTTGGTTATCATCATCAGCAAGGAATTTGATTAAATCTTCCTCATCTTTAGCTATCTCAAATTCACCTTCATAAACCTTACCATTAGGTTTGATTCTATAAATAGAGTGTGCAACAGCTTGTTTTACTAAATCTTTAATATGGAGTAAACTTTCTTTCATGTCAGCAAATCTATTGAACACTTCAACTGGATTCAATCCTGAATACTTACCATTCTTGAATTCTGTTTGTTTCAATACATTATCTACTAAGTTGTATACAACTTCTTCTTTTGAATCTTCTGATACTGGAAGTCCTAAAAGTCTTGCAACTTTACGTTTCTTCTCAGGAGTCATTTGATCAAATTTAACAATTGCTTTGTTGATCAATTGTTTTTTCTTGAAGATCACTGCATTCTCTATCTCATCATCTACAACATAAAACTGTGTATCTGCTGCATATTCTCCTCTTTCCCATGCTTGGTAAGAAGATGCAATGGTAGGATGTACTCTCAACCATGAAAAGGCTATTTCTTGGAAAGCATTTGATAAATCAAAATAGTTATCACCATCCATTAATTTAACTGCTTGTACGTGAGTTTGATCATCTGGAGATAATGATAGTCCATAGTTCCAGAATTTAGAACGTGGCCCTAAGTCAATATCACCTATCTCATTCTCAAGTTTCTTTCTAAGAGCAGTTACTCTTTCAATTTCAAGTTCTCTTTCTGTATCATCTTTGATACGTTTAATGTAAGCAGCATCTGGATCAAGTCCTGTTCTGTACTTACCATCTAATTCCTTGTAAGGATATTTGAATACACCTGTACCAGGTATTCTTGTCATTCCTTTCTGTGCTAACCCACTATCCATTGTTTGTAATTGAGAATTATTATACTCTTTCTTGATAGTAGAAATTTTGCCTGTTTTACCCATAATGTAGTTATTTAATAATTTGGTTTATTTTTAGTTGCGTGGGAAGGACTCGAACCTTCGACCTCTGGATTATGAGTCCAGCAAGCTAACCAACTGCTCTACCACACGATTTGTAGAGTGTTCCAATTGAATGGATATGCGACCAGGGACACCCCAATCCATCACTCTTACTTAGTTACGTTGTTTACACAAGAGGCTTGACTAAGCATATTCTTATTTTAAAGTGCAGGCGCTAAGGCAAATGCTTAGTTGGGCACTAGGTTTGAGAATCATCCCCTCGTAGGAGGGAGAGGAGTTGAGGGGATTCTTCTCGGAATTTTATTATTAGAATTGTGGGATTTCCTCGATCAACACAGTTCTAGAAAGATCTTCGATAAATACATCACATCTGTCTTTCATCCAGATTTCGTATCCTGGGAATTTGTTAGCAGAACTCATACCTTGAGACTTAGCAAAACCTAAGTGGTGACGAGTACCATCAATATAACCCCATGTCATAGAAGGAGCACCTTTCATACGTACTTCTCTAATGTTGTTTACCATTGAACCATCA